TTCCACCAGTTGCAGACTTGGAAGAGGAGGATGTGGAGGACCTAGATGATGATGATATTGCTGAGGAGTTGGCAAATATGGGTGATGAGCGTTGTAATGCGGTGCGGCTGCGTATGAATGCAGTGATGCCTGACGCGGATGTAGATTTGGAAGAGCCTGATATAGTATTCAATGTATTGGAGTAAAGTAGCTGCTAGAATAAAAGTAGGGCCTAAAAATCTAGGACATACATTATATATACGAGATGCTTTCTCTTTTTTTCCTAACATTTCTTTCTTTTCCTGTAGATATAAATGCATATAGTAATTACAATAATAATTTTAGCTTAGTGTCAAGCCCCTATCCTAGTTTCCAGGAGTGGCAGAATCTATATGGAAAGCAGTATCTTTCTGCAACTGAGCGTGATTACCGTGAGTCTATGTATGACCGCAATATCAGAAAGATTGCTAGACATAATGCTAAGACAAATACGTGGACTATGGCAGTAAACCAGTTTGCTGATATGCCTAAGGCAGAGTTTGTTCGCCTTTACTTAAATGGTGCTAGTGCGGGTGGTTACAATAATGCCACTCACCTACGCCAGAAGAATTATAACTGGACCTTGCTTAATGGTAATTACTCTGCCCTACCTGCATCAGTCGATTGGACAACTAAGGGCGCTGTGACTCCCGTTAAGGACCAGGGCCAGTGTGGGTCTTGCTGGTCATTCTCGGCTACTGGTGCTCTAGAGGGTGCATGGTTTGTAAAGCGCCATGTTCTAACAAATCTTTCTGAGCAGCAGCTTGTGGATTGCTCAACGGCCGAGGGTAACCAGGGATGCAATGGTGGTCTTATGGACTATGCTTTTCAGTATGCGATGGCAAATGGCCTGACAACAGAGGCCGCATATCCTTATACTGCTACTGGTCCAAATGCCTGTGAGGCAAAGGGACTTCCTGTGGCCGTGAAGGCAACTGGGTTTACTGATGTCCCTACAAATTCCATGTTGGCTCTAATGACGGCAGTGGTGCAGCAGCCGGTTGCAGTGGCAATTGAGGCTGATGAAAATGCATTTCAGTTTTATTCTTCCGGTGTTTTAACAAAGCCATGTGGAACCAATTTGGATCATGGTGTTCTCTTAGTTGGTTATGGCACTGAGGGTAGTCTAGATTACTACAAGGTGAAGAATTCCTGGGGCTCACGTTGGGGTCAGGGAGGTTATGTGCTACTAGGGCGTGGTGCAACTTACAATGGAAAGCAGGGACAGTGTGGAATTCAAATGGACCCTTCTTATCCTGTAGTCTAGATACGCATGGTGTAACTAATAAAATTGAAAGTTATTTGATTTCTCTATAAATTATAGAAATCAAATGTCTTTTCTTACTTACAAAAGGCACGAGGAGAACTTGCAAAAACGTTTTGATGATGTTAAAATCAGTATAGAGCCAATTGAAGTTATAGATAAGTATTATACAGACGGAGATGCATGCCAGTCAATATTTAAAGTGATAATTGGTCGTTTTGATACAGTATATATGCCACAAATGCGATGTTATGATTTGGCAGAAGAGTATAAGGAAATTTTAAAGAAATGGATGGCATATGTTAAAACACAAGAGACAGGAGGGCTAAACGACCCTCAATAAATACAAGTATGTCATGGCCAATAGTAAAACCACCTTGGAAAAATATAAATTGGTTATCATGGCCTACAACAACACAGTGGCTATCTGGTCCAAATCCCCAGTGGGAAGAACCCGTAATTTCTATTCCTAGTGAATTAGATATATTGAAACAAGAAATTGAAAAACTAGATAAAAATGGCGATTGGGAATTTCTTAAACGAACATCAAATCCATATGAACTTGTTTTTTCACAATGCCAAGATGCAAGAATACCACAATCTATTTGTAGTTTAAAACCTCTAAGTCGTTCTTTCTTTAAAATGATAGAAATTCTTACAGTCATGGATTTTTTTAAAAGGCATATAAATAAAGATAATATAATTAAAAGTGCACATGTGTGTGAGGGGCCAGGGGGATTTATTGAGGCCCTATTATATCTTTCTTCTAAGAATTCATTTAAAGTAGAAAATGCATGGGCTATGACATTAAGACCTACAAAAACAAATATTCCTGGATGGAAACGTGCTTTTTATTTTTTAAAGAAATCACCAATGATAAATATTGAATATGGTGCAGATGATACTGGTAATATTCTAGTTCCAGTAAATCAAGGTGCATTCTTAGAAAAGACTCGTAGTAAGTGTCACATATTTACAGCAGATGGAGGATTTGATTTTAGTGAGCATTATGGAACACAAGAGGAAGAAGTTCTTCCACTATTAGTTTCATCTATTATAATTGGTCTACAAACGCTTATACGAGGAGGGGATTTTATTTTAAAAGTATTTGATACAGAGTCAAGGGCTACTATTGATTTAATTGCATTACTTTCTTCTTGTTTTGAACAATGGACATTATATAAACCAAGTCTAAGTAGACCATGCAATGCTGAGAAATATTTTCTTGGACGTGGTTACAAAATTGCCCCAGGTTGGATTTTTAAAACATTAGTAGAAATACGTAATGCATATGCCTGTGGATTTAAACATATGGCGTATATTTTTAAAGAAATACCACAAGATATCTTTAAAGATATTAAAAGTCTCATAGGATTTTTTACAGAACAACAAGTTTCTGCATTACGATATGCAATATTATTTAAAAATGAATGGAATTCTAAACCTGAAAAACCATGGGCACAAATACAAGAACATTCAATACATTGGTGTAGACAATTTCAATTACCAATTCGGCAGACTTCTACAGGTTCTGCATTAGTAAACAAGATAAATCCTATTCCGTGGAATCAAGTTGTGGCTTCACGTAAGCATTTAGAAGATGCTGACCAACTTGAATAGATGCTTCATGCTGTGAAGCTGCACCACTACCCATTTTTTCTAACATCTTAACCATTAAATTAAGAGACTGATGGTCATATCCCTCTGGTCTAGTAATCATCTTAAGGATATTAGGATATTGTTCACAGAATTCAGGAAATACTGCTTTCACATCATCAAGGCTATGCTTATCCTGTAACATTTTACCAATCTTAAGAAAATGATCCTTAATAAAGGCCGATCTTTCGGTCGCATTAAACCGTGTAGGTTCATTTTCAGCTTTTTTTGCAAGTTCTTTAACGGAAGTAGGATCCATACCAACTTTACTCATCTTATTAATAATAATAAATACAGTTTTAAAAAATAACGCAGAAGAATAGATATGTCATTTCCAAAAGAAAAACCATTTAATCCTAAAGTAACAAGTGTGCCAGTCTTAGGACCTTCTTCCGGAAACCCACAGGCACTTCAGGACCCTAATTCAGTAGCATCATTAGGTTTAAAAATTCAAGCAGCAACTGATCAGGCAAAAGCCGATACATTATATGATGCGCCACCACCTGGAACTGAAGGATTTCGTAATGAAGTCTATAGCCCATGGATTATGGGAACGGCGGCATGTAAAAAAGAAGGATTTAAAATGCATTTTGCAAAAAATGTAGCAAAATTTAATTCTACATCAAATATGCGTAGGTATACTGGTTTATTAATTCTAGGTATTCTTGCATTATATCTTTCGTTTAGAAAACGCCGTTAAAATACTACGGATAACATAGAAAATGAAAGATATAAATGAAATTTTTCAGACACTTAATGAATGGATCATTCAAATTAAAAAAAATGCTTTTTTAGAAAATATTAAAACTGAAAATCCCAAAGACCTTTTAAAATATAAATATTATCTTGAAGATCTTGAATATACACTTAAATCTGCAATACAAAATGTCGACATTGGCGTATTACAAAGTTTAAAATGGCCAGAAAAACTTATGAATTGTATAAATGATATGACAATTAAATATGAAATTTTAGACTGTATTAATCAAGCATTTACAGTAAACCATTTTAATAAAAGTCCAATGCATGAACAAGAATTAAATGAAAAAAATAAGATATAAATTAGATGGGTAGTTCACTGCCATATAACGAACAAAAAGGATGCCCACCGGGTTTTAATAAACGTAATTCTTACACATCAAAACTAGGACATCGTATGCCCCCTAAATGCGTAAAAAGACAGACTATACATGCAGAATCAAAAAAAAATTTCACAAGACGTATTCAAAATAGACAAGAAGCACATCTTAATGCAGTTGGTAAATCTCCAGAAAAATCTCTACATTGCCCACCTGGTAAAGTTTCACGAAAAGGATATGTTAGACGTTTTGGAACAAGTATAATGAAACAAGGTTATACTGTAAAGAGACACTCAGGAAGAGAATATCATATTAGACCTGGAAAAAAATCAGTGTATGTGAAACCAGGTTGTGTTAAAGATAGAGGTAAACCAGAAGTAAAAGCTCCGGCTCCAGAAAAAGTAATAGGATACCTTAGAAAAGGTGAATTGAAAAAACATGGGTATATTTATTTAAAAAGTCAAGAAGAAAGGCATCAAGCTTTAAAAGAGGCTATTAAGGAATTTGGTGCCTCAGGCGTTTATCATAAATTAGATATAATTGCAAAACTTTCAAAATTTAGAGTTCCTAAGGCGGCAAAAATATTTAAAGAAGATCGTGATTGGTTAAGAAGTCATTATCAATTATAAATATAATTATTCAGCGTATGGCCTCTCTAAATTATACTATATCTTGAAAATAAGAAGAGCTATGGATTCTATAAAACCCACAGCCCCTGTTATTCCAGTCCCAGAAAAAATTCCTATTCCTGATAAATATCCAGTGCCATATATTTTAGCATTTTTTCTATTTTTATTTGCTATTGGAATTTTTGTACTTATAGAAAATTTATCAGATTTTGCTAATATTAAAGATAATTGGGCAGAATATCGTTGTAAACCACAAATGATGCCTTTTGCAGGAATATTTGGATACAATGTTAATGAAAACTTTGAATTTTGTGTACAGCAAATTATTCAAGATAGCACTAAAAGTGTAACAACACCCTTTGCAAGTGGTATGTTTGGATTTACTAATATTCTTTCAAGTCTAATGGAATCTGCAAATTCTTTTCGCGTTATGCTTGCAACATTAGTTGGAGGTGTTATTAAGATTATAAGTGAATTTAAAGCTCGCATGACTGCTCTAATGGGTCGTATAAAAATTACGGCAGGAAGAATGAAAGCTATGATGTATCGTATTTATGGAACAATGTTTGCAGTTATCTATATGGGTATGTCTGCTCAGACAGGTATTGCCAATTTTGGAGATAGTTTTATTTTTAAATTTATTGATACTTTTTGTTTTAAACCAGAAGAGCCCATAGTATTAGAATCTGGTGAAAGTATACCAATTTCAAGTGTTCAAGTAAATGATATTCTTCAAGGAGGACATCGTGTTGAAACTATCTATAAATTTGCTACAGATGGTCAACCTATGGTTAAACTAGGAAAAATAGAAGTAAGTTCTAATCATTTTGTAAGGTTAAATAATTCTTGGATTATGGCAAAAGACCACCCTGATGCCAACCCTATAGGCCCTTGGTCAGGTGGTATAGAAAGGCCATTAATATGTTTAACAACCCATGACCATATTTTACCCATTGGTGATTACATATTTGCTGATTATGATGAGACTGAAGAAGCTAATGCTGAAACCCAGGGCTGGGTTAATTTTTCATTAAATGGTCAAAGAAAACCAACACCACATCCAAGTGTTTCTTATGAGATAGGTTGCCCATCGGCAACTATGGTTAAAACCTTGGCTGGATTAAAACCCTTATATGATATTAAACTTGGCGAGAAAATAACTGAGCGTGATATTGTTGTTGGAATACAAGTTTCTGAAATAAGTGAATTTTCTAGACTTTCTAATACTCAACGTATTGCACGAGGTGCACTTATATGGGATGAGAAAAAGGGTGAATGGTCACGAGCGTATTCTATGTTTCCTGATGCAATATCTGGTCCAACAGAAGTAATTGCATTGTTTGTTTATCCCGGTGCCAAATATGAAATACAAGGAGGATTTATTATACGTGATGCAATGGAAATATATAGTCCTGATACAAAAAAGTTTTATGCAGAGGCTTTATTAAAATCTACAATAAATTAGTTATGGCAGAAGATTCAGAAAGAGCTTCTGCAGAAACAGCTTTTGCAGAATGCGGAAAAAAACATGGAGAACTGCATATAATAAAATCAGATGGTAATTGTTTTTTTAATTCAATTATATATTCTATGACTCATCATCCATGTGGGAATATTCTAGAACGTGCTGGTCTACCTAGAACATATCAAGATTTAAGACAATTATTATCTAGCTCAGGGCTTAATTTAGAATGTTATAGTGAATTATTTGAAAAAATTAAATCATCAACTTTGGCACAACTAAAAGAGGAATATGGTATTGAAGAAGTATATGAAGTAAATAGTAAAGGTAGTTTAAAAGAAATTAAACGAATCAGATTTCCATACCCATGGATTATTGAATTTCTTAAACGAAAAAATAAAAAAGGAGCAAAAGGACCCGAGGAAGCCTTTACCTTAGAATCATTTATACAATATGCTAATGAACGAATGAGTTCAACAAATGAATTTGCATCAATATGTGAAGTAGATGCAATGACTAAATTACTGAATTCACATAATATTGAATTAGATATAAAATGGGGAATACCTGCAGCTGTAATGGATTTTGGAACTGAAGAAATACCAATTATAAATATTAAATATAATGGCCTAGATCATTATGATGCAATTGTTCCCAAGGCAGAAAATTCTGAAGGTGGTAAAAGAAAAACAAGAAAAATGAAAAAAAATAAGAAAAAAACTAGACACCGATATTAAATATACCGGCTAAACTTTACGTTCCAAATTAAATATGATAATGCTAAGTTACATTAGATGGAGGCAAAATACCTCTTTTTATTTCTTAATTTAACATTATTTATTGGAATATTGCTTATTTCTGGAGAATCTTCTAGAAAAGATGTTATGACCCATTGGTCAGAACGACGATGTGATTTTAATGTATTATTATTATCATTTATGTATAAACCAGAGGATGATACACGAACAAGTTCAGAATTTGCTTCTGATAATTTAAACTTTTGTATTTCATCAAAGGCTACCAATTATTTACAAACATTATTTGCAAATCTTTTTGAAGTATTAAAAAAACAAATAGGTACAACTGATGTTATGACGCAAGTTTTTAAAGTTTTAAGGACACAATTAAATTCAATTTATGAACCATTTTCTTTAATGATGACAAAATTTTTTTCAAAATTCAAACAAATTGGTGCATTAGCATCTAGAATATTTCAACATCTTTATATGGCTATGAAAAAAGCAGGTGCTAGTGCAATTGCATCTGTTTATATGGCAATTTCACTTCAACTTGTTTTTATGAATTCAATTGAGTTTATAATTAAAATAATTATGATTGTTCTTTATATTTTAATAGGTTTTGCTGTAATTTTTTTCTTACCAATTTTACCCTTTTTAGTAATTGTTCTTATAACAGTATCAGGAATTGAGAGTGCTATGCCAGGTTCTACGGGTCCAATGGGTTCTATATTCTGTTTTGCAAAAGATACAAATATTATAATGAAACAAGGTGACTTACAACAAATTTCAAAGTTAAAACCCGGTGATATATTGCATAATGGAATCTTAGTTCAAGCGGTTGTAGAAGTTCCAAGTGAAGAGTTATATAGTTTAGACGGTGTCTTAGTAAGTGGATATCATTGCCTCTATCATAATAATGAAATAATATATGTAAAAGACCATCCAAGAGTTAGAAAAAGTCCTATAAAAGATAAAACCTTGTGGACACTTATTACAGATAAACGTGAAATTCCAGTTATGGGCATAAGGGGTCCTTTGCAGTTTTTAGATTGGGATGAAATTCCTGATTCTAGAGAGGCTGAGATAGCATGGGAGACTGTTGCAAATGGAATCTTAAACAAGAATTATAATAATAAAATAATGACTCCTACATCTGCTCCATGCTTAGACCCTTGTCTAAAAGTATTCATAAATCAAGGTGGTTGGCGTTATTTAAGAGAGATTAAAGTGGGAGATTGGATTCGTGACCATAATGGCTGGACGAAAGTTACAGGAATATGCGAACGAATAGTGCATACAGCAATAGGTAAAGAAGGTAATCGTATTACTGATGGCACATGGTTTCTAAATCACAATGGATCTTGGACACATCCACGTGGCCTAATTCAAGACGTGACGTGGAAAGGATTACAGCTTATTACAGAGTCAGGAACGTTCAGGTTGCAAATAAATTCAACAAATGAACATGTTGTGCGTGATTTTACAGAAGTTGGTTCTGACCAGATACTTGAATCTCATACCCGGGTCGAAAGGCTCCTTGAGGAGCCTTAGCATTTGGTGAGTGCCTCCTTGAAGAGCCTTAGCCTAATAAAAAAGATGCGGACAAAGAAGAAGATGAAGCAGTTAATGTTTCTAGGTGGAATGATTCTTTTAGTAATAGCTGCAATGCTTGTATCTCGTAGTAGCCTTATAAGAGCTGCAACACATGATGGGTTTGTGTCATATTATCTCCAAAACGCTGGAGGTGCCAAAGATTCTTATTCTAAGATGGGTCCCTTTGATGGTGTAAGTCTAACCTGTCCGGATGGAATAAGTAAGTGGAAATGCAATACACCTAATGAACCTCTAAATGGTCCTGCGTTCCAGCCCGGCCCAGATTCCCTTTTCATGTTTAAGAATAATCAGTGCAAACCCGAGTGCTGCCCCTCTTCCTATGCATGCGATGGTGGTTGTGTGTGCACAACCCCTGACCAACGCCAAGTAATTGCAACACGTGGGGGTAATCGCACAACACCTGAAGATTCCTTATAAAGTCCAAGGATTTCTTATAAAATCCATATATGTCATTATAAACTATCAAATCTTGATATTTTATAATAACTTGAAATAGATATGAACAGCACAGTTCAAAGAATGAATAGCTTAGTTGCTTTTCCAACAAATTCAGTAAAAAATCTAACAAAATCTACTAATTCTATATTTTCTAACCCAGTTGGCACAACTAATAGTACTGTTACAAACTCTTGGAATACTCCTCTTATGTGGTTTATAGGATTATTTATTATAGGCCTGCTTGTATTTTCTTATTATTACACTAATTTTGTAGATGCAATTCAAAGTGTTACAGACCAAATAAATTTATGGATTACTGGAAATGGTGGACCACCTGAAGTAAAACAAGAAAATATTCCAGTTGCCCCTCCCACTCCTCCTCAAGATCATGCAACTACTCAACGTAGTGGAATGGAAAAAGTAGTAGATAAACTTCTTCCTCCGGCAAAAGAGGTATTTACAGTGAGCAAAAATGACTATAGTTACTATGACGCTGCACCATTATGTAAAGCGCTTGGTGCAGAGCTTGCAACATATGATCAAGTAAAAGAAGCATGGCAAAAAGGTGCTGATTGGTGCAACTATGGTTGGGTTAAAGGTCAAATGGCTGTATATCCTACACAAAAATCTACCTATGAAGAGCTTCAAGAGGGACCAGAAGACCAAAAAGGGGTCTGTGGAAAACCAGGTGTAAATGGAGGATTCTTTGATAATCCTGAATTAAAATATGGTGTAACATGCATTGGAAAGCGGCCATCTCAGAGTCAACATGACGCTAATGCTATTGCAGCAGGTTCTACAAGGCCTCTAACGGCATCTGGCATTGAATTTGAGAAGAAAGTCATGCGATTTAAAGAGGGTTCTGAGAGCCTAGGTATTCTACCATTTAATAAAGAGCACTGGGGTTCTTAAACACAAACCCAAAACAAAAAATAATTTAATTGAATTGTATTCAATATAATTATACTCTGCATCTTTTTTTTTGTGATTTGGCTTTCTGTAATTTGGCTTTCTGTGATTTGGCTTTCTGTAATTTGGCATTTTTTCTACGACTCTTTCTTTTACCACCGTTAGATATTAAATTAATTCCACAGACTTCACACACTTTAGCATCAGGAGGATTTTGATGAAAACATACTAGACATTTTCCTGGTATTTTTTCTTGACCTAGTCCTTGTGAAAGAGTGTATCTAGGTTGCGCAGATAGAGATACTAATGCTGGATGTAGTCTAACTAATTCATCAGATACACTTGATTTTCTCATTTCCATTTCATATAATTGAAGTTGTTTTAAAAAATCTGAATTTGGAAGAATAACTGGCCGTTTATATTTTAAAAATCTTAATGCATCTAATAATGACATATTATTTTCTTCACGTGGGTGCATTAGATACATTAATATAATTACAGCAGAACGTGACATCCCTGCTGCACAATTTACTAAAACACTTCCTCCATCTTGACGGACTGCTTCTATTAAATCTAAGAGTTTCAAGGATTTTCCTTTGTAGTTCATTTCCATCGTTAAAGGATATTTAATATTTTGATCTCCATCATCACTCATATTAAGAGAAAAAAGAATTGGTTTTTCTGCTTCTGGAACAGTGCGTAATGCTGTGTCAATTGCATTTATTACAGGCCGATCATTTGAAGCTTGAATAATTAATTTAATTTTCAAATCTCTCCAGGATTGAGGATCTGCAGCAAATATATAATTACTTTGAATTAAACCACCCATTGTTTTTTCTCCTTCTTTTTTATATCGTGGTATAATTTCACTATAACTTGTTTCTATATTTAGCATAGTTGATATAATATGCTGCATTATACCATAATTTTTATTATATCCATTATAGATTTCGTTTGCTTGTTCTTGTATATTTTTAGGGGCAGGATAACGTTCTAAAAAATTATTTATTTTTAAACGTTCAGGCAGTGGATTTGGGTTAAGTAATTGCATAGCTCTTTGAGTTTCGTTTGGATTTTTTTCAAACATATCTGCTATAAATTCTTCAGGAGTCCGATGTCTTTTTTGGGCAGGCGTTGCAGCGGGCGTTCTAGCAGCAGGTGTTGCAGCGGCAGGCATTCTAGCGGCAGGTGTTTGAGCTACTGCAGGTGTTCGAGCTACTTGAGCAGCAGGTGTTTGAGCTACTGCAGGTGTTCGAGCTACTTGAGCAGCAGGTGTTTGAGCTACTGCAGGTGTTCTAGCAGCAGGGCTAGCACTACTAGATTGTAACATTTGTCGCAATTGTGCTATTAGTTCTTTAGATTTTGCTTTTTCTGCAGTTGTAGAAAATTTTTCAGAAACTTCTGCAGCTTCCCAAATTGCAAAATCTTGGCTATCTTCCCAATCTATGGCTCCTTGAGCCTCTAATAGACGAGATAATATATCAATTACATTATTATATAATGTATTTAAATAACCAATATTATCTCCTCGTCTAAGTATTTCTATTTTTATTAAATTTATTGATTCTTCTAATCTAATAATCTCAGCTAAATTTTCTGTTATTTTTATATGTTCTAGTAATTCTTTAAATTGAGCAATTAATTCTTCTGAACTTCTTCCAGTAAATATATGTCCAGTATGAGTATATAATTGTTTAAATCTATTATATTCTTCATTTGTTAATAATGTATCATAATGATTTCCAGTGTGAAATAGTTTTAATATTGGTTTAGCTGGATTGTCACAATTATGTTGAATATCAATATCAAAAGAATTTGGTTGATCTTTTACATGTTGTCCATAGTTATATATTTTATAACAATAATCTGTTAAATATGGTAAAAGTGCACTACTTTCATAGTCACCAGCCCATGTATAATATTTACTCATTAATTTTTTATAAAGGTTTTTTTTAGATTCAAAAGATAATGCATCAAATCTTGGAACTCTACTTGATTGTTCTTCACGATATAAATCAGGATATTGAGGCCATCCAAATTGAGCATGTAATGTATCTGCATTAGCTATAACCCCTTCAACCGCTTTTTTTCTTAAAAATAATGCTATAAAATTATTCTTCATATTTTTAATATCTGGAAAAGTATTCGTTAATGCAAAGCTAACTGCTAAAAAAAAACAATTTCCATTGCCAGATATTTTAATCCAATTTAATCCTTTTTGCATAATTAATCTTGACATAAAAATAATATATTCTTGTTGTCTTATAAAGAATTCTAAACTTTCTTTTTGTGTTAATGCATTTTTAGGTGGCCTTGCTTCTAGTGCACTTATTTTCTGCCTTGCAAGTATTATCTGTTGCTCTGCTTCTATTAATTCTGGAGATTTGTATGAAATTTCTGGTAGAGCAGCAGGTGTTTGAGCTACTGCAGGTGTTCGAGCTACTTGAGCAGCAGGTGTTTGAGCTACTGCAGGTGTTCTAGCGGCTGCAAGAATAGGAGCTGCTGCAAAATTAGGAGGTGCTGCAAATTGCTTAACCGTTTTTTTTGCGGCTGCAGCCGCTGCTGCATAGCGGTTTAGTAAAGGCGAGCCTGAAAGTGGAAATCCTGACCGTGGAGGTTCTCCCAAATTTTTTTTAATAGGTTGCATTCTTATTAATAAAAAGAAAAAATATATTTTATTATAAAATCAATATAAAGACCAATTTCTTCTTGATAATATTTCAGTTGTTACAATCTCTTCCTCAGAATTTTCATCATTATCCACATCTAGAATCTTCTGGGTCATTACTCCTGGAGCACCGGTAGTTACATCTATCCAAGAATAGCAGAATTCTTTGAATAAATAATCAAAACTAGTTCCAACTATAGGACAATGAGACCACTCTTCCAAAAAGGTATTAAAGTCAAAAGTATCAAGAAAGAAATCAAAAGTTTCATAGTCTTCTTTTAAATTACGGTGATTTGGCTTAGGGCCTTGCAAGGAATACTTATCTGCATCACGTTTAGTTGTATCAATCATATAACAAAGTTGAATAAATCTCTTAGCAATATCATCCTCTTGGATTGACCAAATATAACCTAAGTTTTTAATCATTGGATTAATGCCATTATAAAAGAAGTGCAACACCGCATCTTCCATAGTGCCTTCATGAATACCCTTGCCCACATATTCAATTTGGCATTTCCATATATTAAAAGGAATGTATGATGTCATACTACAATATACTTATACTTGTATGCTTATTATACAGGCGAAGGCCCTTTCAATTTTTTAAGTCGTAATGATGTTGTTGATGCACCACCGCGATGTAATTTTATATGGTCTAGAAAATCCCTAGTAAGTTTTTCGGAATTTGGAAATTCAGGACGAGCCTTAAAAAAAGATAAGGTAGAATCTTGAAGAGCTTTCATTGTTAGACTAGGTGTTACTTTTTCTTCTTGTAATTGTAATTGACCTCCGGAGATTTGTATTACTGCATTTGGCATGTGATGTTCTTTTAGTAAATTTTCTATTTGTGTCTCATATGAATCACGTTGTTTCCGAGCATTTGTTACTTGTTTCTGAAGAGCGGTAGTCATATTATCATAATGAACCCATCCACGAACATTATGTGCAAGAGCTTCTTGATTCATTTATTATGGAATAGTATTTATCATAGACTCTGTTAACGCAGATAAAGGCATAGGTGAAACCATAGGTGAAACCATAGGTGAAACAATTGATGAAGCCATAGCCATGGGCACAGCTGAAGCCATAGCCATGGGCACAGCTGAAGCCATAGCCATAGGTGAAATAATTGGAGAATATAAATGTAATACCAATAATACTACACTAATAAGCGACATTAATAATATAATACAAAATATAATACACGTCAATATAATATAAGGAAACATACGATTAAGAATATATTTTAATAATGGGTCTATAAAATGTGATTGTATTCGTTCGCGATTATTTGGTTCTTGAAATGATTGAATTATATTATTTAAAATCATATTAACCATTGTCCCGGGTGGAGATGGCATTTCTAATGAGGGCTATTTAAACTTGAATTCATAGGAAACCGCAGAGAATGACCTTTAATCCACCTACTTGGGATTCATCAAATAGTCATTATATAATTAATCTACTACCGGCAATTTATGAGAAGACACAAGTATTAATCAAAAAGGATACAACTGGTAGCACAGTATTTACTGATCCTGATGCAGTTGAAAATATTTCAGATGCAATTATTAATAATTTAATTGAAGATGGTTCAGCAGGAAATTGGTTTAGTAAACTTCCTTCACACGAACAACTAATGAAACGTGTAAGGCATACATTTAAACGGCTTGCTCAAGATTCTGAAAATGCAGCTGTGCTTAATACACTATTTTTAACACCTAAGCAAATTACATTAGTATGGAACCCGGCAGTTCAAGTAAGATCAAACCCCCAGATTTCATTTGATTCAGATTCTGAAAAATCTTCCGTTGGAGATGAAGTTAATGTTGCGGAATCTGAACTCCCCCCAGTTGAACTTGTAGATGATTCTCAAGAAACACAAGAAGCCTATTTATTAACGCGTCTCCGGGCCGCAAAAGCCCGAGTGGAGACAGAGCAGATTCGTATGCAATATTTTGAAGCAACTGGCCGAATGCCTCCGGATTCAGATTCTGAAGATGAATAAATATTATCTTTTTTATACAACGCTAACAGAATAAATGGCAGGTGTATCAACTCGTGACATTGTATTAGGTTTAGTGGCCCTTGCAGTAGTTGTTTTTGCAGTATATCTAATTGATCCATCACTAGGTGGGCTTTTACGTCGTAGAGATGGGTTTATGGCACCAACACTTTCAAGCGCATCTCTTGGCCAACAGCCTGCAAATTTTCCAAATGGAAGTGGAGCTTCTCAACTTGCTGCAACTCTAGGTAATCCTAATAGAGCTGAAGGTTTTGCTAATCAAGATGGTATGGAAGGCCCTGCTTCCTTTGGGGATTCTGAGAAGCCAGAAGGTTGCTACCCCCGTGACCAATTAACTCCTGGTGAGCTACTACCTAAGGACCAGAATAGCGTATGGTCTCAGCAGAACCCTATGGGCACTGGTTCTCTAAAGGGTAAGAACTTCTTGAGCGCAGGTGCTCTAATTGGTATAAACACGGTTGGCCAGAGCATGCGTAATGCCAACTACCAACTACGCTCTGAGCCTCCTAACCCCCAGGTTGCAGTGTCTGTATTTAATCAGAGCACTATTGAGCCTGATACCAATAGACGCTCTCTCGAGATCGCGTAAGCCGTGAAACGGCTTCCTCGTTCAGACGCAAGTCTACGACTTGCTAGATTGCCTAATTTATTAGGCAATCAAGTCAAACCTCTACGAGGTTCGAGATTGCGTAAACCGTGAAACGGCTTGCTAGATTGCCTAGACGTAATCACGTAATTACACTTGTTTTTATAAAAAATTACCACTTATTTATAAACAATTATAAGACCTCTCTAAGATCTTATATTGGTTTAGAATGGATAAGATAGTTTCAAGTGTTTGGGGAATGATTCATAATGCAACATCAAATTATCCAATTGTTCAAGTTCGCAGTAAAGTTGATGGACTTATATATAATGTTCGTGATATGTCAGATAAACAACAAGCTGCTGACTTACTAGCACGTGTAAGAGCTAAACTCCAAAAACTTATTGCAGTTCTCCGGCAAAGATATCCCAATAAAGCCCAGGTAATTCAATTAAATGAGAAATTTGAAGCAGACCCAAGGCGTTTCTATGAAGCTACACCCGATGCAGAGCATATTTCATATAGTGTAAATAAGGGTGATAGCATACATTTATGTTTAAGACAGCGTGATGAAGATAAAGAACATCTAGTTGATGAAAATGTAATGGTATTTGTTGCATTACACGAAATGGGTCATGTAATTACTCCTCCGACAGTTGGAAGCCACGGTCCAGAATTTTGGAATAACTTTGGCTGGCTATTAAGAGAAGCAGAAACAATTGAAATATACAAATATCAAGATTTTCGTGCGCACCCTGTAACATATTGTGGTGAAAAAATTACAGACCAACCTAAATATGATGCATCAAAAGATACTCCAACTGTTGTAGGCAATCCTCTACAAATAGGAACTATGGGTTAGATTGCAAGCTAAAATTAACACATGACGATAGATGTCTCTTGACTTAGGATCCCAATTCAAATCCCTCCTTGAACCTCAATTAATGGAGGGATTTATAGATCAAACAATACATTTTAAAATTCATCGTTTTAATCCTGGTGAAGCTACACCTACAATATCATCTATGAGACTTGGTCCACTACCAAGATGGTTTACATTATATGAAATTAAACTAATCTTATGGAATTCAACTCAAGTAGGTAAAGGTCAAAGAGATCCTGCATTTTTACCATCACTTGTTTTTCTAGGGAGGCAAGAATCTGATTCAACAAATTACAAACCAATCGAACTTGTGTGGAAAGGAATGAGTGGTAGTGGTAATGAACACTCCTTTATCCTGCCTCCTCCCCAAGAATTAATGACAGGCCCACCAGATGAACGATTTGTTGATTCTACAGGCAGTCAGAAATCTGTTGGAAAATTAAATCGTATAAGAATGACAATTAATGATATTTTTGAATTAGATAAAGGCAAAGAAATTCCTGAAATTCATGTATTCCTCTACACTGATTTAATAGATCGTATTGTTGGCCCAAGGCCTTTAGGAGAACGTGATGTCTATGGGCGTATTGTGCCATATTTTCCTTATTTAGACCCAACAGATTTACCTGATAGCACTGGTGCTTCAGCAATAACGCCTATTATTGTGACACAAGCAAATCAAACTGCCATGGCCCTCAATGAAGTTCGCTATTTAGATGAATTAATTACAAGCCTAGAAGGTGAATTACAATTACCAAAACTTGATGGAGTTAAATTTATGCGATGGGCCTGGAACAATGCACCTGCAGGATGGGAAGGGCCTGCTATTTTATTCTTTGGAACTCGTGTAACACATACTAGACCATATATGCGATTTTTTCCTGGTTCTGGACAGCCATTAACAAAAATTCACGTAAAAGGGGTTCTACCTATTCCAGACTTAGTAGACCCAAATATTTTAATGACCTGGAAACAAGACAAGAATCCAGATGTAGGCAAAGATTGCATGTATATGAAAATTGCTCTAAATGATTCCCAAGATTTGCCATTATATGCAACTATGAGAGTATGGAATGATGGAACTTCTGATTTACTTATTCAACCACCAAAACAAAAAAGACTGCTAGACCCACTAAGTGATTTAGAATCAACACCTGAAATTTTGGGGGCAGCACTTGTTGATTTACCTTATTCTACTCAGAATCCATCTTTGGCTCAAATTGATGTAGTTCTCAAAATTCGTATAAATAGGGAAGATGCTCAGATTACACGTACAGTTATTCAAAAACGTCTGAAGAATTTTTCATCTATTTTTCAGGCAATTCCTCCATTACCAGATGAACAACCTCTAGTAATGTTACGATTTAAGGGTGTAAGTAATTTCTCAAGTGAAGACCGAATTTTTGCATTTTTAACACAGTTATCAAGCACTGAATTGCTGGCAGGTGAAACGAATGAAGAAACATGGGCACCAAGAGTTGCAGATGAATTTCAGATTCCTATTACGGAAGCTAGAAAACAAGTAGTTTCTTGGCTTGCACAGAAAAACGAATATGTCTTGGCTATTCCTGAGACAAAAGATTATATTTTAAATAAGAACCCTGGAGTTGATATTGCAATTCACGCTCAACATCCAACATATACTGCACATATCTATAGGGCTGAAAGTTTTGAAGTTTTTCAGACAATTACAAATCTTCTTGGAATTTTATTAACAGCGCCGGCAGATAGATTTGTAGCACCAAAAGTAACTGTAATGAAATCTTTACTTGCACCTTTACCTGGACCTTTGCCTCAAGCTTTGTCTCAAGCTTTGCCTCGACCTTTGCCTCAACCTTTGCCTCAACCTTTGGCTCAACCTTTGGCTGAACCTTTGGCTGAACCTTTGGCTGAACCTTTGGCTGAACCTTTGGCTGAACCTTTGGCTGAACCTTTAAAAAAACCAGAGCCTATTGTAAGTCCAACTATTCCTGCTGTAGATGGAATTGAAGTTGGAACTGAAGGAGATGTTGATTTACATGATGATAATTTTGATGACTTACCTGCATTTATGAATATGCAGAGTTTTGTTGCACCAAAAGCTGCTAATAAAACAAATACTTCAAAACCAATTATATTAGAAACGCCTTTGGCACCTTTGCCTGCTGCTGTTGTTGAGCCTGTTGCTGAGCCTGTTGTTGAGCCTGTTGCTGAGCCTGTTGTTGAGCCTGTTGCTACTACTGAGGCTGCTGTTGTTGAGCCTGTTGTTGTTGAGCCTGTTGCTGTTGCTGAACCTGTTGTTGAGCCTGTTGCTGAGCCTGTTGTTGAGCCTGTTGCTGAGCCTGTTGTTGGTCAACCTGCTGCACCTTTAGTTTTAAAAAAGAGAACTGTTATACTTGGTAAAACTCCTATAAAACGTTCATCAAAAGTAACAGTTGCTCCTGCTACACTAGAAACAATATTAGCTCCACCTACAACTAAAACTAGAACCGTTAAAATAAAAAATCCCACTGCTAAACAACCAGTGCCTTTACCAGAACTTGCAGTTGCAACTTCTAAAAAAAATGCTACTAGAAAGATAAAATTAAAAGCACCAACTATATTACCCCAACCTGGAGTTAAAATTAATGAATTACCACAACAGTTTAATAATGTTGAAGAAAGTAATTTTAAAAAGGAAATGTTTTTTCCACCAGATAAAAAATTTTCTAAAAAGAATTCAAAAAATCCAACTATAATTACAAGTGGACAAGAAACAAATTCTCTTATAGCAGAACATTATGCATCATTAGGACAAGAAGTTCCTGAAGCAGAAAGAGGTATTGGAGCTGCAAATAATTTAACTAAATCTAAAGAATTAGAAGCAATGCAAGCATCTTGGAAACCTTTAAAAGAAAATAGGCCATGGATATATCCAAAGCCTTTAACTAAAAAGGATCGTGAAACAGTAAGGCTTGCTGAAGAAGAATATGCTAAAAAACAAGCTGAAGAAGTTAAACAATTACAAGAAGTGCCTGAAGCTGAAGAAGCTCCTGAAACTAAGATTGAAGAAACTAAGGTTGAAGAAGCTGCTGAAGCTGAAGCTGCTGAAGCTGAAGAAGCTGAAGTTGCTGAAGCTGAAGCTGAAGCTGAAGAAGCTGAAGCTGAAGAAGCTAAAGCTGAGGAAGCTATTCCTGAAACTAGGGTTGAAGAAGCTCCTGAAGCAGTTGAAACTGAAGAAGCTCATGCTTCTGAAGAAGCCGAAGAAGATTTTGCATTTCCAAATAATGAAAATATTCCAGAATTTATGAGAAAAGGTGGTGCTTTGCATGGTGCTTTGCACGGCGCTTTGCGTGGCGCTTTGCATGGAGGAGCAGGAAAGAAAACTCTTGTAATCCCTCCAGGTATGACAGAAGAAGATGTAAAAGCTGCCGAAGCATTTAAGAAACCAACTGATGACAAAGCCATAAAAGTTAAAAAATATTACATTGATAAATTAAAAATTGCAGATGCCGACGTATTTAATTATTCAACTGCTGGAACAGGAGAACGTGGATATGTAAGTCACTGTGCTGCAAATGAATCTCGTCAACCAATTGTTCTTGATAAAGATGAATTTGCAGAAATGAAAACCATATACGAAGAAGATGATGATATCGAATTTGTAGTATATCCAGATGATGCTTCTTCCAGAAAATTTCCAAAAAGACAACCAAAAGCAGATGAAAATATTTCTGGATTAATTGATGGCAAAGGATTTCCAAGTGAAGAAAATAAAGAAATCATAACTCTAGTAAAATACGGCTCTAAACCTAAGCGTGTCAATTATTATTTCTGCCCTCGTCTATTTTGTGTTCGCGATAGATTAATGGTTCGCTATAAAGATTTTAAGTCTGCAGTAGACCGCAAAGGCGTTGCCAAACCCATAAATTCATGCCCTTTTTGTAAAGGAGTTCTAGTAGACCCTGATGCATTTGACAAGAATTCTGATCGTGACCCAAATATGACTGTCTTGCAACGTAAAACACGCCCTGGTTCTGAAACAGAAAGACAGATTTATATTGGATTTCTTGAAAAGAAAAAGAATCCAAGTGGAATGTCATTACCTTGTTGTTTTGCAGATCCAAATGAACGTTTTACCAGTGATAATAATGAAGAATTTATTCGTCTTGGCTTGAGGCCAATAAGTAAAGTAGAAGCTAAAAGAACTGTTGCAGTAAAGCCACTAGTTCCACCTGCTCCTAAACCAGCGGAATTACCTGCATCTGAAGAAGTCGCTGAAGAAGTCGCTGAAGAAGCACAAGCACAACCATTAGCAGATGCTATAATGGGTAAACGTGTAGTTAAAATAAAAAGACCCAAAGCTGTGCCAGTAGCACCATTACCTCTAGTTATAGAAGAATCTGGAGAAAATTTAGAAGGCCTAGAACAGGAATTAGAAGTAGAGCAAAAACTAGATGCTGAATTAACAGCTCCACCTCTAGATAGTTCATACGAGCCAGATTTTTTTAGAGTAATTCAAGGTGTCAGTGTAAAGATTATTGTAGATGCATCTCGTATTCCTCTAGAGATTGTAATACCTAAACCAGGAGTTACATCCGATCCAAAATCAGGCCCACAAATTGGTCTCCTACCAGAAGCTCTTGACGTATATTTTGAACAAGATTCCACATCTGATAAATTTGCAGCCCGTGACATTGTCAGAAAACTCAAACCAACTGCCAAGGGATTCCTACGTCTTGGCGTAGATAATACAGATTTAAATCGTTCTTTTCTTTCTGCCCTTGTGCCAATACTCTTTGATAAAGGAAATGCAAGAAAAGTAGTAGAGACATTCCTTGATAATTCTATTACTCCTAAACGGTTTCTTCAAATGAATAGTGGAAACCTAGTCCATGAATTTTTCAAAAAATGTCAAACAAAGAGGCAAAATGAAATGCGAGCCTGGGCATCTGAGCAACTGGGAGTAGATAAACTTTCAAGCACCAATATTCCTGCAATTGAAAGAATAATGAATTCCTATGAATGTTTTAAAGATTTTATGGATGACCATGAACAAAGAAAAGATTATCGTCTTCTATATCAAGCTTTAGCTGAACCAGGTTTTGCTTTTAAGAGAGGGTTACTCTTAATAATACTTGAAGTTTCTATTGAGGAAGTAACTGTTAAAAAAGGCGAGAAAATAGAATTTAAAAAAGAAATTAAATTTGAAAAAGTCAAATATCCTCCATATCCTATTACCGAAGAACAAAAACAGTCAAATCTTGCATTTTTAGTTCATTATACCAAGGTTACTAAAGAAAAATATACTGAAAAGAAATCATATAAAAATTATGGATGGGAACCTCTTATTTATATTGATGGTATTACAACAGCAACAGGAAGTCGCCATAGACCCAAGATGTTTTTTCAACAATCTGAAAGACCATGGCCCCCAATTGTTGAGAAACGATATCAAGAATTCTTAGATAATTGTTCAAATAAACGTGGGCCTTTTACAAGTCAGTTTGGATTTGACCCTTATGCCCTCATTGGAGCCAGTGGGCTCATAAAAGGAATAACTATCACACAACCAAATGCAATAATTCGTGATTCTTACAATCATATGGTTGGCGTTGCATATAAAGTAGATGATTCATCTGAAATGGTTTCAGTTCCAGTCTCAGATGATGGCTCTATGCATTTAAATAGAAATACATTCTTTGATTGGGATGATTTCAGGCCCGCCGCAGCAGATGTAATTGTGGATTTCTACAGAAAAATTATAATGGATAAATTCAGACCTTTTTCTATGGCATATGCACCAAGACGTCTAAGAACCCAGGATGGTGAAGTTGTTGGTGTTGAATTACGAAATAAATTTGTAATCCCTGCTAAAGCTCCTGCGACTATGCCTGAAGACTTAGATGAGCCTTTAGCAATAGATATGTTTGAATGGGATAATAATAAGACAATTGCGTATGATTCCAAGACAAGAGAAGAAGCATTTGAACATGCTGGAATTAAAGACCCTATGGAAGGAAAATATTTAAAATTAGAGTCATCAAGTATTCAGGATGAAATTGAGGATGTCTATCAACACTTGCGTTTAAGTTTTGCATCCTGGTTAGCCAGACCATCTGCTGGACGAGAAATTCGTGAGAAACTTGAGCAAATTTTAAAACGAAATGATTTACCACTATTTGAGAAAAGAAAGCGTCTTGATATTCTATTAGAAGCTAAAGTAACAGGATGGCTAGAACCAAAGGCTGAAGGTGAAACAACGGAGCTTGGATTTTTACGAGTAGATTGCATAACTCAACCTGAGTCAACATGCTCTGGAAGATGCAAGTGGAGCTCAAGCTCTAGCTCAAGTTCTACTGCTGCACAAGGCCAAGGCCCAAATAAATGCAGTATTCATACTCCTGCTTCTATATCACCAAATGGTAGTGTAATCAATGTGCCCCGAATGCTCTATCTACGCTTGGTAGACGAATTAATTCGTTATGCATCTAAGCGTGAGGAAATATTTGCCAGAAGAGTTCCAAGGCTTACTATTAGACAAGAAGCTCAGAGAATTGGTGACCAATATATTATTCCTGAAGGGTCTGCAGACTGGAAATCATGGTGGGAACTTTTGCGCTCTGAATGGATTTCTACAGACACTGAAAGTTCTAAGATATTTGAAGAACAATTTGAACCAATTCCTAATATCTAAAGGCTATATTATATATACTAATAAATGAATAATCAAGACTATATTTATGCATTAGCACTAGTTGGTAATCTAGGAATTTTAGAGGATACAAATAATTTATTAAATACAAGTAATTTAATAAATCCAGAATCTCATATTGATTCTGCATATTCAAGTATTTTACAGGAAAGACTTGCACCAATAACATGGCCTGGAGATATTAATGGGGCACCATTATCTGAAGAAGAACTTCTAACTAACACAAACTTACAAACTGCCTCCTTATTCAAAAAACTTAAATCTGATTTAAAAGAGGCTGGTAATTTCTTGGAATTATATGCTGACCAACAAAAGGAAGTTCAGGAATCCATTGTAAAAATAGAAACTGGATTTCATAGCATTAAGAAAATGTGCGAAATTCATAATCAAGAAGCATATGAAGAATTACTTGGACGATATACCGACTTTCAGAAAGTTATTTTACCTATTAAAAATAAAATAAATGAAGAGCTTGCAAAAAAAATAAACACAAAAAATGCAGAATTAAAAAAGATTACTGATAAATTAAATTCTCTGCGTAAAATAATAATTGCTGGATTAGATGAAATTGTAAAACCTGAAGATGTCCAGAAAAAAATGTGCCCAATTTGTTTTGAGAATGAGGTAAATACTGTTTTAGTGCCATGTGGTCACACGTATTGCAAAGGCTGTTCTGAAATGGATCGAACAAGAAATGCTAAATGCCCTCAATGCAGAGTTCAGATTAATGCGCGTGTTAAACTTTTTTTTACGGTCTAAGCTTTTTAAGTTTTTAAATGGTTTTAAATGATTTTAAATGATTTTTGCTAGCTTTTTTTAAAAAGCTTAAAAATCTAACTTAATCATCTAAAAGACACTCAATCGGCTTAAATTCAACTGGATTCTTTGAGCCCATTGTTATAGAGCGCTTACGTGCATCTAACATTCCCTGAATCTCGTCATCCAAGATATCTAGCTGAAACATTTGGTAATTTGTATTGTTAGGATGAAAGATAACAATACAAAGTTCTACTACCTTCAGGCCATAGTGCTTCTGAAGAAACCACCTGTAAACATTAAGCTGCAAAGTATAATGCCAGAAATTAGAATTTGGCAAATGACTCGCTGGCCCCAGACCCTTCTCAAATGAATTGTCTTTTTTAATTTCTTTAGAACGTTTCCAATCATAGACCGCATATGCACCGTCCTTCCGCTTAAAAATCATGTCAATGCTTCCAGTCAACTTGTGCTCCTCGTCCCATACCTCCCACTCAGTTCTATAGGGCTCCAGACTATCTTTGATATCATTATAGAAATTCATATAATAAAGCCACTCTGGAGTTGCCTTAACATCTTCAGGAATATGATTCAAAGCACCATTCAAGTGTTGCTCAATTGCCAAATGCATTGCAGTTCCCTTGCCTGAAGCCTCCTTACCTGAATCAGACCAAATGGCCTTAATTTCCTCGTCAGTCTTACCATTGAGCGGGTTCGTGGCCCACTTGGCCGATTTACGCATGGCTTTCAGGGCTGCATCGGGGTCAAAATGAGGAAAGAAGGCATGCACAAATCCAGTTGTAGAGACAATACCCTTAGAAGAGCCTTTCACATAGTATGTGTGAGTCTTTTCTACAAAGCGAACTTCTTTATCCCTTGGATGGGCATTTAAGAATCCAAGGGTCTGCCAGGGTTCTGGCATATGAGTATGTAATGGGTAGATAATAATAAAAATACTATCAATTTTTATAATACAATTATTACTCAAACCCCGCAACCTTCATTATTGCCTTGCCCAGCTTGTTCTCACCCTCCAGATATCCCTCCTTAGTTCTTTTACCACCATATTCACTAGAAGCAGAACCAGTGAAGAAGAGAAGATACTTACCCTGCTGCTTTGCAGTCTCCACAATGGTATGAAACCGGGCATCCTTGGTCCACCGCTGTTGCACAGCATTCTCCAGTAAGTCATCCTTCACTGAATTCCACTTACCCTCATCAAACTTTGCCTTCCACTTTTTCATTGCAGCCTGTCTTGATTCAGCATGAACCTCTTTCATTTCCTCCACTAATAAAGCAGCCTCACGTGACTCTGTTAGAGGCTTAGCACCAGCACCTACACCAATCTCAGCCTGCTTCTGCCTTAAGAACTTCTGGTGAATGGTGCCCTGGGAGCCAAAGAGACTCTGGGCCAGAGATGGCTTGTCTGTAGCTACTTTGTATTTCATGCCGGCAAGGAAATGTTCCATTGATGGATAAATCTCACCTTGTGACCTTGGATCAGGGTCTGAAATAGGAAAGGGCGAGCCAGGTGCTATCCAGCGCTGTGCTAGCTTATCACCAATACGAAGTTTATCAATTGGTGCAGACTCCAACTCAAACTGCAGCACAGCGGCTGCATCATATTGTTTACGCCCGTTACTTACTTGGGCCTCTTGGCCCTCTAGGGTCGGTTGACCCTCTTGACCCTCTTGGGCCTGTTGGCCCTCTTGCTGAGCTCGCCGTGATTGTTCAAATGCATTTTGTTGGGCCTTTACAGCAAGACGTTCTTGAGCTTGAAGTGCCTCTTCCTCCTCAGGAGATACATATGTATTAGATGATGATGCACCAAGAGGTTTAGCCAAAGGTTTAGCCAAAGGTTTACTATTCCTTGCAGAAACTAGAGTTGCCTTTTCACCAGCTAAACCAGGTATAGCATTTACAGGCTCAACACCATGGTCATTTTTTCTTCTGAATATAAACCATCTGTTCAAGAAAGAGAACTGCGCAACTGCCGGCGTCATTGGAAACTTACGACCTTTAGCAGCTGCTGCCTTATGACTCTCCTCAAAGAACTCGGTGCTCTTTGCTAAACCAATAGTAGCTAGCTCCTCTGCTGAGCAGAGTTCTAGGCCAATAGTAGCCAACTTTTCTTCCAAAAGTCTGAAGGGCACCAAGTATTCTCTGTGTGGCATGCCAATACTGATGAATTCTACATCCACAGGCATTCCAAAAGCATCATCCCCTGCAGGAATTTCATCGGCATCATATTTCTTACTGATTTTCCACAGCGTTGCACCACCCTCCTCACCAACACGAGCATCACGGCCTCTTAAGAAGTTAAAAGTGCGCTCGCCATCAAAGCAGCATCCAATGAAATAGCCACCAACCTTCAAATTATCTGCAATATTTTGTAGGAATCCACCAAATTTCTCGGCCGACTCAAAGAAGTAATGAGTTGCAAACATACAACTGATTACATCTGCGCCCATCTTAAATCTGCTAGACATCTCATCACGAACATAGGGAGGCACTACACCCTCAGGAGCACTGCGACCCAGAACTGCCTGCAAGATAACTTTGTCATCAACAGTTGCACCGGCCTCACCACTACGCATATTCTTTGATGCATCACCCACTGCAAACACCATGGGTAGAACCTTATCACGTCCATTGCGCATCATTGTAGAATAGAGGCGTTGATAAGCTCCATGATTGGGATTATTAATGCTGTCACCAGCAATATCAATGCCTAAAACTGCTCCAGCGTTCACACGACGCCATTTTTGAATATCCTGAGCAAAACCCATACCTAAGTCAATAAGTCCCAGGCCTCCCTTTTTCATTACTCCATTATATAGAAGTGTCTCCTTAATAAATTTGTTGTGAAAATCACGCAAGGGGCCAATACGATTCATATCTTGCTCAGAAGCCGTGCGGTCAGCGTATTTCTGGGTAATTGCAGCTCTCTCTTTTTCAACGGTGCTTACAGCAGTCACCTCGCTCATATTTGGCTGCTCTGCACCAGTGCGAACCATACTCAGAGTTACAGGCTCATGAATGGAATTCCAGATACTCTGAGCTGTCTGATTAGAATTCAGAGTGCGACCTAGCTCTCCCTTCATCAAGCGCTCTGTCTTGTCCTTGCGCACAAGCTTGGGGACCCAACGCCATCCAGCTGGCCTAGATGCATCATAGGAAATCTCCACAATACTTTTGTCAGTAATAGGCTCATTGGAGTGCTCACAATAAGCATATTCATCACCAGTCTCTATATCAGTCTTGACCTCCACATAACAGACATTTGCCTTGTCATCAGGGAAGTCCTCAGGCTGAAAGAGAACAGGACGATATACATTTGCTCCAGGCCCAAAGTCAGGCTTTAGAGGTTGCACTTGAAGAACAATTTCTCTTGGATCCACCTTGAGCTTCCCAGGATTTCCACGAAAGCCAACGTGGAGTCTGAGAACTTTATAACGAATCTCTTTTCCAGAAGTTGGATGAAATCCATTGTGAATTGCATCTATTCCAGTATCATCTAGCTTCTCAGTAACAACCAGGAAGTCAATTGTGTTATCATGAGGGGGTTTCCATTTCATCTGCTCCATGAAATCACCCTGGGGATTCTCAGGAAGAGGAGTTGAATTCTTTGTGAAAATAAGACCATCGGTCTCATAGATTCGAGGAGTATCCAGGATTTTGGCAGCTTGTCCAAAGATTTCACCAGCTTTAGCAAATAAGAACTTTTTGGTGCTAATCAAAAGTTTTGTCTTAGAAGTTAGAGGCACAACCTCTTTTGGCCCTGGGGAAGCATTCCATAATTTCTCCCATGCCCTCATTTCATTATATCTTTGAGGTGCAGTAGGAGTATCTTGATTATAAAAGGGAAGACCATGAACATCTCGAGAACCAGGAGCAAAGTAAATATCGAAAATCAAGTATTGATGAATTGACTCATTTGCTGAATTCTTGGTAATCCACTCTCCATCAACCAAGGAATTAGCACACTTCTCCACTTCTAGACCTGTCTCATAGATATTAGGACCACTATCAATTAGATATAGGTGACCTTTCTCATCAACATATCCCATTGTCCTGAGGCCATCGGCCTTATCTGTAACATTGTATCCCTCGCGAATATTTGGAGTGCCAGGCTCCACAAGACTCACCATATTTGCAAGTTCCAAGGTTCTGGTTGAAACTCCACGGAATTTATCGGTCTTTGTGAGAGCCTTGTAACCAGCGAAAACTTGGCGCTTCACAGATTCCCGTATCAGCAAAGGACACTTTTGGATTCCTCTCAGAATTTCACCAATTCCTTTTACAAATCTTTGAATTGCAGAATCCGGAGTATCCCCATCTTTCCGTTCGAGTTCAACTTCCACTTCGTAAATTGGAACTTCTTTGGAAATATCATTTTGCGTGAATTTCGTTTGCCACCGATATTCTCCACGAAGATTCCTTTTGGTCTGCCGGACCATGGATAAATCAAACCTAATGCCATCCCCGCGAAATGTCCAACGCCGGAGAAGTCGGAATGCCTTCTGTTGAACTTTCCATTGGTCCAGGAGTTCAGCAACATCTGGGTCCTTGTCGCCTAGTTCACGCTCACGACGGGCTTTGATGCGGACTCCATACTCCTCCAAGTCAAGAGTTGCATTTTGGGCAGTACGGTCTTTAATAATAGCGGAAAACGTCCTGCCTGAGAGGCGATCATCACGACAATATTGTTGTATTACTCCTAGACCGCTGAGGGTAATACGCACATGCTTGGGTGTGATGATGTTTAACTTGTCTTCCTGGGTTACTGAAGTGTAACCTCGATTCTTCAGCCTTTTTGCAATTGCAGCAAAGGTTGTTGAGTTTACTTGGCCTGCACTTGAACTGCCTGAGCCTAGGCCTTGACCAGAGACACTGAAAGTTGCCTCTAGCTCTTGCTCGGGGTGATCAAGCCATTCCTGAGCAAGACGCTTCAATTGGTCAAATTCAGCCTTACGTATATCCATGGTATGATCTATCTGCTTTGGGTTTTGGTTTCAACTTTAGGCCTATGTTGTTAAAAGTTTCCTTAATGCCTTAGCCCTTCCTAACTTCTGGCGTAGCTCATCTTTAGAAAGACCTTGTGCCCTATGTTGCATGGCTTCATATTCAGCTGCCATAGCTTTCATAGTTGCAGTTGTTGGCTCTAGAGGCCATTCGACTTTGAATCCATGCTCTTCCTGCTGCTGAAGCCACTGCACAAGGCCATCAGAAGTCCACTCACTTGCATCCCATAAGGAATCCCAAAATGGTTCACGGAGAATCCAAATTTGCTTATAGCCACCCTCACGTGGGAATGCCTTGTCATCCAAGAATGACACTTTTTTCTCTTTTTCATTATATAAAATCCAGAGTAAAGGATTATCCTGAGTATATCTCTCCATGGCAATCATAGTAGCCTTTGCTTGCTGGAGTTCAGGTCTCTGAGAGCCAAATCCCTCTAAGGCTTTCTTTTTACTCAGAATGCGAGGAAAATCTAATTTAGAACATCGCTCCTGCCACTCAGTGGTTGCATCTAATATAAGTCGCTGCCTCAAGGCATCTGGAGATACACGAAAAAGAGGGTCTTTGAGCCACATCCATGCAGATAGAGGGTGCTTAGGTAAAATAGAATGTGTTATTAGATTCCATCTGGGAACATGGTCCTGTGCATCGGCTGACCCTGACCCTAAGCTTTTACTTTTAACAAAAAATGTCCCATCCTGATGTGTTTCACACAACTGGATGAGAGAATTTGGAATTAGAGAGATATCGGTCATATTACATATAGTTATTATGGATACTTTAGACCATTGTTAGTGCTCTACACCTGTCATAGTATGAATAAGATTGGTTCTTTCCTCTAAATCTTTTGCATTTGATTTACAGAACTTGAGAAATTTCCAAAGTGCCTGAAATACTGGGGCCGGAAGACTGGCAATATCAAAAAATATTCCATTTGAATTTTCACTATATGAGCCACCTTCACGTTTTAAAATACGATAGATTTCCTCAAGTTCTGGCCTTGATAGTGTATTTATCTCTTTAGCAAATTCTTTACGCTGCTCATAATCGTCAGCCATTCTACTCTTTAGTAGCCTCCTCTTCTTCCTCTTCCTCCGCAGCTTCAGCCTCAACTTCGGCGGCATCGGCTTCAGCAGCCTCAGGTATTTCATTAGATTCAACAATTGTATTTAGAGGTGGCTGTGCTTGTGCTTGTGTCTGTGGTTTAACTTGTGTTTCAGAACCAGCACCCCTAAAGATACCTACACTGACAATAAAGGGGTCCCTTAACTGAAACCTGGATTTCTGAATCTCCACGTTTATCCTATCACCCACCTTCAAGCTATCGAATTCCTCATCACCCAGATGTAAGTCGCGAGGAACCATGAGCCTAATTGCATTCTCATAGACTGCATAGATGCCCATTTTGTTCGACTTGAGCACCTCCACCTCTACCATGGTCCCCTCGGGCGGATGGAGCACACGACCCTTAGCCTTCACTAGGAAGGCCCAATCACCAGAGAATCGTCCAGAATCTACCATACCCGTGGACCTCGTTAGAATCTCCAGAGTGCCAGGCAGCACATAGCCATTTGGAGAGCATCTCTGCTCAAGACGCTCCTTGAGTTTCTCAAGCAGGATGTCATCGACAGATTCAATATCATTACGGAGATCCTTGGGAGTGAGGTATACTTTTTCTTGAAAGAATGCTTCAGTCTCCATTGTGCCTGTCTAAAATAGGTGTAGATAGTCAATTTTAAGTGTTAGTGTTTATAAATTTAAAAATATTACTGAAAATTAGTTATCCATGTTCTATCTATGCCTCGCGATGAAGTATCAATATTACATTTTTCAATAAGTGCCTTAAGGCAAGGGTATTTAAAGAATGTCCATTTTCCTTTAATGATTGCGTGCATATGTGGAAAATATAATGTACGAATAGATACATCATTTGTATTTGTATATTTTATTGAATAGCATTTTGCATTTTCTGTTATATTATATACGATAGCTCCTTCATAATTTTTTAATGGTATATCTAAATCAAGTATTTTCATAAATAATTGCTTGTTCCAAATAGCCGGTTGAAAATAGTGACCTTTAATTTTAAAAAATGCATATCCTTCATATATTGATTTTTCTATAAATGTTGCTTCCCCACGTATATAACTCATCATAAAGTCAATAGCATTATCTTCCATATATTTCACAAGATATGTAATTTTAGCATTATCTACAGTATCTATTAATAACCAGTCTTCCTGTAAATATATAAAGTAATCAGAATTAATTATATTTATATATTTTTTTAATCTTAAACTCCAATTTAATTCGGGATCATATATGCAAACTATAAAGTTTTTGGGTAATACATAATTAAGTAATGAATCTGAGAACCAATAAATTTCATAGCCCGTAGCATATTTTTCTAATAATGATATAGTAGCATTCCATATAAAGCTATATTCAGAATGTGTATATAATATAATTGGTATCATTTTATCTTTTTTTTTATATACTACTAATAATGTATTATCAAGAAAATTACATAATGATGGTATTGTTAATAATGTAAATGTGCAATCTATATATTTAGCCTCCCATTCTTTAATTTTATTTATAAATAAACTTATATATTTATTAGATATATCTTCTATAATAAAATATCCATTTTGTTTTAATTTATGTATGCTATTTTCAAAAAAACAAACATTTGCATTAAATGTGTGCAATCCATCTTCAATAATAATATCAAAATTCTCTTGTAATTCAGGTATATTCCACATTTGTTTGATAATTTCAGAATTTGTTTGGTCGCAATAAAATGTCTTTATTTTATTAGTATTAAATAATATATCTTTATCAATATCAGCACCAAAAATTTCAGAATTAGGAAAAAATTCTTCCCAGCCATATAGAGAAGCACCAGGCCTGCCATTTTTCCCCATATTACTTGGTAAATTTACATTATTTGTTCCTAATCCTAATTCAAATATTCTTAAATTTTTGTTAGATAAATCTTTAAATATACTATAATAAAATGTAGTATAGTTATGCCAACTGTTATTTATATCTATGTGCCCTTTATCACTCTTGTTTCTTCCCATTATCTCACATAAGGGGGTGGATTGTTTTTCATTAAATTGCATTATACTTACTTCTTAGATTTATGTTTAGAATAATATGACGCAAGAGGTCTATAGAAATATCGTTTTCCACCGTATAAGTCCTTGCGAACATCCATCCAGCGTAAGACAATTTCCATTAAAGCACAAAATGGCACTGCGCCCACTAGCTTTCTGGCACCTGTAGCTAGTGTATCTTCAAGAAGTTCAAAGTGGTTTCCAGTGTATCGGTGTAAGGTTGAACCTAGTTCAACTAACTTCATACGATGACCCTTAACTGTGCTGACAATAGAGCAAGCAGCCCCTGGACCAGGTGCAGCTCCCTCCGCATTAGTGGCCATATTGGTCTTGAACATAATTGTATTTTCCCAAATAACCATAAATCCATAGAGTGGTGATGCCGTAACTTTGTTTGCCTTGGCATTTACAACTAGGTCAGTCTTAGAGCCTAATAAAATTCTAGTAACTGAAGGAGGGCAAACAGTCCCTTGTCCACAGAAATACACGGGTTCTTTTGTTGCCAAGTCTAAATAACGAGTTGCAGTAATTGAGCCTTCTTTAATAAATTGTTCATTACCACCTTCATCTACAGAAATCAGGGAGGCTTCAATCATAGCAATTTGTTCTGGTCCCTTAAAAAAACAGTCCCAGATATATTCCTTGCAAACACGCTGTAAGTCTTTCATTCCACCTGGCGCTGCAGGATTTTCAACAATTGCCTTTGCCCACCACTGTAATTGCTTTAGACGTTTTTCCACATTATCTTTTTCCTTTGTATCTCTTTCTAAATAGACTATAATGGCTTCAGATAATCCTGGAGAAATAAATTCATTTATTGTCCCTTTTTTAGCATCTTCTTTACACCAAGTATTTACCCATTCAATTGCTCGTGTCCAAAATATAAATGCATTTTGTAAGTTTTGTGGACCTGCTTGAACTGCTTGCACTGCCTGCACTGTTTGCAGTGGTTGAGCTGCAAGTGTTCCTTCACCTTCTGGAAGTTCTAGTGCTTCAAGTTGTGACACTTGTGCCAATTGGGGCACTTGTGGTAATTGGGCCAATTGGGCCAATTGCGCTATCGATTTCTTTGCAAGAACTTTAGTTCCTCTAGATGCAACCATCTGAGGTTCATAATAATCACGCCGAACTGGATATGCTCCATGGCGAAAAGAAATTGGAATTGCTCCATCTTGAATTTTATTTGGTTGAAAGAGAAATAAATTATTGCGAAAAATAATATGTCCCTGTAAATTACCATTCTCAAAAATAAGTGATTGATTATTTATAATTTTAAGAAGTAAACTAGTCAAAGTAGCATGTGGTATATCTTTAAAAATAGCAGCTAATTTATCCCAATGATACCATGGTTGTTTTTTAAATGCTGTCCGTAAATTCTGAATTAACATCTGCTCTGCAAATCTTGCAGCAAACATGTCATATGTTCCATTATCATCTGGTATTTCTTTCTTATTAGATAAATCTAGTGATGGCTCACATACGTAATTACAAGCAATCCAATCACATGCGGGTGTAAAATCTCGGTCATTTAAATCTACAGGGCGTGCATTACCTTGGCTATCTAGCATATTTGGATTGCCATCTTCATCTAATGCAGGTTTCTTAGAAAGACCTGTCACTAAGATTGCATCACGATTTAAATTACAATCTGCAGCTCCTCTTTTCAAAGCACGGCTCACATTACCAACGCGAACTGCCTTGTTCATGGCAGTTCTATAAGAATAAAGGTCAATTGTCTCTTTATTAAGTTCTGGTGGAAAAGTATTTACATACAAGTTAATGGTGCAATTACGTTTATTCTTAGGTAAGGCATTATGGGAGCAGTAACGAATTCCACGACCCACAATCTGCTCTTCTTTGGATAAGTGAAACCAACCTTCTAAGATATGGACCTCACGTATATATCGTAAATCAAGACCCTCTCCTGCTACTTGAGATCCCACTACCACTTTTATTTTATGACCATCCTTGTTTTCCTGGCTACGTGCCGCATTAATAACAGCAAGGTTATTTGGTGATAATGGCAACGACTGTTTTTCAACAGTATCTACATCACTTGCAGTTAACAAGGCATAATATGCTTGACTAAACTTGTGATTATCGTGAGTCTCTGGCTGTCCTACAATAAATGCAGGATGTTCTCCTTGTTTTCTATGGCATTTACAGCATTGTTTTCCTGCAGGGCCTTGTATAGGACCTTTTGAGAATAGAGGTGCAGAACGACCCCAAGGCATATAGCCATTTGCTTCCAGAAGAAGACAGAAAATCACGGCACCATTTTCCACAAAACGACTATATACAAAAGAAATACCAGATGCTGTGCGAATAGTATTAATTACACGATTGAATTTAGGAGATGCTTGAGCAAGTCCATCATCAGATGCAACCATCCAACCATAAGATTCATCTGTATCTGCTGGCACATATTGTGGCAAAATAGAAAGACGCGTCCCTTCAAAAGTTCCACCAACGGCCCTTGTAGCAAACCATGTTTGAAATCCCTCAGAACCTACACGACCTTCTAGAACAATGGGTTCACTTTCAACTGCATTTAAACTTGGAAAAATGCAATTTCCTGCTTGCAATAAAGTATCAATTGTGCGAATACCAACTCCCTTTGCGGCAATTAATGTCTCAGTCATATTCTGTATGACAGCTAGTGGTTCACCTGCAAGTTCACAATTTACAAGAGGCAATTGTAGAACATTTGCCTTTTCATCTGTCTTTAATTCAGTTTTACCATTTGGACTAAAAGCCGGCCATGCTTGCACACGGAGTTCAGGAGCAGGGTCAAGCCTTGCTGGAAACGCCTTAGGATTCTCACCACGCATAAAACTTACATGAGAATTTGCAATTGTAACTAGCTTTCGTTCAGAAGATGCTGATAGAATTTCTATTTCCTTACCTTCCACATTTTTCTTTTCAAAAACAATGTCAGAATCTGTTAAAAGGCGAATATCAGTATCACTATCACCAGGTTCACGTCTGGGAGTCTTATCAACATAGAGCAAAAGATTTAATAAAGAAACTATTTCCTTATAACTATTATACATTGGGGTCGCCGTCATTAACATCAGTTTATTTCCCTCACATTTCTGTAGGACTTCACGTAACATTGGTGTGAGTTTCTTGCCAGCAGCGGCATCACTTCTGTCACCTAAATCATCATCTTCATCATCTTCTGCACTCTCTGAGGCATCTCTTAGATTATGGGCCTCATCGACAATGAAGAAACATCCACTCAAGGCACGTTGTAGAAGAATTGTATTCTGCTCTTCTTTTCTGGATGGTGGCAAAGTAGAAGCAATCTGTGCCTTAATATCACGAACCATATTACGAAATGCCACATAACCCATGATAGCATAACGCTTGTTTATTAGACGGTTAACACGTAATTCAATATCTTTCTTTTCACGCTCATACAGTGTCTGAGTCAACTCAAGATAACGATTGCCAGTGCAACCCTCATGCCTATTTTGTTGTTCTGGCTCTTTTCCAAAAATAATGCGGGAACTATCAAAAATAGTTCTATAGAATCCAGCTTGAATTGCAGGAGGTGCTAAGATATAGACCTTATTTTTAGGACTCAGTTGTAAAAATGCCTCTGCTGCTAAAATAGCAGAACATGTCTTACCTACGCCTACACCGTGATAAAGCAAAATGCCATTATAAGGAGTATTAGGAGAAATAAATTGTGAGACAAATTTCTGAGAAGATGTATATTCAAATTCATCAACATCGCAGACATTTTGTTCAAGAGTCTTATCAGTAATCTTTGGTTGCCTGGTTTCTCTGAATTCACGTTTGCCTAGAAGTTTTTTTAAAAAAGCTTCATCATTAATATCTGGATATAGTGTTCCCTCCTGTTCCCTCGACCCTTGGTTTATTTCTCTTATTGTCGCTATTCTCATTGGTGCTGTGTATGTATGAAATTCGGCGAGTAGCTTGTCTCGCTCCGAAGAATCTTTTTGATTTTTCCACTCTTCCTGAAACCGAGAAGCCTGTTGATTGGCCGGTAAAGACATATTCCTGCTGCTCTTCATTGGTATTTTCATTTGCAGAGCTTTGTCCGAATTGTATTAAAATTTTGCCTGATAATGTATTGCGTAAGACTGGTGAATAATTCTGCAATAAATTAGCAAGTTGCAATAAAATACCACGTTTTACTATATTTTCAGGTCTAAGTAAAAGAATAGCTTCATCTAAATTTTTCCAAGTTAAATTACCAATCTCACGTGCCATTTCTTTATTTAATGCATCAAATGATATATCTCTTTCACCAATATACTGAGCAATATAATAGGTGTGTCTATAATGAATATTATTTGATCCATAAAATTGTTCAATAAATGGCATAATATTTATTACTTTTAATAATTCAGTTTCATTTATGCTTGTTTCCTCTTCTAGTTCCCGAAATGCACAATGTATATCTGATTCATATGGGTCACGGCGACCCTTTGGAAAACCCCACTCGGGTGTATCATATAATGCAGGTTCTTGCCGGAGAAGGTCTGAAAGAGAATATTTTTCGCCATTTGGTAATTGAACACCTGCTCTTAATTCAGCAAGTTTTAATCTAGAATTAATGCGATCATACGCATAACGGCTTGTTAATTCAATATCTGACCCCCACAATTCATTCCAAATTTCCTCAAAATCCATAGTTTCTAATTTTTTGCGCTCTTCTTGTGTCATACCTCTCAGCTGTTTCTTAATATATTCTGGCTCACCCACCTTATATTTTCCTCTCATAATATCCATAAATCCAAGAGAATCTTTTCTTTGAATCATTAAAATTTGGGGAACTAGGCTTGTTATTCCTGTTGCATTTACGGCATCTTTACAAAATTCACTTGCTTGTGGCCATGATTTATTATGACTTATCCATCTAAATACTAAAACTCCATAACTAGAAACTGGTTCTGTACATATTCGATATCCATGTCCGGTTCCCCCACAATTTGAACATATTTGTTCTTGTTTATTTTGATAAAATGTTGCCATTGTGCTTAATGCACCCTGCATATAATGTCATTAATGCGTCTTAGGTGCCTGTTATATGCTCTTAATATATAATAGATAGAATGCATGTTCCTCCAGAAGTATGGGGTCCTTTTTTCTGGCATACAATTCACATAGCTGCCTTGGGATATCCTCAAGAGCCTACTTATTCTGATAAGAAGGCTATGAAGGAGTTTTTTGAATCATTGCAACATATAATACCTTGTCCAATTTGTCGTTCTCATTATACATCTCATATGGCCAAGTTGCCTATTAGTGCATCTATTGATTCTAGAAGCGATTTATTTCGTTGGACCATTGATTTGCATAATGAAGTAAATGTAATGTTAGGAAAACGAAAATATACGGAGACAGAAGTTATTCAGTTTTATACGCGTCTAGGGGCACGTGGAAAGACACCGGTTATTAAAGCCGATGATTTTATGGAGGCTGATAATCAAGCGATGTTGAAAGGAATTGCAGCAGGAGTTGCTGTATCAGCAGTGATTGGAGGAGTTGCTTGGTTTTGTTGGCCACGAAGCCATAGCTAAAGGCTTAGAGTTATTCTTAATTTAGCTAAATATGGCAGAACAATTCTTGACTGAAAGAGACCATCAAGTAATTGCCTCACATACAAGACATGGCACCGATGAGCGTTATCCTGAGACGCCTATATATGCCTTCAAGGGGCGTCATGCATTTGACCTCCATTCAAGACTTGTTCGCCTGGTAGATGAGTGGGATGGACTTTTTACTGAGGCTGAAAAAGAGAACTGTGCTCTTCTAGTAACAATTCAGACTATATCAAAGAAACATGCAGTAATTCCTAAAAGAAAAATTCATCTTTATTTTTATTCTAAAGAACAGATGGTTCCCTCTGGAACTTCATATTCTAGCGCACAAGGGAAACAGTGGGTAGCGCTCTTAGATGTAGAACCTGGCAATTTGCTTTAAATATATTTTACTTGGATATATTATCCTAAAGAAATATATTTATCTTCTGTATTTCTTAGTCTTCTTTGCTTTTCTTTTATTCTTACGTGTGCGTTTTCCTCCAGAAGAAAACATTAATTGCAATTCTTTTCCAGATTTAAAAGGCCCACGCATTAGCAGTATTACCTGCAGCCCCATTACTAGCGTAGGCAGCTCTTTGTGCTGGTGTCATTCCATACATAGGACCCCCTCTTGTTCCAGACGGCCTACCAGACATTCTATATTTTATAACAATAAAATAATTAGTTATACTAGATGGCTATAACGGATGAGGAATTATTTGATGGCCTCCAGTTACCCAAAGAGGCAGCAAGTGAGCCAAAAGCCAAAGTAAAAGAAATAATCTTAGAACCAAAATTATCTAATGATGAAATTAAAGCAAGAGAAGGCACATACTTTAGTGAAAAAGACGCAGATACTATTTATGATGAAGATATAGACGTATATGGAAAGGACCCGGAAGCACCAGGGGGTAGGCGACTCTTATTCAAACTCAGAAAAAATGTCATTCCTCATGACATAGTGAAACTTGGTTGGAAAAGTTTCTACAATGCAGCTGGTGCATCAAGAAATCGTGGAGCCGCAGCCGGGCCAATTGACGTAAAATCAAAATACTGGACTCGTAGAAAGTTAGCCAAGAAATCTATTAAGGGGTGGTCTGCACAATATATGGAAAATGGTAAACTTTCAAAGATGCGTGTAAACAATAATGTGTTTTCATCTGTGTTGGGATACTTTGAGAAGACGCCTTTTATGGGCCTTCCTTGTCGTTTAACTTCCTATACGCAGAGGTATTTCAATGAATATAAAGAGGGCCTACCTTATATTGAAGCAATTGATGAAGTTTTTAAGAAACTAGTACCTGAGCGATACAAGGTTCAACATAAGAGGGCCGCAGGTAATTCAGCATTCCAAATTAAAGATACTGCTTTCTCTTCAGTCACCATCAATCGCAATTTCCGCACTGGTCTCCATATGGATGCAGGAGATCTCAAGGCTGGATTTGGCAACCTATCGGTTATTGAACGAGGGAAATATGGTGGTGGATTCACCATTTTTCCTAGATACAAGGTTGGCATTAATTTGAGAACAGGAGACTTTGTAGCCATGGATGTTCATGAGTGGCATTGTAACACAGAGCTCACTGAATCTGCTGAAGACAAGAAATACAATGCTGCCCTGAAGGACATTTACAAAAATGATAAAGAAACAGGAACTCAAGGAATAGAGAAACTTTTTAGTCGTGTCTCCTTTGTCTGCTATCTGAGAGAGAAACTGGTGGATTGCAAGGCCAATGATTCTCTACCTTATTACAAACGCATTGGTTATAATCCTAAGACTGGCATACTAGAAAAAAAGAAGAAAACCGTTACCAGGAAAAAGAAAGAGTAATTTAGATATGGAACAGAGTCGAGCTAATAAAATTACAGAAGTATTAAAAAATGTAAAAACTCTTGGAAAAAATTTAAAACTTCCAGTTGCCTCTGGACAATCTAGAAATTTACCAGAACAAAAAAATGCAATTGGTGTTCCTGTGCAAGGCTCTGGATTTATTATTATTTTAATGTATTTCATTGCTGGTATATTATTAATTGGAATTATTCTACTTGGTGTTGATCAATGGATAACACCAATTTTTCAACGGAGTCCTGGTGCTCCAGGTTATATTCCAATACCCGGCACAGATTTATCACAAGTATATTGGAAAAATTTAACACAAGTCGCAAATATAACAGTAGGTGCAGTACCTCCATCAGCTTCTGGACAAATACCTTTATCAGTAACAGTTTTACAAGGACAAACTTCGTATAGTTTAACTATGGATATATTTATAAATAATGAATATGCACAAACTCTACCTACAGGACAAACACAACGTGTATTTTTTATAATGGCAGCTAGTGCTACTGGCAATGGATTGCAAGTAAGCCTTGATAATACTAAAAATACAGTAAATATTACATGCATTGATTCTGCTGGAACTCGACAAAGCCTTGTAATAGATAATGTTCCAATTCATACTCCATTTCGTATAGGATTAACTATTTCTCCAAATGTTATGGAGGGATATTTAAATGGATTACTTGTAATAACAAAAAAATTAACGTCTAGCCCAGTGCCTCCTGAATCTGGGCATAAGATTTTTGCAACATCTAATATTACATATACTCCCACATCTACAACAGAAAATCCAACACCTTTACCAATAACTCTATCAACTGGAATAAAAGTTCTAAATGTAAGAGCATTTGGGTATAGAGTTCCATCTTCAGAAATGAAAGGACGTATGTACGATTTAACTAATAGTAAAGTTTTTAATCCACCTAGCGTATTTGATTCACCAAGTATGTTTAATCTACCAACAAGTATGTTTAATCTACCAAGTATCTTTTAAAATTAAATGTAAAAATTATAGTATATGGATAGATGAATCAGATTGAACAATATAAAATAATAATAGTTGCATTATTATTTTTAGTATGTATGATTTTTATATTTATTTACTATAGTCAACTTTCTAGTGCTTTGCAGGCCATATTAATAATTATCACAATGGTTTTATTTTCATATTTAATATATCTAATAGTTTCATATGCTCTGCTTCCACCAGAATTTAAACAAGTTGGAACTAATACCATATCATTAAACAAACCATCTCAAGTAGCATGTAGTGAAGTTCTATCAGATGCATGGTCATCTAAAACAGGTTCTACATTAGTTTTTTATATAAATCCAACAATTAATGATAGGACTGCACAATCTGGTAATGAATATGCAAATATAGTTAAACTAGGAGGTAAACAAAGTTTAAAAATTTTAATTGCACCTGATGCTGGTCGTGGCATACTTTTTGCACCAGCCCAATTTGAGATATATTTAAAGGATCAGCCTACTCCTGAGAAAATAGAAATTTTAGATTTTCCTATGCAAAAATGGACATCTGTTGTAATTGTTAAAAAGGGACGCAGATTCAATATATATTTAAATGGAAAATTATCTGTTTCTCATACATGTACGGCGATGCCTGATTATGATGAAACTCAGCCATTATTAGTGGGTGATCCACGATTAGGAGGGTCTATATCATTAATAAGTCTTTCGGCAACCGCATTAGATACAAATGAAGTTCGAGATTTAATAAATGAAACAGTTGATACATCTGGTAAACCATATACACCAACAACATTTTATTCAACTCTATCTTTTTTAATACCAACTATGCCAAGTATACCAAATATACTAAATAGTTTCTGGTGTCCGGGTGGAAATTGTAATATTCCAAAAATGGCTGGTCCAATTGAAGAATGGAACATTAATTATGCATAAACTCTTTCTTATGAATAGAATCGCAATGGAACCTGTTAAGATGGTTATTTATATCTTAGTTATACTTGTATTAATATATTTATTATATGGAACGTGGCAGTGGTTAAGAGGCACAAGTGATGTGCAGGATATGATAATATATTCTTCTCAAGCAGATGGTCTACCTGCAAGAACTACTGGTGCAGGTAAAACATATAGTGGAACTCAAGTTCCCATGATATATCCTGGGGGTGAATATTCTATAAGCACATGGATATATGTAACAAATTGGGGAGCAGGTGGGTCTACTGGTAAAAATAAACCATTCCTTGTACTATCTAATGGACCCACTACCGCAACACTAATAATGTATCTAGGACAGAATATAAATAAACTGGGTATTCGTGTAAGCGATAGTTCAAGAACATTAAATCAAATACCTATAACAACCGTATCAAGTACAGATTTTATCAATGGAACAGGCACAGCTTCAACTAGATATTCTGATACTGATGGTATGCCAGCATGTGATATTGAATCTGTTGATATACAACGATGGGTTAATATTACAGTGGTAATGATGGGTAAGACAGTTGATGTATATATTGATGGAAAACTTTCCAGAAGTTCAGTTCTACCTGGATTATTTTATGCTGATACCACAAGTGTTCCGACACTAACATTGGGAAGTGCTAATGGCTTTGGTGGATTAATTGGATTAACACGTGCTGCAAATCTTGCATATACTCCGGATAGAGTATATGCTAATTATCAGGAGGGACCATTTGCTGGATTCTCATGGAGTAGTCTAGATCTAAGCCAGTATGTATTATCATTAACAAAAAATAATTCAATTATATTTACTACTGGTTCTACTGCTTCTAGTTAAATATAAAACTATATTAATAATATTAAAAATGGTTATTTTGTCCATTTTTAATATTATAAGCCCTATCTTTTACAAATGATAGATAGATAGTATGGCAGATGCAATTGCAGGAATTACATTAACCGGTGTGGATACTTTATCGCAAATTTTATTAGGTGTTGTTCTTGTTATTATCGTATATTTAGTATTAGCAATGAGTGAATTTTTTTATAAATCTATTACTCGAATGTATAAAGATCGTGTCGAACTATTTCCTAATACATATATTTCCGGTGCAAAAATGTATACAATAACTCAAGATCCAAATATTGCTCAGTCTAAAACCATTTATTTTTCAGATAATCAGAGGTCCGGCATTGAGTTTAGCTATTCACTTTTTATTTTTATTAAGAGTGATACATTTGATGATTCTAATACATCTTCTCTATATCATATTTTACATAAAGGTTATGGAAAAATGTATCCTCTTCTAGGACCTGGTATATTCTGCTGGGGTCATACGAACACGTTACGTGTATTTATGAATTGTTATGATACATGGAATAATTATAGTGATATTGAGAATATTCCAGTAGATAAGTGGTTTCATCTTACAGTAACATGCCAAGGAAATACTCTATATGTATATATAAATGGAAATTTAAAAACAAAAATGGCTTTATCAAATAATACTCCTCCTTATCAAAATTATGGTAATATATATGCATTTAATAATCGCAAACTTACATTATTTTCTACTTATACAGCATCTCTTCTAAATGATCCAATGTTTTCTACAAGTATGCCTGGATATTTAACATCTATTACATTTAATGGATCAATCAAGGGTATGATTAGTAGAGTATATTATTTTAGCTATGCTTTAACTTACAGTGAGATTCAATCACTACTTAATATGGGTCCATCTACAACAATTGAGGGTAATGATAGTATATCAATGTCTCCATATTTATCTGATACTTGGTGGACAAATAGAAATGGTCCATAGTAGGATAATTATAGGCTCTAAATCCTATTAAATTAATATACGTAGGTCTAAACAACATCTCTTCTAGTTTCCTAGTAACAAGAAGAGTTGTCATGCCAGGTGGAGGATTATTTATATTAGTTGCATATGGTTCTCAAAATGTAATTCTCAGTGGAAATCCTGACTTTACATATTTTTATACAATTATGAAAAAATACAGTCACTTTTCATTTGAATCAGTAACATTACCTCTAGAAGGTCCTCAAGAGCTTTTCTTTGATGAACCAATTCAACTTCGTGCAAAAATTCAACGTATTGGTGACTTATTATCAGAACTATATTTTACTTTTACAATACCAGATATTTATTCAAAATACTTTAATCCAAATCTATCTGGTCCATTAAATGGTAGAAGTCAATACCAATTTCAGTGGACAAGATATATTGGTGCCCAAATTATTCAAAATGCAGTTTTTTTAATTGGAGGAACCCAGATTCAAGAATTTGATAGTGACTATATAATTTCAACTGCTATCACGGATCAAGATGAGACTCAATATAATAAATGGCAACAACTTGTTGGAGATATACCAGAAATTTATGACCCGGCAAATGGAAAATACTCCGGCGTCTCCAGTGGTGCACCATTAACTCGCACTCGTGGATTATACCCAAATGTTTATCAAAATCAAGGTGTTAGTATTCAAGCTCAGACAAATTTTCCATCTATACCTGGTCGTGATATTACTCTTCCTTTATCATTCTGGTTTTCGCAAAATCCTGCTCTTGCCCTTCCTCTTATATCTCTTCAATATCATGAATGTGAGGTTCAATTAACTCTTAGACCAATTAGAGATTTATATACAATTCTAGACCCTTCTGGATTTAGAGTTAGGCCTCAAACAAAAGTGAATTCTAGTAGGTCACAATTGCAATCTGGTAATGTATCATATACTATTGACAATGACCCCGGTATATATATTAATAATTTTTTAACTGATATCGGTTATACAATTCCAACTCTTAATACATGGCCTCTAAATCCTAGGCTACAAGCAACCTATATTTATTTAACAGATGATGAGCGTCGCACTTTTGCTATAAAACCCCTTAACTATATTGTTAGACAAGTTACAAATTATAAATTTGAGAATTTTTCAAGTAGACAATTATTTGATTTATATACACATAATCCAGTTCCACGTCTTATTATATTACCTAGAAGAACTGATTATTTAAAGAATTTAAATGCTTGGACTAATTTTACAAATTGGTGGTTATATCCAAATGCCCCATTTATTCCAGCATTTTCTTCAATTCCAGTTGGAGGTTATTCTGGTCAACTACAGGCAGGATTACAACAAGATATTATAAATAATATAAGAATTGTTTGTGATGGTAATGAAATTCAAGAATTAAAACCTTTACAATATTTTAATGAAATTAGCTCTTGGAAATATGCATCTGGTGTATTTCCACCAGGGCTTGCAATTTATAGTTTTGCTCTAGATACTTCTAAATGGATTAAACCAAGTGGGTCATTAAATACTAGTAGAGTAAAAAATTTTCAAATAGATATTGACCCATGGCCTATAGTAACGGGTTCATTATTTGCATATAATTTTTCAGTATATGTAGAAAGTATTAACTTTTTAATTATAGAAGGTGGTATGGGAGGAATGAAATATGCTACGTAGTAAAGGGTATTTTTAGTTTTAGTATAGAATAGATGAGTGGAATTCTTACTACAAGTCCATCTGTAAATACAGATAAGACAAATACTACTGAAAACACTGCCCCTAGTGTAACTACACTATTAATGAATAAAATTAATTATTCACTTTCAAATTTTATAAATGATCCAGAGGCAAATGCACATGCAGAAGCACGTGCTGCTCAAGAAGAACAAGATGCGGGAGCAAAAGCAAGATCAGATGCTGCAAAAGCAGAGGCAGAGGCAGATGCTGCTGCAGCTGCACAAGTTAAAAAAGATTCAATAGATTTAACTGAAAGAAGTGAATTTAAACCAAATAGGGCTGTAAGTAATATTGCATTAGGCATTTTAAAAACATTAGGATATTTAATAATACTTACACTAATGGTGTGTGGTGGATATATAGCATCAAATGAGGCAATTGGATATAGTATAGCATTTCGTATTTTTAGTTTTTTTTATGGTGCTCTATGTTTTTGGTTTTTTATTCCAAGAGCATTAATACAAAAATATTGGGATAACATGGAGATACCCTATTATGGTTTATTACCACTTTTTAAATATAATCCTAATGGAAATCAATTAATAAATTATTTATTTTCTTATAAGGAAGATTCAATAATACCTATTAAGATAAAAGAGGTTGAAGCTCTTTATGAAAGTGGATATCTTAAGAGTATTGGTAAAATTAATGAAGCAGCTGCTTTAATGGCAAGTGTAAGTGCTGCTTTAGTTGCAGCTAAAGTTACTGGTCAATCTAAAAGTCCGCAAATTATTAAAGGTTTAGCTGGAGTATCGGACTCTCCTCAGGCTCAAGCTCAAGCTCAAGCTCAAGCTCAAGCTCAGGCTCAAGCTCAAGCTCAACCTCAGGCTCAGGTTCAAGCTCAAGCTCAGGTTCAAGCTCAACCTCAGGTTCAACCTCAGGCTCAAGCTCAGACTCAGGCTCAAGCTCAACCTCAGGTTCAAGCTCAAGCTCAGGCTCAGGCTTCTGAAACTCAGGTTCAAACTCAACCTCAGATTCAACCTCAGGTTCAGGTTCAACCTCAGATTCAAACTCAACCTCAGGTTCAACCTCAGGTTCAGGTTCAAGCTCAGGTTCAACCTCAAGCTCAGGTTCAACCTCAAGTTCAACCTCAGGTTCAACCTCAGGTTCAACCTCAGGCTCAACCTGAAGTTCCTAAGGCTCTTGAAGTTCAGGCTCCTAAACCTCACCCCCAGCCTCAGGCTCAACCTCAAGCTACTGGAACTGGTGTCTAAACCGTTAATTATTATTTATTATAGAATGACTCCACAACTACCTTTTGTAAGTATTGTAACGCCGACATATAATCGTCGACGTTTCATTCCTGCCTTAATTAAAATGATTCAATCACAATCATATCCTAGAGACCATATGGAATGGTTAGTGTATGATGATGGTCAAGAGGAAATTAAAGATCTTCTTGATGAAGCCAGGCCAAACTTGCCAGAGCTCATCTTCATTTGGTCCGAGGATAAAATGACTCTAGGAGAAAAACGTAATCGTCTTAATGATGAAGCCACTGGAGACATTATAGTAGCCATGGATGATGATGATTTCTATTTTCCTACAAGAGTTATGGATGCAGTAATGGCTCTAATACAAAATCCACGTATTCAATTAGCTGGAGCTAGTGAAGTTTATATGTTTTTTACAGATACTAAAGAAATTTGGAAAGCTGGGCCCTATTTTGAAGGTCATGCTACTAATGGGACCATGGCTTGGACTAAAAATTATGCGACCAAGCATAGATACGATGAGACAGTGGCTTTTGCCGAAGAAAAATCTTTCCTAGACAACTATAAAAATCCTCTAGTGCAATTAAATTCTAAAACAGTCATGCTGGTTATGAGTCATTCAGATAATACTTTTGATAAGACGCAACTCAGAAATAATGAGAATAAATTGTTAGTTAAAACTTCTTTACTTATAGTGGATTTTATCAAGGACCCATGGTTGCATGAATTCTTTTATGGCTTATAGTTTTTTTCGTGTAGTTATATATTTTTTTGTTTTCTTAAACTTTTTTGTTTTCTTATATTTTCTTGTTTTCTTATATCTTCCTCCTTCATTTGGACTTTCTTTATTTGGACTTGGTTTTTTTTCAAAACGATTTATACCAACTCGATGTAATTCACTTACATAAACTGATAGAATGATTGCATTATGATCTAATAAAGGATTCATTACAAAATTATTTTCTTTTAATATTTTTAAATTAGATAATGGCACATTTGTTAAAATTCTATCACATCTACTTGGAGAACGTTTAGAATCTAAACATTCTTCTTTATCAGTTCTATCTATATCACATGTTGGTAAATATTTACATGTGCTTCCTAAATTATTAGATAATTCAATGAATGGAAATGTTTTTTCTGATAATTCTGCATCTTCTTCGAGAAATAATGATAATTGATCAATACCATCAATTACTCTAAAATTTAAGTCACCTCCAATAAATATTTTGAGATATTTTATATCCAGTGTATCTTTAATTTCTTTTAATATTATTTTTAAACAAGATACCATTGATTGCACACGATATTTATTTCCTAGTGATGCATTTTTAAAGAATGAAAATTTACCAGTATCAATTGGTAAATGCAAATTTACAAATAATATATTAATATTTGGATTACTAGTATTTTTAATAAGAACCCATGAAGCACCTTTTGTTGCATATTTTATAAGACGACCAAGTGTAGATTCAATGCCCGATGTAAAAGTTCCTGAAAATTTATTTATTTCAACATGACCTGATTTATTTTTAATAAAAGTATCACTATTTGAATATACTTTTGTAATTATATTAAAATGTTGTTTGGGACTTAATGCTTCAACACATAGATTATTATATCCATCTAATAAACGATTATCTATAAGACTTGAATCATTAATTTCTCTGTTATCTTCTTGTGTAAATTCAACATAAATATCTGGTTTAATTTTATTAAATGTATCTGTAAATATATCATTATGATTATCATTTATATCTATAGAAGCTAAATTTTGGCTTAATATAGTTATTTTCATCTAATAATTATTTATAAAAAAAGTATAGTCTAAACAAATCCTTTCTCGTTCTAAGTAGATCATTCCCATGTCAGCCCGAGATGACTCTCTAAATAGAATTTTAGAAGTTTATGAACAACCATTAATTCATGCCGTAACTGATACATCAGGCTATGCAGTCCAACCCCAGGAGATTAAAGTCCCTTTAAGGCCACATCAACTTGCCATGATACATGCAATGCGTCAAAAAGAGAATGCATGTATTGAGGGATTTCAAGTAAATAATGAAATTCACTATAGTCAGACTGCTGTCTTAGGAGACAAGGTCGGCTCAGGAAAGACCCTCACTACACTTGGTTTCATTGCCCATAAGAAACATAATCCAATTACTTCTGTATTTAACACAATTCACAATAAATCTCAGACAACTTTTTGGAGTCAGAAGCCAGTGCACAGCTTAGAATGTTCTGGTAATGTTCTTATTATAGTTCCACATACTCTCTTTCACCAATGGAAGTTTGCTATACAACAACAGACTACACTTTCTTTCTTTGAAGTAAAGACAACAAAGGCTCTAGAAAAAAACGATTTTAATGAATTAATTAAGACCCGTGATATAACACTCATGTCCAATACAATTATAAAGACTTTTATGGCTTCTCAGAATCGTCATGAAATTCAATGGTCCACTGTAATATTTGATGAGATTGATAGTGTACATTTTACTTCTACTGTCCCAATGCCACGTGCAAATTTCTATTGGCTTATTACAGCCACATGGCCAAATATTCTGTTTCAAGGATTGTATATGTATATGTCTAATACATATTTAGCTCAAAGAGCAGCGGCAGGTTTACACGCCGATCTAGTTGAACTTTTGCATCAAGACCAAGTGACTAATGGCTCTAATTTTTATTCACGTTATGATATTAAGAGTGCAAATTTTTTCTCAGAATTCTTATCTAAGCATCCATCACGTGGTCATCTAGTTTTGCGAACAAATAAAGAATTTATGGAGCAGAGTTGGAGATCACCGCCTATTTCAGAGCAACGTATTATTTGTGAAACACCTATTTCACATCGCATTGTTGCACAATATGTAAATGCGGAAATCCAGGAACTCTTGCATGCAGGCGATATTCAAACTGCTTTAGAAAAACTAGGAGTAAATAATACTAGTCAATCTTCACTAATTACGGCATTATGTGATACACGTGAAAAAGAGCTTGATAGACTTCAAAAAACACTTGTATTCAAGGAATCAATTGAGTATTCAACACCCCAAGCAAAAGAGCAGGCAATTGCTTCACTAAAAACTAAGATTTCTTCTATTAAAGAACAGATTGCATCTCTAAAACAACGTATCTTACATGTGAAAGATGAAATATGTGCAATTTGTTTTGAGGAGCCCAAGGTACCAACATTTGTTATGTGTTGCGAGCGTCTTTTTTGTGGAGCGTGTATTATCAATTGTATTCAGAGAAATCCACATTGCCCCCTTTGTAGAGCTACACTTGATTTTAAACAACTCAGACAATTAGAGGCAGATGGAGATGCAAATAATAAAACTAATTCAATTGAACTGGTAGAAAAGATGCCAAAAAAGAAAGATGTCTTATTAAAACTCATTACGGAAAATCGCTCAGGTAAATTTTTAGTTTTCAATCGATATGATAATCCATTTTTAGAGATTGAAGGGCAACTCCTAGAAAGGGGTATCAAGGTTGCAACAGTAAAAGGTAATAAAGACCATATTTCTAGCACATTAAAACAGTTTGAGAAAGGGGAGATACAGGTTCTCCTAATGAATAGTATGCAGGCAGGAGTTGGAATGGATTTGAAGTCAGCAACACATGTGGTTCTAATGCATCTTATGAAATCGGAGGAGGAAAGGCAAATTATCGGTCGTGCAATACGCCTGGGGCGAAATGAACAACTGAATTTAGTGCGTTTACTGCACGAGGGAGAAGAAAGAGAGCATACTCAATCCTTGTAAATACAAAGTTGTTTAGGAATACTAATTGACTCAATCTTCTTAGCTTGAGCTGCTGGTAGCTTAGCAGCTTTTGTTAAAATGACTTGATTTAGCTTTACCTGAATATCTTCAATTGCACAATCATGCTCATCTGAGAATTGAACCATCTGTTTCCAAGTATTGTACATAGATGATTGTCTTGTTAAAACTTGTGTAAATTGTAGCTGAGATGGTGTAACCATCTGTGTAATAGGATATTCTGATAAAAATGCATTTGTAATCTTGAGCTTTAGCTGGAAACTTGGTCTTAAGAGATTCCAATTCTGATAGAAAAACGCCCAATAATCTGCTTTGTCACTGAGGTCAAAGAGTGCCAGAAATTCCTTATAATGTTTCCATGGATTTTCTGAAGAATTGAGTCGCTTGTAAATATTTTCATGAACACATAGACCCGATAGATTTCCTAGATTATTCTCAACTTCAGGTATAATAAGTGGATCCCAGTTTTCATATAAACATGAATGACTATATTTTAAAATTTCTGTGCTAGGTTCTTCCTCGATTTCCTCTTCTATTATTTTTACAATTGTATTTTCCTTTTCCTTTTCTTTTTCTTTAAAATTAAAAATAGAATTAGAATCACAGCCTTGAAGTGATCTTAAGATTACTCGTAAGTCTGCACTAGCTAAAACTTCAGATCTTAATTTTTTGCCTAACCAGGTTTGAACTGTTTGTGCAGGAAATTCCATTTGAATATATGTGCTCAGACGAACAATATGTTGATAAACACGACCCTTAATCTCATTACAAATAAGAAGCAAAGGGTGTGTAGTATTACCTTGTTTCCATGTACGCATGTAATCTAGAAGCTCACTTAGACCACCTTTCTCACCAAGACTCAGGCCATCAATCTCATCAAGAAGAACAGCTAGCTTATGCTTATTAGTTTCAGGTGACATGGATTCTAAGACTGATTTTTGAACTAACAATGGAATAATTTGTTTCTTAAATGCCTGACCAGAGCGTGTATGACTTGCATTTAATTCAACAATTCTATAAGTTTCTTGTTTAAGAATTTCTCTAGCTAGGGTTGTTTTTCCTACACCAGGTGGTCCAACTAAAAGGAATGCCGCCGTAGTAGGAGTTTTAAGCCATCGTCTAAGTGCAATTTCTACACTTGGATGAAGACTTGTATAGTTCATCTCTTTTAAAGGATATATAACTCTTTAGGTTTATACAGAAACAAGGCATTTCTCAATTGCAGCAGCTTGGGCTTCCATCTTAGTAATACCAATACAAGTATCACCATCATATACCCCTTCCCATGTTAAACCTGCATTCTGACATGCATTGCAAATTGGTTGAAGGGCTTCAATAGTAGTAGCTGCTTTTACGTCTGCAGATGTATACTTAAATACTTTTGTTGTCATTGTTTGATTAAGTTCAGAAAGATCTGTTGTAGTTACTTTTACAAAAGAATTTGCACTGTTACTAGATGTTACACCTAACATGTCAACACAACCGGGCACTTTAGTAGTAGAGCCTGAAGCAGTTTTAATAGTGTTTGGAATAAATGTTAAATAATCCGGGCATGTATTAATTACTGGAGGCCAATTATTTAGTGTAGATTTGGATGCTCCAAACCAGCGTAGGCCAAAATATAATAAAACTAAAAATGTTCCTATTGCAAATATAATACCACGAATTTGGCCGGTAGAATATACTTCTTTTGTTCCGTAGACTAAGAAAACTACACTAGAAATTACATAAGCAAATAGATACCAATTTACTTTAGCAAGATCTACGCCTAATATAATCATACTACTATGCAAGGCTTTTTTATTGAATGCCGCATACAAATAGTTTTATTTGAACCTATATTCTGACTTATTTAGAATAAATAATATTTAAAAAATAATTATATTAAAAAACCTAGGTAAATCAAGGTTATTTTCTATATAGATTTATTAACTTTGTAATTAGACTTGTAAGTTTAAACAAAAATTTAAATCTTAATCTGTTGATTATGATTTAAATTTTTTATATTTTATTGGCTTTTTAAAAACCTAAACATAAGCCTTTTAGAATAAGCCAGGGAGGTATGCTACCTGAGTGCCAGCAGAAGACATATTCTGGCCAGTATTCAACTCAATGTAGAAAGGAAGGCCAGTGGCAGCGGCAGTTGCCGTGATGCTAGGGCCGCTAGCAATTAGTGTCTGAACCTTACGGAATGTGCGTGTGCTAGAGACAACCGTCTTTCCCATGTCCTTTAGAACAGCGCCACTTGGAATAACAGCTACGCCGCTTGGTGCAGTTGCAGCCTGAGTTGTTACCGCACCAGGCAGGTAGCTGCCACCAGCACCAGAACCAGCCGCAATGTTGTACTGAAGATTAGTGCTTAAAGAAGAGAGAACGACAAAATAGCCACGGGTTTGCTTCAAGCCTTGATCATTTGGGCCAACGGAGGACATTTGCTTATACTTCCGGTCTAGAAAAAAAGTTTTTAAAGCCCGTTTTTTTGCCGGTAGGGAAACTTGTCTCTAAACAGAATGGACCAGGATGGCTTTATTTTGCCAAATACCAATCTGCCGCCGGTGGGAGGAATGAATGGACGCGTGAATCTTGCCGCACCCCCAGGGGCCGGTGGCCATGCCGAAGTTCCTGGATTTTCCTACCGCACTCAAACTCAAGAAGTCTTTGCAAATGATGCACTTCGTGGAAACTGGGAAGTGACTACACTATCTAACGCATTTTTCAGCAAAGAAAATGCAGCCGTAATTCAAAATGGAATTCGTAAGGCCGTATATGAGAAATCTGCACCAAAGCATTATGTAATTGATAATCAATCCGTAGATGAACTTACCATTATTATGAGAACCATGTATCTTCAGTATGCCCAAAACTTGCCAAATGATATTGCCGGTCAGGTTGCAGATTTAAATGAAAAAGTATTAAATTGGTCTGTTCCCCATATTTTGAGCGCCGTAGATCATTACCAATATTATTTGAATGATATTAGCCATATGCCGGTGCCTTTGGCTAGATCCGTAAGTTTAAGTTCTGCTGGAACCAAATCATTGCCGTATAATCCTTTTATGTAATAGGGATAGGGGTTCCACCCCTATGACCCCGTCCCTACGCTCCTATGATTTCATCTCTATGCCCATATGACCCTGCACATATAACCCCTATGACTTAATCTTTACAACCCTTTTCACCTCCTTTTTTAACGGTGCATCACCCAAAGCAGCCTCGCGTGTCGCCTGTAGCGCCACCCAAGACTTCTCAAACCCATCAAGGTCCCGGAGCCACAGGTTCTCTGCACTAGTTGCCCGTAGAAGCTCTAATGCCATTCTCGCAGCCTCAACATGCTTCCTTGCCTCCTCCACTGCTGAAGCCTTTACTCTATCCATTCGCATCTTCAACAAGTAATCATATGAGTCAGCCATATCCGGCTTATCCATAGCATCCAGTGCCGGTAGCTTGTGCTCCTTCATTGCCACGACGATTTCATCGTCGGACTTACGCCTCAAGTCAATACGGTCATCGAGCAAGGCCTGCAGGAAACGTGCTTTTGCATCAAACTCCACCAGCTCCCTATCAAGCCTTGCAAGCTCCTGGGTCTTCCTGGTCTCATAGCCGGTAAGGCGAACCTGGTAGTAATCCTCCATCATATCACCCACCGTGCCATATCGCTTAATTTTCATTTCAGGACTGAAGCAGACCATATTTGTTGTATGCCACGTTGTATTCAGCTGCAGCATCTTCTCAGCTGCAGCCGCATCCGTGCGCATTTCAAAGTATGTATCATTGTTAAAGTAAAGCACAAACTTAACCTCGGTATCATTATACAAGTCATCAAACGACTCTAGAACTGGTTTCACATCCTTCTCCTTGTCACCTGTGCACAAGGTATCTAGATAAACCTTATAGTCCTTGGTCCACGTCCCTACAGGAAGCTCAGTCACTGTAATAGTATGCTTGACATCATCCCATGTTGCCTTACCCTTAGTGACCCAAGTATTATCGGCTGTGCGATGAATTGTGCCCGTAAATCCATACCACCATGGCTGCAAGATAAGTCCTGCAAGTGTGGGGCGACGCATGAAGAGACGGTCACGCAACAGAGACAGAACATCACTGGGATTGTGAGGTGGAATATTTGTGGAGAATCCCGTGCCAATACCCAGAGCACCATTTATTATAAGTAGAGGCACCACAGGTTGATAGAACTCTGGCTCAACAAAGCTGCCATCATCATCCAGATACTTCAAAATAGCAGAATCCTCTTTCCTGAACATTGAATCCACTACGGGCTCCAACTGAGTATGGATGTATCGAGGCTGAGCTGCATCTTGACCACCCATAAGCCTAGAGCCAAACTGACCAATAGGCACAAGCAAGTTCACATTGTTAGACCCAACAAAGTTTTGGGCCATACCCACAATAGTCGAATTTAGAGATGCCTCACCATGGTGATATGCTGCATGCTCTGAAACATAACCCGCCAGCTGGGCAACCTTGATTTCTGAGCGCAAGCCACGCTTTAGGGAAGCCCAGAGAATCTTACGCTGAGAAGGCTTGAGGCCATCCATGACATGAGGAAGAGACCGCAGATTATCAGCATTTGAGAAATGAATAAGCTCATCATGGATGAAGCGATTGTAGGGGACTTTTCCACCCTTGACAACTGCAAGAGTGCGCCGAGCATCAAAGGTTTTGAGCCACTCCTTCCTATCATCTGCACGCTTCTTTGAAAACGCAAGACAAATTGCATCATCTGAGAGGTCATCCCACTCGTATTTCATATCAAAGAGATTCTTGAACCACTCACGGGCCTCTTGTGCAGTGGATGTGCCTAGACCCTTATAATACTTCATAGTTGCACCTCTCACAGCCGCATCTCCACCGTTGGCATCACGCCAGGTATCAAACTCTCCCTGGGAATAAAAGGAGAGCACAGTGCCTCTCCTAGTAAGTTTGAGTAGAGGAGTTGCCAGACAGCAGAGAAACCCCTTTTGCAACAAAGAGGGCCAGAAAGTGTGGAAGAAATTCATCAAGAGACCCTTGATATGGGAGCCATCATGGTCCTGGTCAGTCATAATCATCACACGACCATAACGCAAGGATTTAGTATCTTGATAGACCTTGCCTTGCTCTAGACCTAGAATCTTCTTAATTGCAGTCAGCTCTTCATTCTTGTTAAACTTCTCCTGGCTAATGTCCTTCACATTTAGCATCTTACCACGCAGAGGAAATACACCCCAGCGCTCACGACCAACCACAGCGAGACCAGCAATGGCACTTGCGGCAGCTGAATCTCCCTCAGTTAGAATCAAGGTAGTCTCAGGGGACTTGGCCGTGCCGGCCCACAATGCATCCTCCAGCTTGGGGAGTCCACGGAGGGTCTTGCGTTTGGAGCCATCAGTCTTCTTAGCATCCTTAGCAGCTTTGGCATCAAGGATTGACTGGGCCTCCTCGAGTAGACCAATCTTTACTAGAAGGTCTGCCATCTTGTCAGACTTGAAGACAGAGCCAAACTTGGTTGCAGGAGTTGTCAGAGTTTCCTTGGTCTGGGAATCAAATGCGGGATTTACAATTGTTGCATTAATGAAGAAGACCACCGAATCCTTGAGCTGAGCGGGTTTGATATCAATCTTCTTCTTCTTTGCTAGGTCAGTAAAATTGCCAAGAACTGTCTTGAGCACGGACTCAACGTGCTTACCACCCTTACGTGTATTAATGCCGTTCACAAAGGAAATGTGTCGGTCATCAGGTGAATCGTCCTCAGCAAAGAGATTTCTGGCTAGAACTGCACCTACCTCCCACCGCTCACCACACCGCTCATAAGCGTGACTGGTGCCATCACGAATAAACAGATTAATGAACTTCTCAAAAGTATTTGTGGGGATCACGGTGCCATTCCACGACACCTTGACTTCCTTCCCTGCCATTGCAGCAAGCTCAATTGCTCTTGTATGAAGAACCTGCACCATGGCATCTAGGTCAAGTCCAGGGAAACGGGCCAAGTCAGGCTCATAGATAATTTTGACAAATCCCTTTGCAGCCTTGTCAGACACAATACTAGGTTTAGATGCAGTGGCCATATGGTCTTGCCAAACCTGAGTATAACGCTGTCCAGATGCAGGATAGCGAGTGCTCAAAGTAAACTTATTGCTAAAGATATTGGTGAGCTTGGCACCATAGCCATTCTTGCCACCGACAATCTTCTCCTCGGTCTTGTCATAGTTGCCACTAGTGAGAAGATGACCAAAGATAAGCTCAGGAGCATAGACCTTATGCTCCTTATGGAGCTCAATAGGAATACCGTCGCCATCATTCTCCACTGTTACTGTGATACCATTGCTTGCATCTCTTGCTACGTTAACATCAATGTGCTTAATGGGCTGCTTCTTTGCTACCTGAGAGCGAACAAGTGCATCACGCGCATTCACAATGATTTCATCGAAAATCTTATAGAATCCAGGGTTGAAAGCAACCTTACGGTGTGCCATCTTTGATGTGCTAGCATCATAAACCCAACGAACCTCCTCATGAGTCTCAGTGCTGCCGACGTAGGTATCGGGCAACTCAAGAATATGCTCACGATGGGTATGCTTCTTATACTGATCCGCCATTTGATATACCGATGCAATGGGGGACCCTTGGGTCAATTTTCAGGCCTAATTGAACTAGTTTAAATATTACATTATGATAGATGAAAACAAGAAAGAATACCATACAAAAGAGAAAGACTAGGAGAAAATATAATCTATTTAAAATACCAATTGTAGTTATATGTTGGAATGAATTAACATATATAAAAAAAATGATTGAGCAATTAAAACATTTTAATCATCCAATTATATTATTAGATAATCATAGTACATATGAACCATTATTGAAATATTATAAAGAAATTAAGAAGGACTTAGGAAACAAAATAGAAATACGAATGTTAAAAAAGAATTATGGAAATACAGTTTACTTGAAACTAAAACATACTTTACCACGCATCTATATATTAACAGATCCAGATATTGAATTAAATAAACATATGCCAGAAAATTTTGCAGAAATTTTACTGGAAGTTTCAGAAAAATATAAAATGTATAAGATTGGAGTTGCACTTGATACAACAAATAAAGAACAGTTTTTAAATTGTGGATCACCAAATTCAAGTAAAAAATTATTCAATTATCATGCACAATTTTCTAATAAAAAGATTGAAGATGACACATATGAATTATATAATGCATTTGTTGATACAACATTTTGTCTAGTTAATACAAAGTATGCAATAAAAGATTATGATATTTCTAAAGATTATATGCATTCTACAAAACCAGCTCTAAGAATTGCTGGAAATTTCACTGCCAAGCATTTACCATGGTATAAGAATTCTCTAAAAAAGATGCCAAAAAATGAATTTAATGCTTATATAAAAAATAGTAAATCATCAACTATAGTAAGAAATTGCATTATTCCTATGATGAAAAAGAAAGAAGAAGACTAAGATTTCCGGTAAATGGTAATTAATATCTTATACTATTTTTTTATAATCAAAGAGTAAGAAGGATGCGAGCATTTTACAGTGCTCTATTTACAGATAAATACAATCCCTCAGATAAAATTAGTTCATTTAAACCAATAGATGGATGGGATTATATTTTATTTACAAATTTAGATATTACATCTAATTCTTGGACAATACGCAAAATGGAAGCTCCAAATTCAGATTTTGTTATTTCTGCCAAGATGATAAAATGGTTATCTCATAAATATTTAAGTGAATATGATATTGTATTTTGGATGGATGCATATTGTATTTTTAATCCAGAAAAAGAAAGTATTCTAAATTCTACAATATTAAGATTAGAAAATGCGACAATACCATTATTTATAAAGAAACATCCATTAAGAAATTGTATATATAATGAATTAACTGCCTGTCTAGAGTTTAAAAAAATAAATTTAGAAATGTATGAAAAAGTGAAAAAGTTTCTTATAGATAATGCAGTTCCTAAAGAATATGGACTATACGAAACAATGTCAATAATAAAAATACATAAAAATAAAAAAGTAATAAATATTGGTGAAGAAATAATAGAACTTATAAAAAAACTTACATATCGCGATCAACTAATTCTTACTTTTATATTGCATAAACATCATATTAAATCACTTGGTTTTTTAAATCCAGAATTATTAATTTGTAATACTAAAAATATAAATCATAATTACTTTAAAGAAGACCCTCGAAGAATTGCACTTTGTTTTTTTGGATTAACTCGTTCATTAAAATTTACGCTATCTTCAATAAAAAAGAATATCTTTGAACCATTAATTAAGAATAATATTGAATATGATATATTTTTACATACATATAAAGTAAAAAAACCATATACAAATCCTCGAGCAGGAGAAACAAAGATTCACTTGAATTCTAATGAATATAAGTTACTCAAACCAGACTACTTTTTAATTGAAGATAAAGAAGAGGTTTCAAAGGAAATACAATTAGAGAAATATAGAACACATGGAGACCCTTGGGGAAAAGAAGCAACAGCAATTCCAGGTAATTATACAACTCTTGATAATCATATTCTATATCTTTGGTCTCAGAAACAACTTACAAAAATGTGGTCAAAAGAATTAAATACACGTGGATATACCCATATTGTATTTTGTAGACCAGATGTTCAATATCTTACACCATTAGAAAAACATTGGTTTAGTTTTACAACAGATATAATTCTAATTCCCACCTTTGGCCAATGGCATGGAATAAATGATAGATTTGCAATTGGTAGGCCAGACCAAATGAAAATTTATGGAAATCGATTTAATGATTCACTAGAATATTCAAAACATCATAAATTAGCGTCTGAATTATTTTTGCGTGATACATTAAAGGAACATAAAATTAATGTGGATTATATAAATATGTTTTTTATAAGAATTAGGGCAAATATGAAAAAAGAAAGACGTGATATTTCACAAATTAAAACATTGAAACAAAGATTGAAAAAAGAAAAGAATAAAACAAGGAGGAAATATTTTAATACCTTTTAGTAGATATGTGTGATGCTTATAAAATGAAGGGTGGTGCCAAAAGCACAAAACAGAATGGTGGCGCTTATCTAGCTCCTCTATCATATTTAAATCATACTTACCGTGAGCCATCCTCTAGTGCTGGACCCCATGCCCTCTATTCTCAACCCGGTCTTGCTAGGCCTTCCATAAATGCCACTGGCGGCTCTCGCTCTAGTGCTCGCTCTAGAAAGTTAAAATGCACAAAAAAGCACAAGCACACTAGACGTTGCATGCATAGCACAAGGAGAGGTGGTTTCTTCCCTCCTGTATCTGCTCTTGGTTCATTTATGCGGAGTGGTCCTAGTTTAGCTTTCCCTGCTGCAGTATCTGGATACCATATGGTGCGTAATTACAAGGGTCCTAGTAAAACTAGAAAGAATCGTAAGTAAATGCAAATTAGATTTAATACCTTAAATCCATATTTGCGTTATTTCGCCTAAAGCCAGAAAGCGTCCGACAATAAGAAGGGATGACATCCATACAACAAAAGGCAACTCCGAATGCCAACGGAAACCTTTTTGAAGTCAAAACTGTCCAGTCCGGTGCCTTCCGCACTTTAATTGAAGCACTCAAGGAAATTTTAACTGAGGCAAATCTTGAATTTGATTCTCAGGGCATGAAGATTGTTGCAGTTGATGAGACCCATACAGTGCTTGTTTATCTCAGGCTCCATGCAGACCGTTTTGAGAACTTCTACTGTCCCGTAAAACATGTGCTTGGTGTCAACATGATATATCTCTTCAAGCTCATCAAGACCATGGGTAACAATGACAGCATGACTCTCTATTTGCCCGCCAATAATCCTAATAAGCTCGGTATTCGCATGGAGAATACCGAGAAGTCTCAGGTGACTAACTTTTTCTTGAAGCTCTTTGACACTGATGTAGAAGATATCAATATTCCCAGCTTGAATTTCACCAGCATTATTCACATGCACAGTGCGGATTTTCAGAAGATTTGTCGTGACATGAATGTGCTCGGTGAGAAGATGGAGATTACAAGCTCAGGTTCAAATTTAATTTTCAGATGTATTGGTGATTTTGCTGAGCAGGAGACAGTAATAGCAGATAATCAGGCATCCATGAAGGTTCAGACTAAGGGCACAACAAGTGAAATTGTGCAGGGTATCTTTCAGCTGAAACACTTGGTTCTTTTTACCAAGTGTACTACTTTGTGTCCAAGTATTGAGCTTTATCTAAAGAATGATTATCCTTTAATTTTGCGTTACATGGTGGCGAATCTTGGAGAGGTCAAGCTAGTTCTTGCACCAATTAAGAATAAGAAAGAATAAGGAAAAAGGATTTTTATAAAGTATGCTCATTAAAATTCAACACCTGTATAAAAATTGATATATTTGAGTCCTGGGGATTCAAGTATATCAATTATGCAGCAGCAACCTAATTTCCCACACATGTTTTGTGTCAACACACGTTTGGGAGAAAGAGATGGATACTTTCTTATGCGATGGAGTCAGGGGCATACGGAAAATGATGCCCCTGTGCATATTCTTAAAGGAACCCCACATCATGGGCGATTCTATAACATTGAAATAGTGCCAGAAGCTGAACAAAATAATACTTTACATACAATATCTACTAGAAAGGGTAGTGGAAATGTTGTAAGACCAATTCGCTGGGCTTTTACACACCAACGTCTTAGACAGGATAATGTAATAATTCCAGTTTTGAGAATTATGCCAATGGCAGCCTTGCCATCAATGAAAATTACATCATTTATTCCAATTGTAGTTAATATACCTGGAACTCTAGTGCCTCAGCCAACAGTGCCTCAGCCAACCGTTCAAGCAAAAAAATATACAATGGATTCTATTCCACAACATATTATTCGTGCACTTCTTCGTGATGCTGTAATGCAAGAAGAAGTTTGTCCAATTACAAGTGTAGAACTAGATATTGCGAATGGTGCAGTGACTTCTTGTTTTCATCTCTTTGAAAAGAATGCAATTATGAAATGGCTGTTAATGCCTGCTTCAAGAGATAAATGTCCAGTCTGTAATTCCCCATGTAACTCTTATACCTTGGACTAGTGCAATTTTATTTCAGTGAAAAAATTGAAAATGTTGTAATAATATTTTTTAGTAACCAAATCCCCAAGTGATAATTACATTCAAGAATGTCATTGCCAATGTATTTTGCTGTTAACCATGGAAATGAATTTATGCTTTTTCAGAATACACTTTACAATATGCCTAATGGGCGGCGTATAGATGTAATATGGCCTATTGAACATGTTAAAGGAAAATCTTTGACAATTAGATTATCAGATACTAATGAGAATACTTCACAAATTCGTTCATGGAATAAATCGGAAGACTATCCTTGTAGCTGGAGTTATACTGGCTCAAGTATGCATGTTATATTAAATTTATATAATCTATTAATTACAGCACCGATTGTTTTCATGGATTCTGAATATAAACAATTGCTTCCTTATAATTCATATTTATTTATACCCAGTGATATTAAGTTTATTGAAGAAGAAGAGCATCATAATTATACATTAGCAAGAGTATACTATACTGATCCAAATAGTTCAGAAAATACATTTGCTATCCCTCAATTAAGAAATAGTTCTGCACCTCGGGCTCCACCTAGGGCTCCACCTAGGGCTGCTACACCTCGGGCTGCACCTCGGGCTGCTACACCTCGGGCTGCTACACCTCAGGCTGCACCTCAGGCTGCTACACCTCAGGCTACACCTCGGGCTGCTACACCTCGGGCTGCACCATTTAGAGTTACTGCTTTACGTGAAGCAACTGCTCCACTCCAAACAATTACATCAGTAGCTGCAAATTCTCTACCAACTCATATTATAAAAATCGTTCTTGCTGATGCTATCAGAAAGAATGAGGTTTGTCCAATTACAAGTGAAGATATTACTGAAACAAATGCCACTGTTACATGCTGCGGACATGTATTTACAACTACTGCAATTACACATTGGCTTTCTCTTCCTTCATCTAGGAATGAGTGTCCTGTTTGCAAGCAGAAATGCTCTTAAATTTTAAACTTATTAGTTTACATACGTTTTTGAACATGTGGAGTATACAGAACTTCTGAATCAGAACACCTATAATCCAAAAAGCATAGTCCATCAGGACTATTAAATTTTTCAGAATTTACATTCCATATTTTCATAATATTAAACGTGCCTTTCTTTGGGCTCATGCTTATTCCAATACATGCATTATCTTGTTCTTTGAAAGCTAGACCCAGCATTGCTTGTAATACCTGGGTGGTGAATACATCTTTTACATTCTCAGAGGGAACCTTTACACTATAACTACCACCACGGATATTCTGATAATTTTCCCAGAGAGGTAATGTATCTCCCTTCATAAAAAATGGTTGACCACTTTTTAAACGCATGCTACCTACTTCTTCAATTGCACTAAGAACATCTGACCATATTGAGCATACTTGAATTTTTATAAAAGTATCAAGGGTCCATTTCTCAGAATCACCCTGATGAAAATATAGAGTCCAAGGACCAGTGGGAATTGCATCAGTAAGATTTATTTTAGGAACCTCGCACATTACTAGAGTATTATGGCGTGAATTCATTAAGCCCTATAGGGGCATAGGCGAAGCCATAGCCCCCCTATGACCCCACCCTATGACCCCACCCTATGACCCCACCCTATGACGCCCCATAGAGAATATAGATGGAATTATAGGGGCTATGGATGGGGTCATAGGGGCGGAGCCCCTATAGGGTAACTCTCATACTATCACCCATTTCTGTTATGACTTCAACTTCCACTTCATTTAAACAATGAAAATATGACTTACCTTTTTCACAGCACCATAGAATAAAGATTTCCTTAATTGTCGGCTCATAGGCTCCCTGCCATTTAACTTCATTTATCCAACTTGAAAGATTAATAATTTCATTGGGTGTAAAAACTGTAAATGCAAGATATGATAAATGTTTTTCTTTTTTCTTTTGATTTTCTAATTCAATTGATTGAATTGGTTGAATAAATCTAGGAGGATTTACAGTGCATCGCCAATTTATATAATCACCAATAATACATTCAAAATTTTCAGAAGACACTGGAATTACATTATTTTTTAAAAATATCCATTCTTTTTTAATCATAACTTCATTATATATTACTCGATATATAGATTGTGTTTTAAAAAAAATATCATTAACTCTATTATATATCCAGGGTAACCATGCCCATGCAAACTCTTGGAACATCTTTATAAAAAATGTGCCGAATGTTTAGACCTTATTTTTTAAATTCCGCATTTTGTAGAAATCAAACAATTTAATTTAAAGTTTTTAAACATTTAATTCTAGCTTTAGCTTTAGCATTTTCTTTTTGAATATCATTAAAACTTTTTGGTTTTTGACAAACGTTGCATTCATCATCTTCACTACAATCATTATCTTCACTTGGTGGAGTATATACCCATTTAATAAAAATATATAAAGGAATTAATGCAAGAAATACCCAGTTTATTTTTTCATAGCCGTAGATGCACATTAAGTAAAAAAGAAAACATAATATTCCTCCAAGTATCGCATGTTCAATAATAAAATTGGATTTATGAGTATAAATATCATTTAAAATTATTAAAAGAACTAATGCTAACAATAATAAATTACTTGCACATAATGCCATTACTAATTACTAGGTAGTTTTTTTACAATATTCTTTATAGAATCATATTGACCCATTGGATCACCAATTTCTCCTGCATTATTTGCATAAACAATATTCTCAGAATCCTTGAAGAAAAGACGACCCTTATAAGTCCACTCTTCTACCTCTACTTCTTGCTCTGCTGACTCTACCTCTGGCTCTACCTCTGCCTCTGCCTCTGGCTCTGCCTCTGCCTCTGCCTCAGGCTCTATCTCTGCTTCAGCTTCTGGCTCTGCCTCTGCATCTGCCTCTGCCTCTGCCTCTGCCTCTACCTCTGCCTCTGCCTCTGCATCAGCCTCTACCTCTGCCTCTGCCTCATTAGTTACACTCATATCAGTGCCATCATTTTCTTCATCAATATCTGGCTTGACATTTACAAATACAGTTTTAAAATCAGATTCACATGATATTGGTTGAAGAATAGGAATTGTTGTATCCGTATTAATCGGCTCTTTAGTTACCATAAATTTAACAAGATTCTCCATAGTTTGCTTTATATTTCGCAACTCTTCAACAAGCAACTCAAATTGAGCATTTTGTTTTTGATGAAGAAACCCAAGGGTATTTTGTAAAGTCTGAATTTCTACTGAGTCTACTGGTGCCTTTGCTTGTGGCTGTACTTGTGGTTGTACTTGTGCCTGCATTTCAGTATATTTCTTTACTCTAATTTCAGATACATCTGTAATATCATCTACCAATTTTAAGAGTGTTGTATGAATATCATTCTGCGCATCTTTAAGAGCCTTATACATCTTACTATAACAAATATGATGTAAAATGGATTGTCAATTTTTCAAGCTTACTGCATTTCTCTAATAAATACCCAATGCCCCTTATTTAAAAATTCCGTATAATTACATTCATGTTCATCTTCTCCACATAATAATATAATTTCTTCTGGATTGTAATACTGTCTGACTAAATCATAATATGGCATGCCTCGATGATAAGATCCATAAATAATAATATTGTATCTTTTTGCTCGTATTTGTTCTTCAATTCCATCATCTAAACTTTCATTATGCAATTCTTGTTCTAATAAATTAGTATAATTATATCCTTTTCCATATAGTTTTTTAAAATCAATAGTATCTGTTTTATATATATGTTCTATCTTAGGGTAGTCGTGGCATTTAGAACCAAGGGCCATTTTAAAACCATGCAGGGTTAAACAACGTAAATAATCACCGGTTGTTTCTCCTGACAAAAAGAGACAATTATTTATATTTTTATGATTTGATTTTTCCAAGATATACTCTGCCATTTTTTTAGTAGTAAGAGTATTACGTGTATAAATTAAAAATTTATTTACTAAATTATAACATTCCTCTTTATCTTTATCTGACAGTGTTTCTATAGATTTCTCTTTTAATCTTATATAAAGAGAATTTGCCTCATATTGTAAATACTTAGGATATAAGGCCATAGTATTTCTTGGACAATCTTCAATTCCAGGAAAATAAGGAATGCATCCATTTGCAATAATCTCATAATGCCGCAAACAATCCCAGCCGGCTTTTCGAGTTGTTAAAGCAAATATAGATTTCTTATATTCATTCTTATATTCTTCTTCTGTATTATAAATATATGTCTCTTTTTTTCCAGGAATTAAATCTGAGATTAACTTTGTTTTTTCAGAAATATTTCTAACTAACTTTTCCTCGGGAATAGAAAATGTAACTGGCATTAATCTTCTTGAATAAAAATAATATATAATGTATATAATATATAGTAAAAAAATAAAAATTATTGAATAAACTAAATATCGTATATGTAGTTTATTCATACTATTAAAAGAGTAGATTTTTAAAAATCTACAATCTATCCACGGACCTTTACACTCAAATTCATCACTGCATCTAATGTGCTCTCCTTGTCTTTCAATGGTTTAGAACGCTTTAATCTTAGCCCTGGCTCTAGTGTCTTTACAACATCAATTCCTGCACCCGCAGCACTTGTATTTCTCAAGGAAGTCTCATAAAAATCAATTGGCTTAGTATCAAGAGTTGCAAGAATACTAATTACAGGTGGTAAATTGGTATCAATTCGAATTTTCTTTTTCTCAATTATTTCTCTATACTGTTCATAAGTTAAAGTTCCTCCAAAGAACTTCAGACTATCACGTGGGGGAGCAGGATGAATTGATTCAGACTGTGAATACATACGATGCAATAAAGCCTGTCTCTCCCAACGAACCTGTGGGTCAACTTGCTCATTTAACAAAAATGATAAAGCACACGATAAAGTGCAGAAATTTCCATAGACCTTATACGTTCCATACTCTTCTAATGAAGGAATTACTACAGGCCGCCCTTCAAAACATCCTGCACACCAAAAACACGCAGCTTCAACGGATTCAGGTATTGTCTGAGTTTCATTTGCAACATGGTATTCTAACATAACATCAATTGTTCTAAAAATTTTTATCTCTTCATGTGGTTCTTCTTTTTCAACAGTTGCATGTAAGGTATTTTTAGGCATATTTTCCTCTATTACATTTGTTGTAGCATTTTCTAACATCTCAGCATTACTTGTATATAAGTCATCGGCTTCATATGGCTCAGGAACTCCTGGAGGACGAGGATCATAGGTTAAGGGGCCATCTTGAAATTGGATTTCTGTGCTGCGAAAAGGAAGATGTGCTATTAAAGGACGACGAGGCTCTGGTGAAAAAGAGCCTTGAATATCTCCATTTGCAGAAACTACTGCAACAATAGGAACCTTTGCCTTTGTTTTTTTTGTAGAAACCTTTGGCATTATATACTGTATCAAATTGGCCATTTGGGTTTAGGCCTATGGGCCCATAGGCCCATGGACCCATAGGCCTATAGGCACTTAATGTTAAACAGTAATCTACACTAGATGGAATCATCCAGAGTAGAACGCTGTATAGAATCAATGATAACTACACCTTCCACATTTCAACATTGTATTTTTGTTGGTCCTCCTGGATGTGGGAAAACCACTGCTGCCTGGAATATTGTGAATCAATTCTACAAATCACCTCTTGAAAGAATTGGACGAGCACTTTTCTTGAATGCAAGTGATGAACGAAGTTTAGAAGCTATTCGTTCAAAGGTCTATCCTTTTACGGAATCAGCAGGCACTGGACTTTTTGGATTTTCAGATAAACCAAAAATTATAATTTTTGATGAAGTAGAAACTTTGACCGAGCCGGCCCAGCTGGCTCTTCGACCTCTCTTAGAAAAACCGACAAGTGAAATTCTTGTTTTTTTCTTGTGTAATTCACTTTGCAAAATTCACCCATCATTAAGGACACGTTTTTTTGTCCTAAGGTTTGATCCTATTCCTGAATCTATTTTAAAATCTAGACTTAAAACAATTGCAGCAGCCACTTTGCCCCCAGGAAGATTTGATGTACGTCTTCGGCGTAGTGATTTACGATATTTCTTATTAAATCCCCAGAGTTCACAGAAAGCAACTCAATGGTTGTGTAGCCTACTCTGTATGCATCCTTTAGAGCGAAAAGTATTTTGGAAAAAATGTTACGAAGAAATGTCTTTACAGACTTTTGGATGCCATATGCTGACACTTTCTTTAACAACAAATACTGGATTTAATTTTTGGAAAAAGTGGATTGATTTATGTGATCCAAATTTATATGCATGGTTAACAGCTGAGAGTTCGGTAGAATCAATGGAGGAAATGTGGTTGGGATTTACCCAAAGTTTCTAGGCTTTAGCCATAGCTTCTAGGCTTAAAGTTACCATAAAAAATGAATGGGTAACCTAAACCCATTTAGGTATTATGGCCACTAATATACCTCCACTTGTAGCTCCGCTTGTAGCTCCACTTGTAGCTCCGCTTATAACTTCTCCTCTGAGAATTTCAACAATGGTCACAACCTGCCATGTAGGTTGCGGCATTCGTCTCAGTCGCCTCTATGATAATTTTAAACTCTGGGCAATTCCTTTTGGCTATCCTGGTGAAGGATTTCTAAAGATGGAATTTGAGACTAAGGTCGTTGGCTCATCTACACGCGATGTTTTAACAAAGCGCAAAGTGACCGAGAAGACTTTCTTCAATCAGGCAACTCTTGTAATTCGCAAGGCATTTCCTGGCCGAGGGTGGAAGGAGGTCAATATTAAGATGTTTGCAAATGGTGGAATTCAAATGACCGGTGTTCCTACAGCCGAGTTCAGCCAGGAGGCCATTCAATTTGTTATGGATCAAATTACAGCAAAAGATCCGGATGTGTTTCACTTAGTAGGAACAAATCCTGCAGTTAGAGCTGCAGCATCTCTCACTAAATTTCGTATTCAGCTGATAAACAGTGATTATAGTATTAATAGGCAAATCTATCAAGACAAGCTGCACAAGGTGCTGAGCAATGTCTATAATTTGTTCTCATCTCATGAGAGCACTATTTATCAGGGAGTCAATACCAAATACTATTATAATAAGAAAGGAAATCCTTTGAGACCAGGAATTTGTGAGTGCAAGGCACAATGTAATGGTCAGGGTCTGGGAGATGGTGAGGGTCAGTGTAAGCGGATTACAATTAGCCCATTTAGTTCAGGGAAAATTATCATTACGGGCGCACGTGAGATGGACCAGATTAATGAGGCCTATGAATTCTTTAATGAGATTCTAGCTACGCATGATAAGGAAGTTCTATTTGTGCCAACAGCTTAAGATATTAAAACATAGACTTATAAATAATTATTCTTATTTTTAGAAGATTTTTTATTTCTTTATACTTGGATTATAGTTGAATATAAAGCACATTATATGCATTTTTCATTGTAGTAAAATCTCAATAGTTCCATCTCTCTTTTTCTAGTTTTTTTTAGATATTTTTTATATTAATTTATTATATAGAAATAATGAATATATATAATAACACAAAAGAAACAAGTCAGTCTATTTATGATTCTTATAATATGCTTATGTTTAGCGATGATACACGAGTATTTAATAAAATGACAAAAAAAATAGAAATTTATTATCAAGTAAAAGATTTGTTAGGTGATATAGTTGAATTTGGCGTATTTAAGGGTGGAGGCCTTGCTATATTTTTAAAATTAAGAAATATGTATGAGGCAAATAGTCTAACAAAAATAATAGGGTTTGATTATTTTAATACAAATTTATTACTTAATGAATTATCTGGATTAAATCATTCAATGATGACAGATGTAGTAAATCGAGTTAATAAAGATGATTTGTCACTTATATCTGTAAATAAACGGTTATCAGTATTTAACAATGATAATTACATGCTAATTCAAGGTGATGCTGTTTCTAAATCAATTGAATTTAATAATGAAAATCCAGGTGCAAGAATTAAATTACTCTATATGGATATTGACTTAGGAGAACCAACGTATAAGATATTAATAACACTTTGGAATAAGGTGGTAAAAGGTGGAATTGTTGTATTTGATGAATATGGATATCATATGTGGGATGAAAGCGATGGTGTTGATAAATTTCTTAAGACAATAGAAGGTCAATATACATTTATAAATACAGGTATATCTAGTCCATCCGCCTATATTAAAAAATTAGTAATATAAATATGCGTAAAATTAGTTTTACACATTTCCTTTTCTACGGCAGATAATGTCAGCACCTCCCACGAATACAGTTGCAGCGCAAACAGCTACTCCACAAGCAACACAAGTAGCTAGTTCTGCTGTTTCGCAAGGAGAGAAGGTTCCCTCTGTTCAGACTTTAGTCAGCGCTGCAAAGCTTGCTATCCAGAAGGATATGCCTATCCAGCTTGACTACTTTGTGGATTCTGCTGAGGGCAAGGCATTCCTTGGTGAGGATGCAACCACTGGTGAGAAGATGCTTGTAAAGAATTCTGAGGAGTATACAAGCCACATCCAGAAGATTTACAAGGCCGGTGATGATTTCATTATCATGACTGAGAATTCTATTTATTTGGCAAGCTCTAAGATTCAGAAGCGCAAGATTCAGGCATCTGTGCTTCGTGGTGATGGAGTGGATGCCTAGGAAGCTTTTTAAGCTTTTTAAGCTTTTTTTAAAAAAAGCTAGCAAAAAAATAAAAAAAAGATAACCAAAAAGCTAGCAAATAAAATTAAGAAGAATTCTCCTTAATTTTATTTTTAATTAATATTAAACTAACGCTCAGTCTCAGGATTAAAGATATATTCATTACTACCACAACTACTATCATACATTGATGTATCTTTTGTTTTTGCTGAAAATTTTGTATTACGTTCATTTAAAATAGGATCATCTCCAGAAGGGCAGGTAATACTTAATCCATTATTTGAAGCTGCACTAGCTTCTCCACTTTTAATTAATGCGCTTGAAACAATTAATGCCAAATCAGTAGCTTTCTTTTTATCTACTACTGCTTTTGCATCTGCAGCTGCTGCAGCTGCTGCTGCAGCCGGTGATAATCCAGGGCATGAGGCAGGTGTATAGAATCGATTTAAGCTATTTTTTCTCATTCTTCTTAGTTTCCTTAGTCTTCGCATTTCTCTTAGCTCGGCCTCAGTTTTTTCAACTACTTTCTTATAAATCTTTATAGAAGCAAACTTCATATTAGGAGTCTTATTTGTATCTCCAATACAATATCTTAAATCACCGCATACATCATTTGTCATAGTATTTGCACTAGATAATGTCAAAACTTTATTACCACCTAGATCTTTTGCACTATAAAGTTCTACATTATACTCTTTTGGTGTTGAAACATATAAATATAAATTATCATTTAAAAAAGTGCTATCCACATTTGTAACACCTTCAGAATAACATGCATATTTAAATGTTGCAGGTGTTGTTCCTGAAGCTAAAGTTAGAAGCTGATATACAAGTGTTTGGTTTGCCGGGCATAAATTTGTTATATCTTTTCCAGAAGGCATAGTTGTTGAAATTGTTTCAAAGCCTTCTGCATTTAAACGAAAAAGTGTTCTTACAACATATAGTAAAATAAGTATTAAGACAATTGAACCTAACACATTATGGAATGTTATTTCCATCTCTCTATAAATGATTAGCTTATAAATTTGAAATAGGCAACAAGCATACGGGCTGTATACAAATGCCAAAAGTTCTAGGAATTATTGGTTCAAGAAATGCACTGACAAAACAAATCATTCAACATGAGATTCTTAATCCTATCTTGGATGATTTGGGTGGTGAACTTATAAAGGTAATTTGTCCAGAAGAACCACTATCAAGCACTTTTATTGAGTGCTGGGCTGATAGGAAAGGTATTCCTGTAACTCTATTTAAGTCAGAATGGGTTACATATGGAAAGAAAGCGGGCGTTATGAGAGACTATCAGATTGAGAAGAATTCTAGCGCACTGCTCGTTTTTGAAGGACCAAGAAGTCGCTTTTATCTCGATATGGCTGAGAAAATCGCAAAGCGGAGACCGAGCTGTCCGGTCTATGTGGTTGCAGCAGACTCAGTGACACCAGTGCTTCTTGATGTCGAATACAGTGTAACAATGAAGGAAGAGGCCGATATTCTGACTATTCCTAAAATGTTTGCAGCTACAAAGGCAAAATGTTTAATTAATGATTAATGCCCCCCATGTTTCTTATTATCCTTAAATCCCTCCGAATGTAATGCACGATTACACATTACAAAAAAGGCCCATGCATTTATAAAACCTACCGTGACAAAAATAAATGTTAGAGAAAGTCCACCTATAGTTCTCTTACCCTTTGACATTGCATATAAACCTTCAAGAACCCCGGCTACTCCAAAGAACAAATTAATTAGAGCAAGCGCGTAAAACCATGTGCAGACACTCGAGTTAGGAATTTGTTTAGACCAGGCAGGCTCAGATGGCATTTTCTATTCTGGGGGGCTACTTTTTTCACGCACTTTAATAGAATGCCTTCCAGAAAAAATAGAATGAGCCGGAAGAATCGTGCTAGCCGTAAGAACCGTATGAATCGTAGTCGTAAAAACCGTATGAATTATACTCGTAAGAATCGTTGCTGGTCTGGAGGTATGGCGCCAATGGGAGATACAAGTATGAACATGTCAATGAAAAATTCTTTAGCACAAGGCACACAGTATCTTAATATACATAGGGGACAATATGGAGGCGCTGCTGCTTATCCTACGGCCGTGACTGATAGTGTTCTATCTGGACCTATGATTGCAGCTGCCCGCACTGGACCCCTTGATACGGCAATGGCTCAGATTCGGGGAATGCAGGATGGTGGTAGACGTAGACACAGAAAGGGTCGTATGACAAAGAAGATGCGTAAGATGATGAAGATGCGTGGTGGTGAATTATCTGGATCTGCTTTAAGTCAGGATTCCATGCTGCTACCAGCAGGTATGGACAAGCAGGCTGCTCTGAACTATGAGTGGTCTTTGGCTAAGAATCCTAATGCCTTTGCGCCTAAAGCATAAGGTTACTAAGGTCACTAACCTTCGCTAAAGCGTATACAGTAAACACTTTTTACCTTTTATAAAATGGTAAAAAGTATTTTCTATTTTAGAAGAATCTTCCTGCGTATATTTCTATATCCGGTTAAAAATATGATATTTATTTCTTCAGAATAAGTATAAGAGATGAGTATATTCGAACCAAATTATCCGAGGAATGCAAATAATACTCCAAATCCATTATCTGCTATTAATTCTAATGTCATAGAAACTCGTCGACTTGGAAATGGGCGTATGTTTCCAGAAAATCATTGGCGTGACCCATTACCAGCAGATTCTCCATTGAGATCTGCACCACTTGTTGAAGGTATGATTTATAAAAATACAGATAGTAATAAATGTATTGGAAAATTTGCTGGTGTAGATTCATTTCAAGCAGAAGGATATAATGCCCAAGAGAATTATAAATTTTATCCTTATGATTACAAGAAAAAGAGGATACTTCATGAATATGCGATTAATGCTTTTATTAAAAAGCGTGGTGGGCCATTAAAGCATGATTTAGTTGTTGTAGGACCCGGTGAATGTGGAAAAGAAAACTTACCTAGTCCTGTTAATTTTTCTCGGGGTGGTCGTAAGTCTAGGACCAGAAAGTCTAGGGCCAGGAAGACCAGAAAGGCCAAGAAGTCCAGAAAGCATGGGGGTCGCAGACATTAAATTTAGTGGTGCTTTGTGCCAAGGGCGTAAGCTGTGCTTTGTGCCAAGGGCGTAAGCTGTGCTTTGTGCCAAGGGCATAATAACCAAGGTAATAAATAAAAATGTCTTTTTACCACCTTTATAAAAATGGTAAATAGCCATCATGTAGATGTCAGAAATTACAACAAATCCTCTACAAGGCCTTGTTGCACCTAGTCCAAAAAGAAAACGAGTCCCCAGACCCAAGTGGATGTGCAAGCATCTAGGGGCAGCCTTAATAGATAGAGAAATATGTATTTATCGGTGCATTGAATGCAATCCGACAAATGGGACTATAACTGTAATTCCAAATGTTACCACAAAGGCAAAGCAATCACCAAAGGTTACAGTTTCGCCTTCCATTTCTGAAGATTCTCCTAAGGGATTTTCTTAGTATACTATGCAGTCCATTTGCCTACATTTAGTGATACCGTTGCATTGGGGTCAATACCCGTTGCCTGCACGGCCGGCATAAAAGTGCGCATCATGACTCCATTTGCCTTCAATGCCTGAAGCTCTGCATCCGTCGGGCTCACTAGCACCGTAATAATTGCATCACCAAATCTGGGTGTGCCTCTAATAGGCATACCCAGGCCTGGAAATGTTCCCGACCATAGATTTTGCACACCTACTGGTATCTCAAGAGGAAGACCATTAGGATATCCTGGGTGTCCCTTGACTACCTTAATTGTTCCTAGCAAAGCTTCACTTAGACCAACTCTAACAGTAAACTTCAACCTAGATCCCTCACGAGACCATTGAGCTGTATCTGCATCATCTTCATCAGATTCACGCAAGATTACTGTAACATCGCCGGCCTCAGTAAAGGAAGGGTGGTCCGAGCACATTCCAGGAAATACCAAAGTATTACCAGACATCATTCCTGGCTCAACCTTCACTTCCATAGTCTTCTCCTCATGTGACATTCCACGACCAGAGCATCCAGTGCATTTACCTAAGGTTTGTTGGCCTTTTCCCCCACAAGGAGGGCAGGTAGTCTGACTGACCATTTGAATTGGTCCCATCTGAACTACTTGATTTAGCTGCCCACGACCACCACAGTGGTCACATGGCTTACTAGAAGTTCCACCGGAGCCCTTGCATGTCTTGCAAAAACATTGACGACCAAGTTTAATACTGAGATTGCGTCCCTGATAAAAGTCAATTAATCTCAGAGGAATTTCTTGATTTTTACTTGGTCCCTTACCTTCTCGTTTCCTTTGCGAGCCTTGGCCCATAGGAGCACCAGGAAACATTCCACCAAACATATGAGAAAACATATCAGGCATACCAGGCATACCTGACATACCAGGCATACCAAAGCCACCTTGAAAAGGATTTTGGCCAGGGCCACCAGGTTGCTCAGAAATATTTCCTGTCATATCATATAATTGACGACGGCTATCATCAGATAAGACTTCATGGGCTTCACTCAACTCTTTAAATTTCTCAGGGTCACCACCCTTATCGGGATGGTGCTCCTTTGCAAGTTGCTTATATGCAGTGCGAATTTCTGCTGTTTCAGCATTCTTGCTAACCCCAAGAACAGAGTATAGATTTCTGCTCATCTCTTAAGAATGAGAGAGAATAGTTTAGGTATCACTATCGCTGGGCGCAATGGCCAGGTAATATGTGATGGCCATCACGCAGTGATCGCAGTGATCTGCGTAAAGCATCTAAGACTCCATCTCTAAGATAAATCAGATGTTAAGGATTAACACATCCTTAGTTGGAATGGACTCTATAGTCCAACAATTAGATAATTGTCTAGATAATCCTCCACACATATTTCTTGTCGGATTTCCTGGGACTGGTAAATCCACAATTGCCAAAGATTTCATCAAGGCATATTTTAAAAAAGCCGGCGTCTCTAAAAAGGAAGAATCTGAATATTGTGTGGAAATCTCATCACACCAAGACCGTGGAATTCATACCTTCAGACAAATCTTGAATGATCACGTTAGATGGATTGCACCTAGAAAAGGTGTCTATCGCTGGATTATTATTGATGATTGTGATACCTTGCCTGCAATCTCTCAACAGGCCCTAAGAAGACCTATGGAGACATTTAACCATATTACTCGGTTTCTCTTTATTAGCCAGAATCAAGAGTCGCTAATTACTCCTTTACAATCAAGATGCCATATAATGCTAATTGAGCCATCAACAGATGCAGATGTTTATACTGAAATTCTAAGAAGAGAAGGATTTCCTAAAGGCACATATAGTAATGATGCATATACTGAACTTATTATGTTATCTCTATGCTCTATAATGAAATTCCAGAGTCTTATAAAAATGTTATATAGTTTGAAATTAACAGAGGGCTGGGATTTTCTAACGCTAGATTATATTAAGAAATCATTTGACCCACATATTTGGGGGTCTATGCGAGAGCTTTTGAATAATTTAATGAATTCAAAATGGGAGGAGGCCCAAAAACAAATGTATAAGATTTGGGAACTTGGATATTCTTTTGAAGATATTTTATTTGAATTAGAGCATAATATAATTGCAATGAATATAATTGACCATCGAGCATGGTATAATGTGCAGCAATTTTTAATTAAGAGTTGGATTTATCACTCACAGTCAAGGTCTTCCATTTTAGATTTAATGACAGCATGCAATGAAGTGAAGCCTTGGGGCCCTAGAGCTTTGGAGCCTTGAGGCCTTGAGCCCTTGAGCCTTGAGGCCTTAAGATTCAAGTAATCCCATAGAACAGAATGAGTAAGCTCTTCCGAGAAAAGCCACATGCCGAAATTGTAACTCAGATGCTCAAAGAGCTAGGATTTTCAGGAATAAATGACACAAAACTTTTTTCGGCCAATGAACTCAAACTTGATACTGTAGATATTTGGGCGCCACTTCTTGAGCCATTCTATTTACCATGTAAGGCAAAACGATATTTTGACGCCCTGGATTCACGACGAGTTGTCACTTTACTCCGGCATGTTTTACCTTTTCACGGCTTCAAGTTACATTGCTCTGAAAGAATCCATTTAGGAAAGAAGCGCACTGTATACCAAATACATCCTGCTACCCCTCGTATACTAGCTCAAGGAGAAGAAATTTGTGTATTGTTTTTGTAAAGTCAATGCAAGAATGTTTCTATGAGAAAGAGCGTAAAAATTTCTTCAGCTAAAGTATAGAAGATGGCGAATAATGCATATAATGAAGCTTATCCTGAACCAACTGGTACACCCTTGATAAAAGGTAGAGCTTATTGGGATAAGGTAACTAGGGAATGTGTAGGTGTTTTTGTAGCAGAACGAGTTACAATACTTCCAAATGAAAATACTCAGGTAGATGTTATATTTAAAGATAAAAATTCCAGTTCTCCTGGGGAATATACTTATAAATCATATGCACAAGAAAGAGGTGCTAATAGACAAATTATACCATTTATGCACACACTTATAGAAAGGGACTGGTGCGATCCTTTTAGACCCATAGCAATGGCTGTCCCAAACCGAACACCTAGTTATAAAAATTCAGGACAAGCGAAATCAGAACTTCCTCCAAAATCAGAACTTCCTCCAAATTGGCGTAGACAATCTAATATAAATGGAAATGTTGCCTGGGGTGAAATGAGGGGTGGTCGCCGTCGTTACAAGAAGACCAGAAAGGTCAAGAAGTCCAGAAAGAATAAAGCTAAGAAGTCCCGTAGACATTAATATAGGGTATAGGGCCAAGCCCTATGATCCCATTTATTTTTTAAGCAATATATTAATTTCTTAAAAAATATTATACTAAAATAATTTAAATAACTCCAGACATCCTATATAAATCCGTGATGACCAGATCGCTATCTGCAATCTGGTCTTCAGACATTTTCAGAAACCACCCAAATGCACGCCTATCACGCAATTCAGGCCAAGGGAGAGGTACATAGACTGCCATGGCACCAATCTCAAATGGCAAGACACCTTCCTGACCAGCAGCCAGAAAGTCTTCAATCTGAATTCGGCGGCCTGCTGCACCCTTACGCCCAACTTCTGCCAGAGGACGTACTTCAATATCAGGGAAACGGTCAGATAATGCTAAATACTCCCACTTTTCAACACCACGAGCAGTATCTCCACCACCAGATGTATTCAAGCGCTTTCTGGACAAAGCTTCCCATGCGACCCAGAGGGGGTCCTCAGGTTTGGGAGACCAAGCGACTTGAAAACTAGGCACGACGGTGCCAGCAGTTCCAGAAAAAGTCTCGTCACTATCCGTTCCAAAGAATGTTGGCACTGAAGGCATAGAGCCAAAGGGACGGAGACAGATAGTTGAAGGTAGGACCCAGAGACCACCATACTTTGCTAGGACTGAAGCACGAATCCAGGCGTAGTCGCTAGGCTCCAGAGTCACAAGAGGATTCTTGAGTTTCTCAGGCAACTGGTCCCATCCACCAAGGAGTTCAGAGAGGCCAGAGAGGCCACTGATGGCTTTAACCTGGTATGAGGGATTCTGTCTAGAGATAGACTCATAACATAGATTTAAGAAGGGTAGATTAATAGCTCTAGATGACCGGGAGCCAAAGTCTGCAAAGTTGCGAGAATTCACAATAGAGGTATCAAGAAAGACCCAGATTACAGGTAATCCAGCACCTCTTTTAAAAAGGTCAGTGGCTTCAAAGGGATTATTAGTTATCATTCCTTGACTCATTGTTGCCCCTACGCCAAGTGCCACTAGAGTTACTAGGGCTACTGATGAATAAAGCATCCAGTCTTTCATTTCTAATTAATAGTATTTACTAAAATAGATGCCTTCCGAGTATGAAATACAACCACCATATCCTAAGGGGGCTATACACGTCCTGAAGGGCCACACGCAGGATGTGCTCAGCCTGTGTAATTTGGGTGATGGACGTGTGGTGAGTGGGTCGTCGGACAAAACGCTGCGGATCTGGGACTCTGCTACTGGCAAATGCCTCCAAGTTCTAGAAGGTCACACAGGACAGGTGTGGTGCGTATATCCAATGAATACCCCTGAGGGGCAGCGCATTGTGAGCGGATCTAATGATAAGACACTGCGGATCTGGGACTCTGCTACTGGCGAATGCCTAAATATCCTGAAAGGGCAAACTAATTCTGTGCTTAGCGTCTGCATCCTGGATACCCCTGAGGGGCAGCGCATTGTGAGCGTGAATGATAGAGATTTGGGGGTCTGGGATCCTGTCAGTGGCAAACTCGTCCGAATCCTAAAGGGTCACACACGTATCGTGTTCTGTGTCTGCACCTTGGATACTCCTTACGGGCAACGTATTGTAAGTGGTTCTGGTGATAATACACTGCGGATCTGGGACTCTGCTACTGGCGAATGCCTAAATATCCTGAAAGGGCAAACTAATTCTGTGCTTAGCGTCTGCATCCTGGATACCCCTGAGGGGCAGCGCATTGTAAGTGGGGGTGGTGATAATACGGTGAGGGTCTGGGACTATACCTCGGGTGCATGCCTCAAAGTTCTGAAGGGGCACCATGATGGGGTGACTGGGGTGTGTGCGCTCGGTGAGCCAGGAGCACAACGTATTGTGAGTAAGTCAATTGACACGATGATACGTATTTGGGATATTAATAAAGAAAATACAAAACTTTTAAAAATAACTGATACAGGAAATAGTTATATATCTTCTAATTTATCATCAATAGATCCTACTAGATTTATATCTTGTTATTTTAATATGATTGCTATATGGGATATTAGTAATTTAGATAATTTTCCAAAACCAAATCGTTCTGGATTTGGTCATAGAATTCAAAATAAAATTAGAAATATGTTTAGGAAACCTTCAAAAGAATCAACTGTTGCTACAGTAAATCCTGCAACTACATTAACTCTATCTCCACCTCCAGATAAGCTAGGTCGACTAGTGGTACCTCCACCTCCAAATACTCTACCTCCAAATACTCCACCTCCAAATACTCTAGGTTCAACTCTACAACCATCTTTAACTCTACGTGCACGCCCACCTCCACCACCTCCACGTGCACGCCCACCTCCACCACCTCCACGTTCTCTAGAGGGTGGCACAAGGAAACGTAGAAACTATAAAGGAAAGAAATCCATTAAATCCATTAAATCCAGGAAATCCATTAAATCCAGAAACTCCAGAAAATCCAGGAATTAATTATTTGTAATCACATATCTTTGCATTTTTGCAAAATGTTCAGATGTGCGTCTATCCTCAGCTTCAATCCTGATTGCTTGCTGGGCCTGTCTTTGAGCCATACGCCTCTCACCTTCCTGGATTTGCTCCATTTCTGCACTACTGAGGGGTGCAGGGGCCGATTTTCTCTCAGAGGCAGCTGAATCAAAGGACTTATTCTGCACCCGGACATCTGAGACTTGATGGCTGAAGGTAGATTCTTCAGTATAGGCTTTCTTCAAATCTGTATATTTCAGGCCATTCAAATTGGCCCCGGTGAAATCTTCTGGCCTCTCTCGCCCAAGCTCAATTCCTAGATTAGGAGCCATGATGAGAGCTTCTGGTTGTCTATTTGCCAGAGTGCCACCTCGCCCTTGGCCTCCATTTCCAAATCCAGAACTTCTTGATTTGATTTCTTGTTCAAAGGCTTCATTGAAGACAGAGCGATTGAACTTTCCATTGAATTTGGAATTCTGGGAATTCTGAGAATTAGAATTTGCATCTTTTAACCAATCTCCATATCCATCCCCATCTGGATCTGGAAGCCGGGTCTCTTCAAAAACTTTATTAAACAAATTCATATTTAAACTTTTTGGATTGAGTTTCACGGGCTCCGCCATTTTCCATTGCTCAGAGTTTTGCTCCCTTGCTCCAACTAAACGAGCAGGAGACTCCTCGGAAACATTCACCATTTCATTGCGACCCCCACGAACACGCCGGAGAATCTCTCCCAAATATGCATAAGCTCGAGTTACTTGGTCAAAGGCTTGCTCGGAGCCACCTTTATCAGGGTGTGCCTTGAAGGAAGCTTTCTTATAGGCTGCCTTGAGTGCATCTTCATTTAGAGCCACTTCTTCCTCTAATCCCAAAATTTGGAGACATTGAGAAAAGAAGGTAATGGCTTTTGTATGATCTCCAGGGTCTCCGGATTTATGAATTATTGAATTTGCATAATTTCCGGAATTTGTAGAATTTCCTAAATTGTTTGAATTTCCTGAATTTCTCAATTCTGGATTTCTGCCAACAATGGAATTTTGAGATTGTCCTTGTCCTCTGAAATTTGGAATTGTTGAATTGTTGAATTGTTGAATTTGTTGATTTCCTGGATTTGTCTTTTCTCCGGGAAGGAGGGCGGGCTCGCCACGACGGATTGAAGAAATATAAGAAAGTACTGGGCCATAGAGGCCAGCTTGCTTGACACTTGCCACATACTCCTGTCCTGCCAGAAGAGTTTCTAACATTTGAAGACGCGTACTGGGTGATTGGATTTGCAGGATATTTCGGTAGATTCTCACATGAGCATCAGGTATATGTGCTGCTAATGAGAGATTGTTCCCCATTCGTTCTACTTTCTACTTGCCTACATTCGTTTGTTGCGCCTCATGGCGCATCATGGTAAATCCCTATACTCATGTCTCAAGCGCCCAGGAGTAAACATTGGTATCATTGGCTCACATTCCCATCCAAAGCGCTTTGCAAATGACTCTAGAGCAAATCCTTGAGGCCAGAGTTGAGGAAGCCTTGATGGTAGGTCACGGTAAGGTGTCTTTAGCATGAGACCCCAGCTACTTAGTGGCAGCACAAGAGCCAATTGCTCCTGGGGCTTCAAGCCTTCTCTCAAGGCCCAGTCATTGGCAGGGAGTTCAAAGTGCTGCACAAGGTCTGACCAGAGTGGTGGATATCCCGCAGGATAGACCCATTCCAAGTCAACTGGAAGACCTTGATAGTAATCCAAAATCCAACACCACCCTTTCCAGAAATCGGAGACCCTGGCTTTCCTTTGCTCAAGGGAATCCTCACCAATTGCTAGTTTGCAATATTCAGATTGCCAACTTTTCTTCAAATATACTTGTTCACCCCTTAGCTCAATCATTGGTTTCTCGGCTTGCTCCCTTAATGGTAAGTTATCGGCTTCATCTTCCCCAAGACGTGCAGTCATCTTACGCTTGATAGTAGTCAGAATAAGACGCTCTTCTTGCCTAGACATCCAATAAGCAAATGCCTTGAGTCCTTGGGCATTGGGTCTCAGAATACCTGTCTCGGCCTCAGTAGTAATAGACACTAGATTTAGACCCTTAGACCAAAGGTCATTAAGGCCAGCTAGTAAGATGGAATGTCCATCATCACGAATGCGAAGTGAGAGTCCAGTGGGCAAGAAATCATTTCCACAAAATGACATTCCAAAAATATAATCATAGAATTGTTCTTTAGTCCACTGGCCTCTAGGTGCTTTCTCTTGCAGAGAATCTCTCAAAGTAGAAATCTGGAAAAAACAGAGGTCTACTTCACTTTTAGTGCCATTAGTGCTATTAGTGCCATTAATACAATCATGACGAACAAGTTTACCAAATGCCATAGCTTCACGTAATAGAAAAATAGGATACTGTTCACCTAGTTTATCTCCGGCTATAAGGCACAGCAAAATCAAATCGGCATCAAGTCCATATACTACTACAGAACCCTCTTTTAGAGTTCCTTTTTTCTTTTGGCCTAGAAGCCATTGGAGGACCTTGTGCTCTCCCTCTCCTGGTTCATTGGTGTCGCTAATAAGCCAACCGTGTTTTTTGCCAGTTTCTCTGAGCATGGAGCCCATGGTCTCCATGAATGCAGTGCCTGGAGTAATGGCATTCTTATCCCATGGGGTTAGGGTTGCACCCACGCCCCATACCCCGTCAATTGATTCAGCAGTTCCCTGTCCTGCAGTTTCCTGTCCTACAGCCCCACCCTTGAAACGTCTGAATCTCTGTTGCTTGATTTTAGCATAGGGTACCACACCATCCAGTGCCACATATGTCTGCACAGGCGCACCAGCCTCTTTCCAAATATGAGTCAAATACATACATACTTCGGTCTGCAGTTTCCGTTCCCATCCTAGCTTACCAACTTCTCCTGGGTAAGGTGTAGCTTCCATTTTTGGCTCCTTAAGAACATGATAAATCATGCAATTCATATCAACAACTAAGGTTGCAGGTGCAGCTGCACTAGAAGGCATTTTTTGTTGTATAGCATGTGGTAGACGTTGAATAAGAGTTCTATAATAAGAAGGTATTCCCATTGCTTTATAGTATTATGATAGATAGGCCTTATGCCCGATACGCGTTCAATGCTTGAAACAATTTCACAATCATATCATTCTACAGCACTTCCTATTGGTGTTGAAATTCTTCGATTACTTCCGGATAGCTTTGTCTTAGGAACTGCAATTCTTGCAGGCCTAAGTATGTCAAAATCATATAGCATTTTACTTTTAACAATGTTTGAATTAATGTTAGGCCAACGTGCATTTTCCATGATTATTTCGGGTATTGCACCAATTGGTGCTGGAGCGGAGGTATTAACAGATGCATGTAAATCTGGATTTAGTTTTTCAAATAATATGAGATTATCAATTCTTGAAACTGTTGGATTACCATCAATGTTTCCTTCACCAACAATGTTTTTCTTATCTGGTGTTATTTCTTATATAGTTTTTGCAATGCAGCAATTTGGACGTGAAATAAAGTCATTGAGCGGTGATATAGAAGTAAGAACACAAGTTGCATTTGCCCTCAGTGGATTATTTATACTTGCAACATTAATGTTCCGGTATTCCTACGGCTGTGAATCATTTGGGACACTCTTCTTTTCAATTGTGCTAGGAATTATTGCAGGTGCTGCAATTGTATATCAAAATATAGCACTATTTGGAAGAGATAGTATTAATATACTTAATATACCCATGATTCTGACTGCTTTAGAGCAAGGTAAGCCTATGTATGTTTGTGCTCCTTCTGACATTTAATAGTATAGTTAGAATAGAATGTCTCTGGTTTCAGCCACAAGACTAGTTGGTGGTTTAAGAGAATATACATATCGCGGATTTCAACAATTACCTCTTGTAATAGGTAGCACATCATTCTTATTTACAATTGCAACTGGTTCAATTGCCCATGCAAATCTAGTATTAGGAATGGGAATTGTAATACCACTTTACACAGTTTTTTTACAAAACTTTATTGGATATTCTATGAATTACATTTGGAAAGATTCATTATTTTGGAAACGAATATCCAGCGATTCATGTAGGATAATACCTGATTTTTCAAAGAGTAATAAATTGTCATATTATGTTCCAGATAAAACAAATGAATATGATGGTTCAGTTCCAAGTTATTGGTTGATGTCTATAGCATTTTTTATTGGTTATTCTATTTCAAATGCAGTAGACAGTTTACAAACTCCTGCTGAATCTGGTTCAAAAGAAATTAATCGTGAAAAACGTAATAATCATGCTATAATTGTTATTATTACTACTGTACTTTTTGCTTTCTTTTTATTATTAGGCAGATTTTTCTTTATGCCTGGTTGTGAAGGAGTAGGTTCAGGAGATAGTGAATCTAGACTATTTTTAACTTTAGTACTAGTATTTATTTTAGGAATATATATGTTAGGAGCAACAATTTTTAGTGCAGTAAATACTAATGTATCATGGACATCATGGGGTGCACCATTATTTGCATGTTTACCACTTATATTATCATATTATTTTGGTGGAGGTGGAATATTTTTAAGTTTATTAGCGGCAACGGGGGCTGGTGCAATTGGTTATGGCATGTATACACTTTCAAGAAAATGTGGAGCTAGAAATTCAGATTTATTTGGGATTTTGTCTCAGATTTTACCAATGTCGGCAACTAGGCAAAAGCCAGTTGTTTGCACAGCACAAGAAATGTAAACTAAGGAATTAATCTTATAAGAGCATCTAAATGCCTCCAGGCAACTTTCCAGGTTTCGGCCTTAAAAATTCTAGCTAAGAGGCCACGTTGATATAGGGCCTTGAGGCCCATAGCTTTTTCTTTGAGAGACACTGCAGCATACCGCTCTTTTAAAGCTTCTAGTGTTATACCTGATTCTATTTGACGAGAACGATTTACATTCTCGTGAAGTGCAAATAACCAAGAGCGCAGAGAATCCTGAAGTTCCATATATGAGCCTGCAATGAAGGAATCAGGAGAATGTGTTTGTAACCATTCTTTATAGTGATTTTGACATGTCTTGCAAGGTAAAAGTGCCCAGAGATGCCGTAATGTCAGTTTTAACTCATTGCGCTCATCATTAATCATAATACCGGTTTTTTGATTACCCACTTTCTCGGCGAGGCCATGTAATAATTCCCATGCACCAGGTCCCCATTCTTCAGGTGAAACCATAATTACTAATTTGTAATACAGTAAAAAATCTTACGAGTTTACACAGTAAAAAATGAAAATTATGGATGTAAATATATAACTACAGTTAATGGCTTATACAATTCCACGGACACTCTGGGAGAGCCTTGATGCAGTTCTATTTACTAAAGGTATGGCTCTGGCAAAGGAGATTGCCATAGAGCTTGGAGTGCCGGCGCAACCTCTTATTGCTGCATTGAATACTCAAGAGCGAGGAAAATTCACAATTTTACCGGATGATGAGTCAACAAAATATCAATGTCAAGCCTTGATTAAACATGGTGCAACTTTCATGCGTTGTAGATGCCCAAGTTTGAGACCGGCTCCTAGTTACTGTAGTTCCCATGAGCGATATAGTCCAGATATTCCAAGAGGTCTGCGGCATGTTCGTTTACTGGAAGGTGCAGATGTTCCATATGTGCTTTATGGCTCAGATGTATTTACATTGAATGGAGAGAAGTGTGGATATCTGAAAAATCAAAAAGTCACATTATTTCAGATTGAAAAATAAGGCCTAAAAATCTTAGCCTATAATTAAGTAATGGAGTTTTCTCTTGGTTTGCCAAGAGTTAGACCAATAGAAAGAGGGCCGAGAGATGCAAATGGTCGTAGAATTATTAAGCGTAGGGCAAAGAATACAAAGAATACAAAGAATGCAAAGAATGCAAAGAATACAAAGAATATTGAATATAATATAGAAAAAATACCAAATTTTTCTTTTAATAATAAATTCTGGAAATTTCCATTGGCAATGAATGTTTCAGAATCTATTGAATATAAATTTAGCACTGTTAATTATATGTTTAATTACACAAAAATTAAAAAAGAAATAAATAATAATATAAAAACTATATATTTTACATTTATAAATTTACCAGAACAATATATTCCACCACCTTTAATAAAGGCATTAATTCAATCTTACTATATGCGAGAAGAATATGAATGGAATTGTGTAAGAGGAATATATTTAAGACTTTTTAAATTAAAGAAATTTTTAATGCCCCTTATTTATAAATGGCGTATTGCAGAATGCATTAAACGTGTAAAAAATACGGAAGATCCAGTAACATTAGAAGTTCCTAAGAAACTAGTGCGCATTATTGACTTGAAAAATAAGAATTCATTTATTTATGAGGCAAATACTATACGTCGAGCTATAGAAAATAAGATTCTTTTTTCAGATTATATGTTTGCTGAGCCACAGGAGCCTGTGAATTTATTGACAAATTTGCCCTTGACATATGGACAACTTATGTCGGTCTTAATACAGTGTAAAGCTCAAGGAGAATACTCTTGGGTTCTTGATGAATTATATTTAAAAGATGGTTGTTTAGAAAAGTTTACAATATATAATAAGACGCGCATAAATATTGAGGCAATTAGAGTTTTTTTCAAGAAATCTAATAGAATTTTAAGAGAAACTGTAATTGATTTTTTCAATACAGAGGCTGATTATGCAGATTTACATTCATCTAAGATATATGCTTTTATAAAATTATATGATACAACACCATCAAATATTATGGTTAGAAAATGGATAAATCATACGCGAGAATATTATATAGCAAAGGAATTAAATAATCCCATAATTTCATCAAGAATTAATGCAGAAACAGATGTTCTTATGAATATGATTCATCGTTTATGTTAGAAAAATGCATGTCTAAAGCGTTTTTATAATAAATAATATATGGGTCTAGTAGAATCTAAATTGGATCCAACTGCTGTTAAGGCACTTGTTCGCCAGGATAGCTTGAGTAGTTTGCCGTCATTTTCCATGGATACTGCTAAATTCTCAGATGGCACGAGTGGATTTGTTATTACCACGATGGACCTTGCAAAAAATACGGAGGTTCGCACTATATCAATTAAATTTGTCTATAGTCCTTCTGAGAATTGTCTAGTATTTGTTGGCAATGATGAATCTACCTTGACATTTGTAAGAGATAGATTATCTGAAAAGGTAGTCTGCTCAATGGTATCACATAATAAAGACAATGTTGTGCGTTTTTGTGTGACTACTTATGAGCCTCTTGATGATGCAGTTGTAGATAAGATTGGGGAATTATATGTGAAGGGAAAAGTTTAAATAATCTCAAATACTTTGGTCACTGGTTTCATAGGCAGAGAGAAGACAGGCCGTGAAGAATAAAGGGCGGTCCAATCCATAGAGCAGTCTAGGCTATTAGGAAATGTAGAATTCCATAATTCAAGACTTTTTGAGTGTTGAAGAGTGTAATGAATAAATCGTGCACGGGCTTGCTCTTGGCTTTTACCTAAGCCACGGCCATGGGATTTTTCTCTATCAGCTAAAGACCATTCATCAGGTATGTCTTGAGGAAAATGGGTATCATAGAAGAGTTCCTTGTGTCGTTGGTTCTTCCATTTGCCATTTACCATATATGGCTCTATAATAACAGACCAGTATTCTGATGTAAGTAAGGCTTGAAGAAGTCTATCTTGAATCTGTGGCTCAGAGGATTCATACGGTGATTGTTTGCTACGGGCTGTTAACAAGAGTGCTTCTGGTGTTGGTTTTATGGCTCTACGTTTTCTCATAGATAGCCTTGGCATATTCCATTCCTCAATGGCTACTTGAACTTCTTTGGGCACAGTATTATCAAGAGATTGTTGGGATTGCATCCAAGTAATATGGTCAAGAGATACCAATACATATGCTGCAGCAAGAGATTCTTGATGACAATCTCTCAAGTCTTTTAGCATGGCAAGTTCATCTGCTCGCCCGAGGTCTATAGCTATGCTTTCCAGCATAGGCCATTGCTCTTCTGTAGTCAAAGCACGACCTAGAAGCCATGCTTCTTGTAGTTTTCCTCGTTTCAAACAATCTAGGACTGCTTCTTGAATTGTTTGGTATTCAGTGGTATGAGAGAATGTTGGGGCCCATGGTTTTGTTGCAGTATTTGCTATAGCACCCCGGAGTAACAAGTGGAATATCGTTGAATCACAGAGCCTCCGCCTGGCAAAGGCGCATGTTATGGCAAGCAGGTCTTCTTGGCTAATATCACCGGTTTCATATATATGCATAATAATTCTAAGAGCAAACCATGAGCCAAAACCAATATGATAAAGCCATATAGTCTCAAGGAGTTCAGTGCATTCTTGAACTAGATTTGATTCAAATAGTTCTATTGTCCAGAAGGCAGTGTTAGTAATATTATGAGTTATAATTGACCATCTGAGAGAAGATAGGACCTCATCCTTACGATAGAGATGTTTGGTGAGGCTTTGCGATGGTTCCATTTGTGGTGTCCCAGGTGGTTACGGCAAGGCCTTTCATTTTTACTTATAAACGCAATTAGTATGGCAGCAATTCCAGATGCCCATGAGATTATACCAGGTATATGGTTAGGAAATAAGAGAGCATCAGAGAATGCAAGATGGTTAAAGGAGAAAGATATTACGGTTGTTTTTAATGCGACTAAGGATATACCTTTTTCTACGACAATTAAAAAACAATATAGAATTCCCGTTGATGATAATCTACAACCAGAGGAAATTCGTAATATGACACTGTGGTCACAGGAAGCAGTATATAAGGTTATGCATGAGCATAATCAGGGGCAGAATATATTAATTCACTGTCATGCTGGAATGCAGAGATCCGCAGCTATCATGGCAATGTATTTGATTGCGACTAGAGGCTATAGTTCACAAGATGCAATTGCCTATGTCCAGAGAATTAGACCGATTGCTTTTCGCCCTCAGGCAAATTTCAGAGATTCTATAGGGGAATTTGATAAGACATATCATAGAGAGATTCTGCCAAAATTATCTGGACATTTGTTTAGATAATTTATAAACCCGGTAAATGTAGATATGGAAAATGACCAGATACTATATATAGTTTCGATTGCAATTATTGCAATTGTAATTAGTATATATTATTTTAAAAATATTCCAAATGAAATTCCAATTGTAGTAATTGCATATAATAATTATTTTTTTGTTAAGAATTTTATTTTACAAATAAAACATTTTAAGAATCCAATTATACTTTTTGATAATCATAGCAACTATCAACCTCTCTTAGATTATTATAAAGAAATCAAGGCAGAGCTTGGTCTTAAGATTGATATTCGCCTTCTAGATATAAATGAGGGTTCTAATGTTATAAGTATATATAAGAATACTTTACCTAGTGTGTATATTTTGAGTGATCCTGATTTGCAATTAAATCCTAGAATGCCAGAGAATTTTAGTGATATATTACATAAACTTTCAATTAAACATCGTGCATATAAAGTTGGCCTTGCGTTAGATATAAGTGAACCGGAAAAATTATTAGATTGTAAAAAATATCAAAATGAACAAAGTATTATAGAATGGGAAAGTCAATTCTGGAAAAAACAAATATATGATGAATATGAACTTTATGATGCAGCAACTGATACAACATTTTGTTTAGTAAATCACGCATATCCTGAAAGCAAACATATTCGAATTGCAGGAGATTTTACTGCGAAACATTTACCATGGTATAAGGGATTTTTGAAAGAGCATATTTCAAAGGACGAATTGGAGAACTGGAAAAAAGGAAATAATTCTTCAAGTATCTTACTTAAATGTATTAAGGATTAGACGTTGACAACTGGTGCCTCATCTGTATTCTTCCGTTTTATTTTATAGTATCGCTGGGGCTCCTTTATCCAAATAAAACTTATAAGAATGAAGAGTCCAATAAGAATACAAGAATGTAGATATATTTCTACTGGATTTGCAAAATGAGTTTCATAAGAATTCATACTTGGGTAAAGGTCATCCATGTATAAATTATTTTTTGGTGAAATAATCAAATTTTAATGTGTATATTTAAATTTTTGACGTGTGTGATGCTTGTGCTTGCGTGTTTTATGCATTCTATTTATATGAGCTCTATGAGCCTTATTAGCCCTATGGGTCTTATGGGCACTATGGGTCTTATGGGCACTATGGGCCCTATGGGCACTATGGGCCCTATAGCCGCGAGAACGTGCATTAGAAGCTAGTATTTCTGACACTTGTTGTTTTTCAATCCATTTATCTATGTCGGGAAGATATCCCATCTAAAAGCTTTTTAGAAAAATTAATGACCCCTTGATTTTTTTGTAGTTTTATTTTTATTATTATTCTTTCTAGATTTCCTAGAATTTCTAGATTTCCTAGAATTTCTAGATTTCCTAGATTTCTTAGATTTTTTAGATTTTCTAGATTTTCTGGAATTTTTTAAATTTCTACGTCCTCCTATTTTAAATACTGAACATTTACAAGTACATTCTCCATCTGGATTGCATTCACAATCTTCACAATCAGGTCTAAATGTGGTTGAATTTCTTACTTTAGGAGCTCCAGGAACTCGAGAAGGTCCAGCATCTCCAGCAGGCTTACCAGTTGCACGAGTTCTAGGAGGCCTAGGAGCTGCAAGAGCTCCAGGAAGTCCAGAAGGTCCAGAAGGTGCAAGAGCTCTAGCAGGCCTACGAGCTACAGGAGCTACAAGAGGTACATTAGCTACATTAGGCCTAGGAGTTCCAGGAAGTGTAGGAATATTTGTAGCTCCAGAAGCTCTAGGAGGTCCAAAAGCGCTAGCAGCTCCAGAAGCTCTAGGAGGTCCAAAAGCGCTAGCAGCTCCAGAAGGTTTAAAATTTGGAGGTTTCCCTGGGTTTCTTAAATTAATACGTCTTCTTTTTGCTGAGGTGTTTTGTTGTCCACCTGGACTTCCAACTAGTCCAGATTTATTTTTTGGTGAGTTTAAACTTAATGTGCTAGCTAGAGCGCCTGGTGATGTTCTAACTACTGCAGGTGGTTGTGGAAAAGATGGTCGTGGTGATTCCCAGGGTTTAAATTCTCGTGCATTTATCCCCCCAGAAGTCCAATTACGCATTGCAAGACCACTATTATAATTAGGAAGTTGTCTACTAGATGAACCAGGCAAGTTTGGTGGTGGAAAACTTGGTGTTCCAGCTAGACTTTCTGGTGTTCCAGGTGGTGGTCCAGGTGGTGTTCTTGGTGCACGTATACGTAAGCTTCCTGGTCCTGCTTGCCCTTGAGTTTGTGCTAACGTAGATCTAGGTGGTAGTGAAAATTTATGATTAAGTACTGATGGTGCAAGTGGTTGACTACGTATTGGCCATGGTGGTGCAGGCTTTGCTTGCTGTGATACCACTTGCGCAGGTGCTGGCGCTGCCCCACGTGCCGCTGCCTCTCTTTCACTATTAAGTCTTTGAATCGTTTCTGGTGAAGCTGAACGGGTAAGTGATGACATTTAATCTATATTAAATTTAGAATAAATTCCACTCCGTAGAGTTCATCTCAACAAAATAATCCAGTTTTTCATTACGCCTCATTAAATAAATAAATTTATTTACAGGACGATTGTAATCCAAGATAAGCGCAGGAAGTGCAGTCATAATCTGAACTTCTGCTAAAACCTGGATAAAATTTTCAGTTGAATCTCTCGGAGGATTCTTACTCAGAGATGTAAGTTTCCAAGAAGGGTCACAGGACTTCTGAAATTCTAAAACTGAATTATATGAATCTGCCATTACATAAATATTTAATTTCTCCTTCTTTGACTTTACTTGAAATGCTTTTACTAAAGCAGCAAAACGTTTCAATAAAATTTCATCTCCACCAGTTACAATCTGGATTCCAATATCAAATATTGTCTTTATTCCAATCTTATCTAGAGCCTTAATAACAGAGCGATTCAAAGCATCATCGTAGACAATAAGACTTGCAGCAATTTTCTGGATATCCTTAAATAACAATTTGTTAGTTATACTCTTATATTCATCTACTGTGAGAGGTTCTATCTCAGGCTTTTCTTTCAGAAGCCTAACTTGAGGAGTTAGTTTTAAAGATTCTTTTATGAGCCCATTAGAATCCCAAATATTACAAGTCTCACCTAGCCTTGAACTATAGCAATAGGCACCAATATAATCTAAATACATTGAGAATACATCCCCTGATAACGAAGTATCATGATACTTGGTTATTACGGTTACCTTTTTTCTTTGTTTATTCTTAGCAATAATCCAAGATGACATCTAACCCCTTTGCCGGATTTGTCGGGATTTATTAGACGCAGTGCTTTTCAAAGCTAAACAGGCCATTCTTTTGAAATTTCATCCCAAGAAATAATTGTCTTAGATTTCTTGAGCTTCTCACGTATCTTTTCTAAGTAGGCAGATTCACGTTTCAAGGACCCATTAATAATAGAGGCAGCACGTTTATATGTGGATTCATCACTAGTTTTGCCGGTAACATGAATTCCATCTCGTTCTGAAAAAACATAGTCATTTCCTAGAACTGGAATTGCTCCACACAGCAAAGATTCACGCACACTAATACAGTCAATTTCAGTTTCAGAATTGCTAACATATAAATGAAACCCAGATTTTGCTTTTTGTCTTGCAATTTCTTCAAGATCTACACGTCCATGCTCATGAACCCCAGGTTGTTCAAAAAGTTTAATAAGTCGTTGGCCCAGTGGTGTTTTGGAAATACGATTCATTCCATAGAAAATATGGAAACTTGCATCAGGGAAGGCTCGACGAATCTTTGGCCACGTATATTTTAAAAGAGGCTCTAGCCCACGATCATAACTTGATGCATAGATAAAACGGTGAGGGTCTCTTTTTTCTTTGAGGTCAGGTATCTTTTTTAGAATATCTTCAAAGAGTCCAACTTGCACACCATTCATTACAATGCGCATCTTAGAATTTGGTAAATAAGGATATAGGGACCTGTGATACTTGGATTTTACCATAAAGTAATCAGTTTTCTCAATAAGCTCTGTAGGAGATACATAGTTCTTGGGGTCCCAGCTATCATGAAGATCAACAAGAACTTTCTTAGCTTTAATGAGTGGTAAAAGACGAATACCAAAAGAGCGCCAGAAAATTGCTACATTAAATGTGTCAGCAAGATTGAGTTCTTCCATAGGGCGATAATCAACGCCACCCTTGATACCCTCTTTTACATTACCAAATACAGTAACATGTTTGCCTTGTTGGGCCCAGCATTTTGAAAGTTGCACGACAGCTTGTTCAGAGCCACCAAGATCTTTATCGGAGGGTCCAAATTTCAGTTTATTTGCTCCACAAATATAGACAATTGAATTTGCTGGCCATATATGGCCTTTTAGGGAGGCTCTTCTCAGACGCCTAGTTTTCATTCTTAATACTAGATGATAAAATTTATATTATTTTGATGTGTATTAGGAACAATGTATGTTGTATTTAGACCAATTACATTTAGATTTGGTTGGGTAGACCTAGTAATAAAATATGATAAAAATTCGGTTGCAATAATTGTAGGTATAAGAAGTTGAGAGCCTGTCCTATATTTAATATAATTAATTGAAGCAGTATGTGATTTTATTTGTAGAAGAAGATGATTTGGATCAAATTCCATGAATGTTAATAAATCTCCTAAATCATTGGTTTGAGGAAATACACTATCTTCTAAGATGCGCTCTCGGACACCAATAATTCTGGCTGCACCAAGAGGAACATCACCTCTTCCTACAAAAAGAGCAAATACAGTATACCCTTCTATAAAAAAATCGCGCACTATTTGTGCATGTGATTCTGGAGTTGACCAACGACCAAGGGTCATTGATGATTGCCAGAGATTTGGATCTCCTACGCGTATAATAACAAGGCGGTTCATTCTCCATGGTTAATGTCTCTTAGTTTTAAACCTTCTATGTTTGCCTTTAGCTTTAACCTTCCTTGTCTTTCTTAGTTTACCTCCAGTTAGCAGTTCACCAGGTGGAATGTTTGTTAACATCTATTTGCACTTAGTAAAAAAATTGAACTGGGTGGCTTTTTAAGCACTAACTATACAATGCAACAAGATTGGGAGCCAGTTACTCTAAGGTCATCAAAGGTCACATCTACAAAAAGTCAAATGAGACCTGCTCTATCGCTAGGAGCTCAGGCGGCAAAAAAGGCAGAGGATACCATAACAAAACCCCAGACCCTAACAGGAAAGTCAAGGTCAGAGATGGCTCAAGTGCGAGTATCAAAAGGATGGACACAGAAGCAGCTTGATATGCAGGGTCAATTTCCCGCGAATTCATGCAATGCATGGGAGGCGGGGAAGCTATGTCCAACGGGTCCACAACTCCAGAAACTTCACAGGCTCCTGGGAATCAAGTTGGAAAGAGATTAATATCTATGGCGTCTAGATTTCTTGGCTTTCTTAAGTTTTTTAGTATTAGATTTTGTTTTTCTTCTACCACCTTCACCTTTGCCAGGTCGTTGACGAACACCCATCATTCTATTTAATGCTTCTTTGGTTGATTCAGTAGCACTTGTATTAGGACCCATCATTCTATTTAATTCTTCTTCTTCAGTTGATTCAGTTTCAGGAGGTCTATAAGTAGAGCCCATAATTTGTTGTAATTCCTCTTCGCTAACAACTGGTCCAAGTGGTTTCATCAATTGGTTTCCTACAGCCTTACTACCAAAACCACGATTTATGTTAGCTCCAGATGCTGTAGCTCTAGATGCAGCTCCAGATGCTGCAGCTCTAGATGCATTTACAGTTGTATTCCTAGGTGTTCTGCCGCATAATCTACCAACACAATTTCCTACAATTTTACACATACTTCCAAAGCAGGTTCGTCTAGTTTTAGACCCGGGTGCATTTGCATTAGCAGTTTTAACAGCTGTAGCAGCTTCACGATTACGTGAAGCTTTATCTATAATAGCGAGTTCTGCTCTATATTCTGCAACAGAACTCTTTCCTCTTTCAATTTGTGAATTTATATCTGCTTTTTGTTGAGCACTAATACCTGGTTGTCTGACCTGAGTTTCTAATTGTTGAATTCTTGCATTTGTTGTTCTTATTAATTGATAAAGCTCATTAATCCTTGCCATTTCCTTAATAATATTTGCTCTAGTTCTTGGCATTCTATATTATATTAATATTTTATAGTATACATCTTACTTTTAAAATTACGCAGTTAATTAAGAGTCATTATTCTGTAATCTCTGCATCTCTTCTCTTTTTCTAACAATTTCTGCTTCATTTGCAGCAATCTGTTCCTTTTGCCGCTTCTTTTCTTCCTCGACTTTCTTTGCCTTTTTTGCCGTAGCACTGAATGGATATGTTGTAGACCAATTAGAACTATATTGTGGTACAGAAAGTTTCAAACGATCATTTATTTTCTCTAGTAGCTCATTAATATAAATACGCAGAGAATCTATTTCATTTATAATTTCTCGCTTTTTAATCAAATCAGCTTCTGCCATAATTCTCCGTAAAAGGTCAGTTCCAGCTTGCACTAGAACCTCCATAGCTCGGCGCATAGCTCGCTCCTTCTCTCGACGCTTCTCTCTCTTCTGAACTTCCACCTTTAACTCATCGGCATTAACCATTCCTAACAAATATTGGATACGAACATCTTGATTGTCTAGCTCATTGAAAACATTATGAAATCTTTGTAATTCAACATGCTGCACATGTGTAACAATGCGATGGAAATTCAAGATTCCCTCTTGCTCTTTAGGTAAAAGTCCAACAAGTCTCTGGCGAACATCATGATAAGTTGGAATACCGCCGCATGGAGCATCACCAGGAACGCGTGGAGCAACACCACCATTCTGCTTACGCTGCCACTCGTAAAAGTGTGGATTATGCACTACACCCGATTCCTTCTGGCCTGTGCGCCAACTAAAAGCAGTATGGCACTCTGGGCACCACATCTGGTCACAGCCTTCAATCTTAGTAATTAACACGGCACAGCCAGGGCATGGGCGACTATCTTTGGCTAGAAGCTTTGCAGTTGCAACATTGTTTGGGTCACAAGTGTGGTCTGCATCACGATTCTCACCCTTGAGCTCATGACACTCTGGGCAGGCCCACTTGGAGCATAGTCCACATTTTAGTGCAGAGCTTAAGAAGCCACGGCACTCGGCATCAGGGCACTTACGAATAAAGGTAGATTCAGACTTGACTTTCTCACCGCGACCATCCCGAAGAAGACGAATTTGATAGTATGCATCTGCTCTTAGAGCATAGATACGATTAATTTCCTTATTTACCTCGTGTTGCTGTGCATAAAGGTCTTTGAGCTGATTATCAAATGGAGGAATTATATCTCTTTGCATTTTTTCAGCTGAACGAACTTGCTCTGCGCGATGCTGGGTTGCTGGCATGAGAGCAATCTCACGGTCAAGAAGAACATTCTCGCGATGTTTCTTATAATCGCCCATTCGGTAAGTCATCGTGAGATTATCATCAATGAATTCACGCTCCCATACACGAGAGCAATGCATGCAATGTGGGTCATTTGTGCTAGTAGTTAGGAAAATTTGAATACACCGGCGACATGCAGATTTCTCGCAGAAACAGCATTTAATTTCAATATTTGCAGCTTTATTATATGGCTCAATGCAGATTACGCATTGTGGTTTAGCTTCTGGTTTAACTTCTGGCTTATTTATAACTGGAGATGGTGTAATAATAGTATTTTCAGGAATTTTCTTAGAACGCTTCTTAGAATTATCCATTTATACTTTATCCTTTTTGGGTAAACTAATTCAAATTTTATACAATGCTAATAGTAGAATGGATAGAAGTTTAAAAGAAGTTGGTAGCCTACAGTATATTTCAACTGCACCATTTAATACATTTTTTTGGACATATACCATTGTAAGAGGTCCATCTCCCCAGTTTACTCAGACTGGTTCTTTAGTAAATGTGGCAGGAGCAAATTCTACAAATTGCCCAGCGGGGCATGTATTAAGACCAAATGGAAAAAAACTATATCCTCCTGCATATCCAGGAGGTCCTAGCCCTTATCCAAATATAAAATCTTATATGATTGGAGTATTTGATGTTAGAAATGGTCTAAGTGGATATATAAATCCAAATGATTCTGTATTTGCTCCTTTTAATACAGACCGTCCGACATATTTACCAGATTCTTTTGAGACATCTGATAATACTACATTAAACTTAGGTCCATCTGTATTTACTCTTGGCCCGGTAACTGGAAATGGTGCAGCTATACCTGCAAATCTTACTACTACAGGACAAATTCGTTCAACTACAGTTACAAATCTTGATATGACTAATACAAATATATCAATTGATGTAAGTCTAGGACAAATATTTACTCTGGGTCCATTAGCTAAAAGTCATGGTTTAACGTTAAATACAACAACTGCAGCAGGGCAAGTAGGGGCAATTATATATTTAATTATTACTAATGGTCCTAATACTACATATTCTGTAGGACCAGTTGGAGGAAATACAACTATATTATTTCAAAATAATCAAGGTCAAAGTTTTATTAATATTGGACAAAAAGTTATATTTATGTTTTTATGCGATGGAACAAAACTGTATGAAATATCTCGCAATGGCTTATAGGCTATATATTATATTATATGAAAAATATATTTAGAGAAAATAATTTTGACTCTAAATATATTTTATTAGTCTTTAGTATAATGTCCACGGTAGTAAGGCAACTTAAGGAGGTTCCTGAGAAATCCTATGTTGCTGCGGCAGCGTTTAACCTTGATGTATACACATATAGGGTTACTCAGAGTCAAACAACTTATCAGACTACCGGCACCCTGGCTGCAAATGTTACCGGTGCTACGGCACTAACCTGCCCTGCTGGCACTGTGCTACGTGAGAATGGTAAGAAGTTATACCCTGGAGCACACAATGGTGTTACTACTCTGATGGTGGGTGTTTTCTGGAATACGGCCAAGACGGATACTACTACATCTAATATGTTAAGTGGATTCATTGACCCTAATTCTCCCAAGTTCGCAGTGTTCAGTGCAGACCGTCCTAACTATATGAATGTTCTACCTGTTGACCCTACGGGCGGCTTGGCTGACCAGGGACCTCCAGTTGTAACCAATGGCATGATTTCTTCCAGAGTGGTTGCACTTGGCGTCCTTACTGCAGCAGGGACATCTACACTTGATTTAACCACTGGAAGAATCTTTACACTTACACTGCCTGCTTCTGGAACTAACACGCTAGGTGTAAGCCCATCTACACTATTACCTGGTGTAGTTGTTAATCTAGTAATTACTGGAGGCGCTGGAACTTTAACTTTAGGAGCGGTCTTCAAGAAGTCTGCAGTGTCACCTTTTACTGGTGCAGTCTTAACACTTGCAAGTGGAACTATTACAATGTCATTTGTTTCTGATGGAACTAGCTTATTTGAGGTTTCTAGAACTGCAGCACTAACCTAAACTTAATACACTGTGTTTAATAAACTTGTCAGTAAACTGGCCACAACACCTTCCCATAATAATGCCAGGCGAACCAATAGAGGTGCCTTGTGCCCATTTGAGAATTACATTCAGGACAGATTGGTATGATGTTTTCAGAACACATCATACCACCCTTTGACTCAGCCAGGATATGACCTGCACTAAACGAATCAACACTAATTAGATTTAATGAACATACGGGGCATTGGACCTTCTCTATGGGTCCATGGGTCTTACGCCAAATAGAGCTCTTGAACCATTCAGGCACTGTTTCTTTCTTGCTCTTAGAACCTGAGCTATTATCTAGGATCTTATATTTCTCAGCGACCTTATTGTTTGCTAGCCTTGCAATATCCTTTAACTCACAGAGAGAAATGGCTGGCTCAGATGCAGTAATAAGTTGCTCTTCAGTTACTTCTGCTAAGTCATCCATTGTAAATGTAACAACTGGAGTTGAACTATATGTGGGCACTGTCTTTTCAGTTAATTTAATTCCTACTATGTAACCATCTTCTCTTGGAAATTTCTTTGCAGGTAGATGTGCATAAAGTGTTTGCTCTTTAATTCCGAGGGATTCTATAATTTCAGATTCTAAAGTTCGTGCGTTTGGATCTGAGTCATCGTAGTATGCGGGAAGTTTCCATTTTTTCTGAGCAGCCATTTATATATGTATAAAAATATATAAATACCATCAATTTTTTAATTAGATTTACGAGTTTTCTTACTATGATAACGCATGCGACCCCTTTTCATCTTGCGACTTCCACCCTGTAAAGGAGGCAAATTGTTAGGCGGTAATTTTCGTATTTCATTCATTAATAACAGAGCATCTGCGGGTGTCATATCGCCAATCATTACACCTTGATTAAATAATTCTTTATTTCCATTTATTGCAGCTTGTCTAATCTTTGTTCCTGAAATAGAAGCTGGTGAGCCATTTACAGTTTCTCCTCCTTTTCTATTTTCACCAGCTTGTAAAACGACAATATTACCATTATACAATTCCTTTTTTAATTTTAATTCTTGAAGTGCTCGCTCAGCAATATCAATTTTTTCTTGTTTAGAAGAAAAAAGGGTAGTAATCAAGTTTCTAAAATCTTGTACTCTGTCAGAACCTTCTATAATTGTTATATTTTGCGGAAGATATTGTAATCTTTCAATTAATTCTACCATTACAGCATCTATATCAACCCCATACTGATGGTCTAATCCAATAACTTTTAAATTAGTAGAAGCATACATTTTCTTTAGAACATTTATTCTAACACTTATTGGCAATGGATTTTCTATACACGACCCCCCACCACAATCTATAACAAAAATAAATGCATCCGCATCATTTTCCCTCGCTAATCTAGATACTTCATTAAAAAGAACTTGATGACCTTTTGTCGGAGGTTGAAATCTACCAAATGTTATAAATACCTTTTCCTTTTGTTTAATAAGAGAATTTCCTTTTGTTTCTTTAAAGAGTTCATATCCTTCACGTATACTTTCGCAAAGAAGACATTTATATTGAGTATCTTTAAATGGTCCAAATCCACATTGACTACAGTTCCATTCCATTATAACTATTAATTATATTTAATTATTTTCCATCAAGTCGACGACTCCTTCCACTAAAAGGAATAAATCCTTGTGCTGGCAATGCAAGTGGAATTAAACTTGCTTGTGCAATTTCTTCAGGTGTTGCAATTCGTGCAATCGGTATTTCAAATTCGGATTCATCTGCAACTATAGGACTAGGAGGCCTATCAATAGCTCTTTCAATCTCTACACGAAGTTCTCCATCTGCCAAGCAAACTGAATTTGGTGTCAAGCTCTCAATAACAAACTGATGCAACTCGGGCAGAGATGGATCAACAACTGCTGAAATAACGCCCTCCTGAATAACACCCAATTGATTCAAGGCCTCAGTAAGGCCCTCTAGAAACATAGGTCCCTCAACAGTTGCACCGGTCAGTGGCTTAATTGTAATTGCTTCACCCTTTGGTAGCGGCTCCAAAATTGGCTCCATAATTACTTCCTCGCCCTCAGAAAGTGTTAGGCGCTCAAATACCCAAGAGGGAACGAAAACTACATCCTCCATAACATTGTCAGCATAAGGTCCCTCGATTGCAATGGCAAGAGTCTCACCTTGAATATTTGTAATATAGACAAAACAACGTGAAGAGTCATCAAGTTGTCTCACGGTATCTTGATAAAATTTATTAGAACAGCGAATACCCCACCAGGGCCCGGTGCCTTCAGAGCTAAAAGTGTAGGGATATACATTCGGCATTTTTTTAACTAAAAATGCTGAGTGTTAGGGGTTCAATTTTTTCACTGGTTTTTGCTGGCAGAGTTTTTTCTGAATTTTTCTTAAAACTTTTAATAGAATTTTTCTTAAAACTTTTAATAGAATTTTTGTTAAAACTTTTTCTAAAAGTTTTATTGAAGATTTACTCTTCTGGCTTCCATTGCTTCCTGCTTATCATCAATTACACACGTTGGACAACCTTCTGGTTTTCTCACATCTGAAATATTTAAAACACGGTCAACTTGGGGTAGGTGAAGACGAATATCGCGCACAATAATAAGGCCCTTTAGAAATGCAACATTATTCATAAAATGTTCTATGTGTGTTTCAATTGGAAAAAATTCATTAATAAATTCCTGAGCAGCTTTGCGTGTTATTATATAACAATGTGCGCCAATGAAATGTAAAATACGTTTAAAAGGGCTTACACCATCTTTTGTATCAACTGGTGTATGACTCCATCCTAGAATCCATACATCCCAGCTAGCAGGTAAATCTTTTGCACAGTCCTTTACCATCATTGCAAATGTGCTTGGTAACTGTGCATCATCTTCCATAATTAAGGCATATTTTGCGCCAGATTTTAAAAATTTCTGCCAGGTTTTTAAATGAGATAGAGATGCACCAAGAGCTCCTCGGCTGTGGATTTCATAATGTGAACGTCTATATTCTGTAACAACTTGAACCCGGGCATTCATTCCAATACGTTTATCTTTTTTAATATCAACTGAAAGTCCGTGAACTGCTGGGATTCGTTCAACTGGTGGCATTGCTGCAAGAGCAAGTTGGCCCTCAAACATTTTTCTGCGATCGGGCCTATTATCTAAATTTATATAATACAGCTGTGTGTCCGTGAGATCTTTCATCTCTCTATTCTAACACAGAAATAGTAGTATGTTATTTAAAAAGAAAAAAACTCCGGAAAGTTCACTTTTTGATATATTTGATACTTTGAAAATAGATAAATATAAAAAAACCGTATTACAAGAAAGATATTTAGAAGTATTATATAATTTTCATCAGAGGTCAATAACACTTGCATATATGTTTTACATAACTCGAATTATTATGACTGTTGGAAGTATTCTTGTTCCAGCATTTCTTTCCATTCAGGGTTCCACATTTCAGACAGAGATTTATTGGGCAACATGGGTGTTATCATTATCAGTTACAATTTCTAATGGATTCATGACATTATTTAAAATTGATAAGAAATACTTTTTCATAAATACTACTTTAGAACTTTTACATTCAGAGGGTTGGCAATATGTTGGTCTTAGTGGGCGTTATGCTGGAAAAGATGGGATTATACCAACACATGAAAATCAGTTTCTAGTTTTTTTTCACATGGCGGAAAAAATAAAAATGCGGCAAGTTGAAGAAGAATATTGGAAATTTACTGATACTTCAGGTGTTGGAAATGCAACAAATGCTAAAACTCCAATGATAACTCCAACGCCTATTACACAACAAGGTGTTATACGAACATTACCTGAAGAGCAGAAAGATGTAATAGAAAAGTGGGTAGGAGATATGAAAACAAATATGTTAGGATTACAGCCAAGAACACGTAATATACGTGATAAAATAGATGAGAGACAACTCTCTCCCGGTATTTTTGAATCTACCTCTAACACCCCTTTGTCAGTGCAATCCAGCATGCAACAGAATACCTCTACCAAATCAACCTTGGTGCAAATATCATCAACCACTCCAGATGAATCTGATACAGAATCAGAATCTTCAACAAAACCAGCGGTACCTGAAAACACGATCATCAAGATCGTGCATGAAGAGTCCAATGACAGGGGCAGAGCCAATACGTGATCTTGATGCATGGAATAAGAATAGTAGTTTAAAAGAGACACATAATTGTTTTACTTATTCAATGAATGTTATTGATAATAACTTGATAAAAAAATGTAAAGAAACCGTTGATTGCAATGTATCATTTCATCAACCCGGTTATGCATCAGGGTATGGACATTTTCCAGAAAAACATAAAAAAGGATGCATAGACATGGTTAGTCGTATGTGGGGAGATAATCCAGATGTAAAATCAATAAAATTTCACCAGCGCTGTCCTGAGGGGACAAGTAAGATTGCTCTCATTGTAGATCCTAAACGTGATTATCATTTCTTACGTCAGGATAAAGTTCAAAATGAAGAAGAAAATGGAACCTGGTCTCATAAACCTGGTTCAATGAATGTTACAACAAAAGATGCCTCGGGTCGGCCTATAATAAGGCCAGACCGAGCTCTTTTTATTTATAAAGATAAAAATAATACAAAAGATAATTTAGAATATACTAAATTCTGTGGATATTACTGTGTTCCTCGTGGAAAGCCCTTATATTTAATGTCGAATGCTAGAACGGAAGGTGGAGCTAAAAGCGGCGCTTCTTTTTCTCTTCGACCCAAACGCTACCAGGTGACCCGGAGGAAATTAAGGGGTGTGCACCATTCGTAAGAATATTTAATGCTTCTGCTGCATCTAAACGGTCAATTGGATTTGCACGTGTTATACCTGTTAGCACTTTCTTAATTTTAGAACTTTCTGTATTCCACTTACTTGAATTAACAAATTCAGGAATAGATAATTCTATTTCTAAGACTTGCAGAAGAACTGCACCAATAGACCAAGCATCAAATCCAGGCCAATAGACTTTCCAACAGTTTAACCAATCATGCTGTTGAAAACTCTTAGACATACGTGTCCATTTATATAAATCGCCAGACCAATCAACTGGATTTATATTACAGAGTGCAGCTAAACGTTGGACTACAGGTTTTTCTCTTTCTAGTCCATGAATTAAATCATGAAGTGGAACATTTGCATGTGTTCCTAGCATTAGAGTAACTTCAGGAGTTTCAGTATCATGATTAAATACAAATACTCTCCAGCGAGATTTAAGATCATCAATTGTCAATTTATTTGGTTGAAAAGTGAATCCAAAATCAATAAGTTTTGGTTTATTTTGTTTATCAAAGAGAAAATTCTGTCCCCAAATATCAAAATGACACAGATTATTTGTTACTAAAAATGCACCACATGCAAGAATTTCTTCACAGAATCGGAAGAAATCAAAGACATATGGATCTAGATTAAGACGACTAAGAGGATATCCTCCCCATGGCATTAAAAGTTGTATGGAATCTTGGAGTTTATTATCTTTAAGATAGTCACAATGGTCAATATCAGGGTCTTCTTGTCTAGATTTAGCACGAGGTATACAACTTTTCAATTCAGATATAATAGTATAGTTTGAAGATTCTGGTATTTTATTTAAAACTTTTGCAACTGCAAGTTCATTTTGTGCATCAATCTTTGATGTAATTTTTCCGACGAGATTGTTATTAGAATCTTTTAGAGCTTTTCCTCTTTTTTTACGACATTTCAGAATTGGTTGATAAATACAACCATAAGTTCCCTTGCCAAGAATCCGGCCACCTAACATATCTATTTCTAGTAAAGTTTTATAGTAATAGAAAATACCTTAGATTAGGAGATGTCATGGGAACTATTAATGTTTGTCATTGTACTTATACTTTTTATACTATTAGCTTTAGATATTTGGAATCCACTTGCATATTTTAAAGAGGGATTTATGACAGGTCCCGGTAGTAATCAATTCTTATTTGCATACTTTCCTCGTCGGGGAGATATTTCATTTGCTTTAGATGACTCTGCATATTACCAGGATAATCGGCATGTTATGGGATATGCAGATGTCCAGGGACTTGGTGTAAATCATGATTTCTGTAGAATGGTATTGCCAAAAAAAAGCATAAAAGATGAATCCCAAATGTTCTTTGCATGTGCACTAGCTGGAACTGAAAATATGGATTCTATAAGTTTTAGAACGGCTTCAATAAAAGATGGATTTCGAACAAGTCGTGATGACTATATGCGAGATACAGATGATGATGGTAAGTCTGATTATTGCGCTGTTATAAGAATGCAAGGTGGTGCATTTGAACCTCAGTGTTATAGAGCTCTAACTACATCATTTGATACTAAAACATACCTTGATAAAGACCCACCAAAAGATATTGCAGATGTTATATTTTTTTATGAAGGCATTATGTTCTGGTTTCGTTTTATTGATGATATGAAAGATTATGCAGAAAATCTTACTACATATATTTCAGGACAAATAGAGATTGATGAATTTGATGTAAAACTTATGCCATCTCAATTTATGAATAGTGAAAAACATGATACTACCGATTTAAAAGACCGCATTGATGTGACTGAAGGAATTAAATTTAATGGAACAAATCAATTTATTCGTTTAGGCGATTCTCCTGATATGTCCTTTGGTAGAAAAATATCTTTGCCAACAATGAAGGCAATAAGTTTCTGGGTGAAATTTGATGAATTTACAAATAACGCCCATATTATTGATTTTGGAAATGGTGCAGGAATAGATAATGTCTTTATTGGTATTGTTGGGCGAGGAGACCCATCAATGAGTGATGCTGCAACTCTAAGAAGAAACCCATGTGATACATATGATGATGTGCTTCCAAAAGGTAAATCTGGCCCACAGTCAGTTGAAGTAATGACGCCCCAGGAATTAATGTTATCTACAGCAAATATTGACAAAAATATCTATGATGCAGGTATTACATCAAAAGACTTAGATAGAATACGACCATTTAGCAATGATAATGCAGAAAAAGGAGATGCTCGTACTAAATATGCAACCTTGATTTATGAGGTATGGAATGGAAAACTTAGAATGGAACATATTAATGTCTTAAAGGCGTTCAAGTTAAAAAAATGGACTCATTGTTGTTTTACTACTGCGTCAAATGATGCTATACGACCAGCATTACAAATCTTTATTGATGGGGACTTGGTAGCTGAGAAAGCAGGAACTCATTTACCCCAAACTGCAATGACAAGTAATAACTATCTTGGAAAGAATAATTGGATGTCGGATTCTTCGCAATATGAGAATAAACCTGAGCTTTTTAAAGGAAATCTGTTTGATGTCCGTGGATATATGCAACCTATGAGTCGTAAGAAAATAGAAAAAACTATTGAATGGGGAAAGGCACGGCTTGGACTTAAAAAATAACTAGTATAAATATTATTTAAATTAAATACTTAGAAGATCAATCTCCTTAGTATCATTTATTAGAACTTTCTTTATAAATTCACTAAGATTTTCCATAACCTTTTTATTATTAGATAATTTAGCAAGTATTGATGGAAAAGTCTTAAAATAGAATCTTACAGCTTCACCCTCCATATATATTGCAACAAGTTCTTCCTTCTTAATTATAAATGTATGACTACCTTCTGAATATCTCCCAGCAATTACAATTGTATGAGAATCACCTTTCTCAGTAATTTTCAAAATCTCCTGGCTATAAAGGTCAATTTGATTTGGCATACTATTAAATTAATAAAATTAAAAAAACTTCAATTTTCATACTGCCTAAAGGAATCTTCACTTTTTATTAAAAACAGAGGTTTTCTGAAATATAATTCTCAGAAAACTGCTGGTGCAGAATTAAAAACAGAGATTTTATAATATGCATTTTAAAAGAATCTAAAAAATAAATGATTCTACAGAATAGAATGATTTATTTTTTTCTAATTAGTGCAATTTTAGTTACAATTGAAAATTTAACAAATGTAACTGAAGAAGTAAGTTGGCAAATGCTTTTTGAACTTATAAATAGTGAAGTCTAGTCTGAGTCCAAGAGCCTTCTACTGAACAATTACGTTTCCACCATTGAAATCCGGCTTCTGACATTTCAGCCCATTTAGCTTCTGTCATTCCATATGTAATCTTATCAATTGCATCAGCTTTATCATTCACACAAATTACATGAACACCATTCAACAATGGCTCTGCATAATTATTAATATCTACATCAGCTGTTACGATGGGCACAGTGCCCATAGCAAGAAGCTCAATTTCACGATTACACTTTGGTCCATAGCCACGTAGGCAGAGACCATATTTTGCATTTTGCAGTGCTTCTAAATATTCTTTAGGATTTAAATCATATTGTTCCTTTCCTTCCTTCATGGAAAATTTAGCACATGCAGATGACCACATTTCAATGGCTTGCTTGGTTCTATACTGAGCCTGAATGTCATTTTCAATACGACCAAAGAATACCATTGTATCCTTGCGATCATCATGTGATTTTCTTGGAATTAAGGCCATTTCCTCAACTAACCTAGGTTGACGTGGCCAGAAAATCCAGGGCTTTGCATTAGGCTTTTCAAGATAGGATGGATTTCCAGCAAGACAAAGCTTATATGTTTGCTCTGCAGGAGATGCTTTATCTAGCCAGGCCCAAGTTGGTCTGTCATACAATAAAATTCCACCTACTTCACCAAGCCAGCATTGAGTTACAGCAGGGTCTTCTTTTCTTACAATAAATCCTCTTTCTTCCCAAAGGTCAATGAGCTCACGGAATGAATCTCCTTTATGGCCAAAGAATCCATGCTTCATTGACCTTGGTGGTATTACCACAGTAGGTGCTGCAGCAAGAGCCTCTGTTTTAATTATACTGGGAATAATATCAATTACTTCAATAGTTACCTGAGACTCTATATCTTGCTCTAAAACCTTAGCAGCCTTAGGGGCCCATTTGTCCACCTCTTTTTCTACAATTTTCTTAAATCCTTCAACCGTTGAACGGGGATATTGCAGCAAAGTCCACTCAAGTCCTGCAGCCGCTGCTAGATGAACAAGAGAATCAGTTGGCTCTCTTTCTTCTTGGAGCTCAATGACCTTGCAGCCCACAGGCGCAAGCCATAGCCATGCCCAAGAGGG